AACAAAAGAAAAAGGGGAAACAAAAGAAAAAGGGGAAACAAAAGAAAAAGGGGAAACAAAAGAAAAAGGGGAAACAAAAGAAAAAGGGGAAACAAAAGAAAAAGGGGAAACAAAAGAAAAAGGGGAAACAAAAGAAAAAGGGGAAGTAAAATATCGTTATTGTCGCCCATTATCACAAATAACACACAAAGGGACAACACCGGTTTCACATCGTCTTCTTTCTGCCGAATATTATCATCCAATGGAACCATCTCCTATTCCAATTGTGTTGACCGATGATTATTACATGACCGGAAATACACTATTTACACCGGCATTTGTGTTTCGTTATTTAGAATATAATGTGCCTTATCGCCATTTTTATTTTGATATGGATTATAAAATTATATTTATCGATGATGACGCAAATCGAGAAGAATTAACGTCCAATCAATATGTAGAAATTACCGATAAAAATATGATTATTAGAACAGTAGAACAGTAAACAGCATAAAGAATAATATACATATATTCTACAAGTGTCTGGAATGTCGTCAGCCAAACACTTAGATGGAGCGGATGATTCGCCACCTCTACAAAATGCATGGTCTCTTTTTTATCATCTTCCTCATGATAAAAAATGGGATTTGCCCAGTTATAAAATCATCATGGATGATATTGATACAACGGAAAAACTTATTGCCATTAATGAAACAATGCCCGAAGATATTGTGAAAACATGTATGTTATTCATGATGCGAAAGAATATTCCTCCTTTATGGGAAGACCCTAAAAATAAAAATGGTGGGTGTTTTTCTTATAAAATTAGCAACAAACAAGTATATTTAGTATGGCGACATTTAGTATATATTTTGGCTGGCGAGACTCTTTTTAAAAATAATAGTGGAGAAAATATTATGGCAAATGGAATAAGTATTTCTCCCAAAAAAAACTTTTGTATCATAAAAATATGGTTTCCCGATTGTCTTCAACAAAATCCGAATGTGGTGTTTGATATTCCAAATCTTCAAAAAGAAGGTTGTTTATTTACCGCTTTTGAAACAAAATTTACGTAAAAATAAAAATATGCATATAATAAAGACACATTATCTTTATTATGTTTCAATCATCGTCGCAAGCCAGTCAGGATATATTTGTGCATACGTTTTCTCCGTTACAAACATTTGTAGAAATTGGGTCGAATCATCCGATAATAACAAACAATACCTATTCATTAGAATCGAACTATGGTTGGTCTGGAATTATGGTAGAATACGACGCTTCATTTGAACCATTGTATAAAGAATTACGGTCCCCGAAAACAACCTATTATATTGGAGACGCACAAACCGCTCCCTATCGCAACATGTTTGTTTCGAAATTCACGTCAAAAAATATAGGGTATTTACAGTTGGATTTAGATGTGAATAATCGTTCGACATTAAATACATTGGAATTATTGGATAGGACTTGTTTCGACGATTATACATTTGCTACCGTAACATTTGAACATGATATTTATACGGGAGATTATTTTGACACTCGAGCACAATCCCGTGCTATTTTTGAAAAACGTGGATATATACGGATGTATAGTGATGTATGTGTGTTTTTTGATGGAGATTGGAGACAATTTGAAGACTGGTATGTACACCCAAGTTTGGTAGATGCAGGTAAAATTGCAATCTATAAACAACCAAATAATAGTGAAATGCACCACACAGACATGTTATTTTTACTGTAATCTTTTTATAAATAAATATAAATACAAACAAACAAAACAATAAATGTCAAATATAACTGAATTGAATTTATCGGGACAAAACTTAACTGTTTTACCGGATTTATCTTTGCATACAAATTTACAAATATTACATTGTGTAAACTGTCAACTTACTTCGCTTAACAATCTTCCTCCCAATCTACAAGAATTAAATTGTTCATTTAATCAACTCACTTCTCTTAACTATCTTCCTCCCAATCTACAAATAGTAAATTGTTTTTATAATCATTTGACTTCTCTTGACAATCTTCCGCATACTTTACAAATAGTAAATTGTTCCAAAAATAAACTAACTTCTCTTGACCATCTTCCTCCCAATCTACAAATAGTAAATTGTTCCCATAATCATTTGACTTCTCTTGACCATCTTCCTCCCAATTTACAAATAGTAAATTGTTCCAAAAATAAACTAACTTCTCTTGACCATCTTCCGCCCAATCTACAAGAATTAGATTGTTTCATGAATAGACTAACATCTCTTGACCATCTTCCGCATACTTTACAAAAATTAGATTGTTCACGTAATAATTTGACATCTCTTGACAATCTTCCGCATACTTTACAAAAATTATGTTGTCAAAACAATCATCTTGATGATATTATTCCAAATGTACAAATAGTAAATTGTCAACACAATCAACTCACTTCTCTTGACCATCTTCCACCCAATTTACAAATATTATGGTGTGACCATAATCGACTGACTTCTCTTGACCATCTTCCACCCAATCTACAAGAATTGTATTGTTGCGTAAATAAACTAACATCTCTTGACAATCTTCCTCCCAATTTACAAAAATTGTATTGTGAAGAGAATAAAATTACTTCTATCGACAATCCTCCTAATTTACAAATATTACGTGTCTAAATAATCCGATTTTTATAGAATGTGTAAAAGTGTATGGGTATCAATCTAATTAAACATTGGAAAAAGAATGTTGCCATAAGTAATGAAGATGAAGTAAATCTTCGAAGAAAATTGAAAAATTTTGTTTTATATATTTTTTAACAATAATAAAACAAACAAAATGTACAGATATATAATTGGGTTATATTACGGGCGTATTACTGAATTGAATTTATCTGGACAAAACTTGACTGTTTTACCGGATTTATCTCTCTACACAAATTTACAAATATTACGTTGTTGTAATAATCAACTAACTTCTCTCGAAAATCTTCCTCCCAATTTACAAGGATTATATTGTTATGAGAATCAACTGACTTCTCTCGACAATCTTCCTCCTACTCTACAAACATTATGGTGTTCAAACAATCAACTAACTTCTATCGACAATCTTCCTCCCAACTTACAAGAATTATATTGTTGGAATAATAAAATCACTTCTCTTGACCATCTTCCTTCCACTTTACAAATAGTATGGTGTTCAGACAATCAACTAACTTCTTTGGATAATCTTCCTCCCAACTTACGAATATTTAATTGTTTTCCAAATCCAATTTACACAATATGTAATGAAACATACGGATATCCATCGATAGAAAAATTTAAAAAATACAATGAAATCAAACAATTGGAAAAAGAATGTTGCCCTTTATTGAAGTAATGAAGATGAAGTAAATCTTCGAAGAAAATTGAAAAACTTTGTTTTATATTTTTTAACAATAAATAAAACAAACAAAATGTACAGATATATAATTGGGTTATATTACGGGCGTATTACTGAATTGAATTTATCCGGACGAAACTTGACTGTTTTACCGGATTTATCTCTATACACAAATTTACAAAGATTATATTGTTATAATAATCAACTGACTTCTCTAAACAATCTTCCTCCCAATTTACAAATATTATATTGTTGGAATAATAAAATCACTTCTCTTGATAATCTTCCTCCTACTCTACAAACATTATATTGTTATAATAATCAACTGACTTCTCTAAACAATCTTCCTCCAAATCTACGAATATTACATTGTTCACGTAATAACCTCACATCTCTCAACAATCTTCCTCCAAATTTACAAGAATTATATTGTTCAGATAATCAACTAACTTCTTTGGATAATCTTCCTTCCACTTTACAAATAGTATGGTGTTCAGACAATCAACTAACTTCTTTGGATAATCTTCCTTCCAAGTTACAAATAGTATGGTGTTCAAACAATCAACTAACTTCTTTGGATAATCTTCCTTCCACTTTACAAATATTACATTGTGAAAAGAATCCAATATGTGAGAAACTGTATGTATATCCATCGATAGAAAATTTTAAAAAATACAATGAAATCAAACGAATAGAAAAAGAATGTTGTCCTTTATTGAAGTAATGAAGATGAAGTAAATCTTCGAAGAAAATTGAAAAACTTTATTTTATATTTTTTAACAAAAAATAAAACAAAGACGACAAATATGTACAGATATATAATTGGGTTATATTACGGGCGTATTACTGAATTGAATTTATCTGGACAAAACTTGACTGTTTTACCGGATTTATCTCTCTACACAAATTTACAAATATTACGTTGTTGTAATAATCAACTAACTTCTCTCGAAAATCTTCCTCCCAATTTACAAGGATTATATTGTTATGAGAATCAACTGACTTCTCTCGACAATCTTCCTCCTACTCTACAAACATTATGGTGTTCAAACAATCAACTAACTTCTATCGACAATCTTCCTCCCAACTTACAAGAATTATATTGTTGGAATAATAAAATCACTTCTCTTGACCATCTTCCTTCCACTTTACAAATAGTATGGTGTTCAGACATTGTGAAAAGAATCCAATATGTGAGAAACTGTATGTATATCAATCGATAGAAAATTTTAAAAAATACAATGAAATCAAACAATTGGAAAAAGAATGTTGCCCTTTATTGAAGTAATGAAGATGAAGTAAATCTTCGAAGAAAATTGAAAAATTTTGTTTTATATATTTTTTAACAATAAATAAAACAAACAAAATGTACAGATATATAATTGGGTTATATTATGAACGTATTACTGAATTGAATTTATCCGGACGAAACTTGACTGTTTTACCGGATTTATCTCTATACACAAATTTACAAAGATTATATTGTCATAATAATCAACTGACTTCTCTAAACAATCTTCCTCCCACTTTACAAAAATTATATTGTGGAGATAATAACCTCACATCTCTCAAAAATCTTCCTCCCAATCTACAAATATTACGTTGTAACCATAATCAACTGACTTCTCTAAACAATCTTCCTTCCACTTTACAAATATTACATTGTTCACGTAATAACCTCACATCTCTCAACAATCTTTCCCCGAATTTACAAGAATTATATTGTTCAGATAATCAACTAACTTCTTTGGATAATCTTCCTTCCACTTTACAAATATTACATTGTTCACGTAATAACCTCACATCTCTCAACAATCTTTCCCCGAATTTACAAGAATTATATTGTTCAGATAATCAACTAACTTCTTTGGATAATCTTCCTTCCACTTTACAAATAGTATGGTGTTCAGACAATCAACTAACTTCTTTGGATAATCTTCCTCCCAATTTACAAAGATTATATTGTGATAATAATCAACTAACTTCTCTTGACAACCTCCCACCCACTTTACAATACTTAGATTGTGAAAAGAATACGATTTATACAACATGTAAAGAACTATATGGATTTACACTTTCCGAAAAAACAATTGAACAATACAATGAAATCAAACGATTGGAAAAAGAATGTTGCCCTTTATTGAAGTAATGAAGATGAAGTAAATCTTAGAAGAAAATTGAAAAACTTTATTTTATATTTTTTAACAATAAATAAAACAAACAAAATGTACAGATATATAATTGGGTTATATTACGGGCGTATTACTGAATTGAATTTATCTGGACAAAACTTGACTGTTTTACCGGATTTATCTCTATACACAAATTTACAAATAGTATGGTGTTATAATAATCAACTCACATCTCTCGAAAATCTTCCTCCCACTTTACAAAAATTATATTGTGGAGATAATAACCTCACATCTCTCAAAAATCTTCCTCCCAATCTACAAATATTACAGTGTTCTAATAATCAACTCACAACTCTCGAAAATCTTCCTCCCAATTTACGAAAATTATATTGTTCAGATAATCAACTAACTTCTTTGGATAATCTTCCTTCCAAGTTACAACTGGTATGGTGTTCAAACAATCAACTAACTTCTTTGGATAATCTTCCTCCCAACTTACAAGAATTTAATTGTTTTCGAAATCCAATTTACACAATATGTAATGAAACACACGGATATCCATCGATAGAAAAAATTAAAAAATACAATGAAATCAAACGATTGGAAAAAGAATGTTGTCCTTTATTGAAGTAATGAAGATGAAGTAAAATGTGAATAAAGACAATTATTTTATAAAAGGTGTTGATGAAACATTTTCGACAAATCTTCCATTTTCCCAGTAACCTTCTTCAATTGTTTTTCCATATCCATGTTTTTCATTGTCTTTCCACTCTCCTTCATACGAACTTCCAGCAACATATCTATTTTTACTATTTTTTTATATTTTATTTTCTTTTATTTCCTTTTTTAAATCGGTCCTATTTATTTATTAAATATATATGCAATCTTGTCGGGCAGATGACCGAGTGGTTAAGGTGATTTTAGTGAATTAAATTGTTCGTAAGAACGCGTGGGTTCGAACCCCACTTTGCTTGACTTTTTTGAATGAGTGGTATAAAATTGATAGTGCTATTATTATTTTATATTGATAATGATGGAAGATTTACAATTATTTGGAATTGATTACTTTGTCGATAAATATAAATTAAGTGTATGTTACCATACATCATTGCCATTGGCTATTTTAAGTTATACGACAAAAACAAAATTAATAAATAAAACTATTTATATGAAATGTAGAGGAATGGTAATTGAAACATATTATCCATTTCGTATCGTGTCAAAAGGATTTGATACAATGGATTATAATGGTAATAACGAACAAATTGTAAGCGCCTCCATAAAAGAAGATGGCACACTTATATTTATATTTCGTTATGTAAATACATGGGTTTTATCTACATTACACAATTTTGGGGATGATGTTATATTGGATAAATCATGTACGTATAAAGAACTGTTTTATGAAAATACAACTATTCAGTTTCATGATTTTGAATTCCACGACAATGTTACATTATGTTTTGAAATGTGTTGTGCAAAAAATAGAGTTATCCGAAATTATGCCAACAATACTATATTTCTACTGGCAATATTTTATGGAAATTCATTTGAACACGAATTTGATATTTATTCTATAGATACAAAAATACATACTGTTTCCATTCCAATAAAATATAATATTCAAAATATGAGTGAAGCCCAACATATACTCGATACATTCGTATTGTCCGAACCTTTATTTGAAGGTCTGGTAATTCGTTCAACCACTGGACGACGTATTAAATTAAAAAATAAGAATTATTTGATATTACATAAACTTCGGTATCGAAATATACCTGCATGCACTCCCGAATTTATGACAGAAATTATTTTAAATAATTTGGATATACTTGCTATGCAATATCTTACATGTATATTAGATACATATACATTATCTGAAATACAAAAACGGCTTCATTATTATAAAACACTTATTTTACAAACAAAATATGCCGTATTGGCGCATATACCAGAAATTCGTGAAAAAAATAGTATTGAATTCTCTTGCTTCCTTAAAAATCTATTTTCATTGTTCTCTCCCTATTCGTCGGTCCATTCCATCCGAAAATTATATATTGAATTGTATAAATCGAATAACGGTGAGTCCGAATATGAAAATATATGGAAAAAACATGCCGGTTTTATTTTCAATAAAACGCCTGATCCATTTATCTGCAAAACAAAACAACACGAACACAAATATTGCAAATATATAACAACGCAACATAATAACAGTAATAGTATGAGTAATTGCCCTACTATTTGTGTATGTGGAAATAATATGATGCCAATGCGACTCAAATACGATTTTACTATCTATAAAACATGTCATTGTAATGTTGATTTTGGTTTATTGACATATTCAACAGGTACTTTACTAAGTATTTGCGATAAATGCTTTTGCACCCATGAAATAAATCCGCGCACGGAAACACCTTTGGGGTTTCCAGCGTCAAAAATATGTAAGAATATGCGGTTGCACGTGCATCAACTAATAAACGAAATTATTATACAACAAATAAACACTCGTCAGACATGTTATGAACAAATTGCAAGTGTATTGTGTATTCATAGTGATGTTGCTCATATTTCAATGTGTGATTATGATATGTGTAAAACACTTATACTTTATTTTCAGACCATTTTAGATGCGCATCACAAATAAAAATGGCATAAAAATAACATTTTATTATTTTGTTTGTGTCTTTGTAAAAATGATATTTTATCGACATATATGATTATTCCTTCACCCAGCCATTTCTTGAACGAATCCAACAGAATTGTATCGGATTTTTTAATTTGGGCAATGGTCATGTGTAAGTTGTGATTGTTGCCAAATATATGTTGTAATATTTCATTATTTGATGATTTCAGATGAACCGATAAATACTTTTTTTTTGTGAAAAATCCGATTTCATCCAAATGTATGTAAAATGGTCTTATTTGCATGAATTTTATTTTCATTTGTTCAAAATCTTCAAATGTACATGGATATAATATATTTATATGTGGCATCCAACATGAATATGCCTTATCGTATAATTTCCTAATTTCATTTATTTTTATTTCTTGTTCTTCAATAGTTATTGCTATTGCATTCATTTATTTATTTACTGGTTTTAATTTTATTCCATTTTTTCCAAAGCAAGGTAAGTCCTCCATGTAAAATTGATAAAGAATATCCTTGTAATACAATAAACAATAAACAATGATTATTCCCATTCGATGTTTTACATGTTCTTCTGTTTTAGCAGATAAATACCGTTATTATTTACAGGAAGTTCGACAAAAAAAACTCCAAGAAAATGGATTTGTAAAAGACGACGTAGAATATCTTACCCGTAGTAATCTTGGTAAAAAAACCGCCGAAGGTCAAGTTCTCGACCAGTTGAAACTGTTTAATCCTTGTTGCCGTAGACACTTTTTAACACAAGTCGATATTATTTAACACTTAAATAAAAAAAAAGAAAACAAAAAAAGAAAATAAACAAATCATCCATATTAATTTAGTCATAATATGGATGCGAATTCAAAAGCGCGATTGGAACAAGCCGTTTCGGAATGGTTTCGATATAAACTCGAAATTAAGGCAGTAAAAGCTGAATTAGAAAAAAAAAAGAGCGAACAAGCGATTGCCACACAAACAATTATTGATGTTGTCAATCAAAATAATATTGACGAGTTTTCAACAAGAAGTGGTGGGACCATTGCATATAAAAAACGAACAAATAAAAAACCCATTTCAAAAAAATTACTCACTACGATTCTCCCCAAATTTTTTCAAAATGACGAGATAAAAGTCGCCGATTTATTGGCATTTATCAATGAAAATCAGGAAACGGTAGTAAAAGAAACCATCGATTATAAAGAAAAAGAAAAAGAAAAATCTCTTTCTCTTCCATAATTCTCTCTCCTCATAATAAAGTATAAAATATGTATTCAAAACGACAATTACAAACAAGTATGAGTTCCACCGTGTTTTCACATAAAAACAATGAACGAACCTTTGGCTTTACCGTTCGTCCTCCCTTACTCGCCCAGCAACAGACGCGACTTGCCCAATTACAGGCGCAACAAGTGCCTCCAATTACCGACCCCGCAAAAAAACCGATGAAGTGGGGAGAACCTACGTGGTATTTTTTTCATACCATGGCGCATAAAATAAAACCGGAGTATTTTACACAAATTAAGGACGAATTTTTAAATATGTGTTTTATGATTTGCCGTAATTTACCATGTCCCACCTGTGCGCAACACGCCCAAGCGTATATACAAAATATTAATTTTAAATCCATTCAAACACCGGCGCAAATGAAGGATTTGTTTTTTGAATTTCATAATACAGTAAATAAACGTAAGAATTTTGCGGTATTTACAAAACAAGAACTGGAGACAAAATATGCAACGGCTATTACGGCAAATATTATTCAACAATTTATGGTAGCGTTTCAAGATAAAACGCGAAATCAGAGAATGATGGCAGATGATTTTCATAGAACTCGGGCGATTAAAACCGTGCGAGACTGGATTGTTAAAAATATTCAGTATTTTGATATGTAAGTCGAAGAAAATTGATTCGTAAAATACATACATGATGTATTAAACTAAACAAATCATGAATTATTATCCTCAATCCGATGACGACGTTCTTTCATACGGTGTCTCTGTATTTACCGTTACTATAATAACTATTTTCTGTATAGGAATTATTAGCACATGTATTGATATTTGTATTTCTTTACAAAATCCCATTGAAACGGCATAAGAAAAGACCCATATAAAATATTAATACCTTTTTTTAGTATATATGTCAGAAAAAACAGTAAAGGTTGTTAAGCTTACTATTTTAATGGATGCTAGTGGTAATGGGTTTTTAGCACAATTGGAACAACCTCCAGATGATATTTCGGTAAAAAAAGATACGTATCCTTTGATAAACTGTTCCGGTTGGACCGGTTCCCAAGTAATTACTGCCTTTAATCCCAGTAATAATTTGGATACATTAATTCTAAACATATTTACATGCTTGGGTTCATCTCCAACAACAACTATTTCTCCAACTATTGCAACTATTTCTCCAACAACAACTGTTTCTCCAACAACAACTATTTCTCCAACAACAACTGTTTCACCTGTTTCTCCAACAACAACTACATTAACATCACAATTACTTCAAGAATTAAAATCCAAACAACATACTATAACTGGACCTGGTAAAACTACTTCTCAAACAATACCTGCATCTCCATCAACTAAAATCAATCCAGTATCTCATCAAGAAGAAGAACAAAAAGAAAAAAAAACCCCATCATCTTTAACTACTCAATTAGAAAATTCTAACCCTTTTCAACAACTTAAGGCTGCTGCCAACAACAAACAAGATAGTAGTAGCGACGACAGTAGTAGTAATAGTTTTTCGTCGACAGGAGGCAAACGCAAACGCCCTCGAAATATAACAATAAAAAAACGTATTAACGTAACAACGGTATAGATTTTATATCCGCCTCCCGTGATGCCGTCATTGATTTCAACAATTCATCCATCGACCCAGCATCCAATTTTTTTATTTCATCCGTTCGTTGGCTCTCCAACACCTCCACTTTTACATCCGATGAAACCTTGTTTGACCTATAATCTTCCGGTGCCGTATAAATCGGAACGACATTATGGTCTGCATTTACCAAATGAAACGAATCAGATAATGTTCCCGTTCCATATGACGTATATGTTCCACCTCCTCCTCCAATATATCCAATTGGTTCGCCAGAAGACCCGTTTTTTATATCTGTCGGTAAAACTGGTGCCGATAAATTATATACGGTGTTCAAATACCGAATGATTTCTGTATCTCCGAATACGACACTAAATTTTTTACCTTCTACTAAAGATGGAACATGATGCACATTTGGAGGAAGAAGCCGTTGTTGTCCATTCTCCAATAAAATAATCAGTTGTCCTGTATCGGGACGAGTTTGACGACGGTCTAACGAAATAAAGGACATCTTATCCATCAAATTCGATTGTTTTATAAATTCAAGAATCTTTTTTGAATGAGGACAATAATTACTGTAATATAAAATATCTGCCATTATATTACAATTTTTGTAGCTTTTTAAAAGTAGCATACAACGAAGTAACAATAAAGAGTTTTTGCACTTACTTTAAAGAGTTTTTGCACTCACTTTAAAGAGTTTTTGCACACATATTATACAAGAGGCGATTCTGAAAGTAAACAATCAGATATGCCACAGAACCCATAATCAGATAATAATAGTATTCTAAACCTTTGCGTTTTGAAATACCGATATACAATCCACTAACTAACAATAATACAACCATAATAAATCCAATTAAGGATAAAAAATAAAACCATGCGCAATATTGTTTTCCTAAAGGTCCGAAAATTCCCTGTAACGGAAGAGTTGTCGTCGTCGATTCCATTTGTGTTGTTGGAACTGATTGTGTTGTTGGAACTGTTTGTTGCATATTCATGCGAGTAGTTACAAAAGCGGGAGTCATACCAGACATCTATTATTATACAAAGACTGAGATATATTACTACTTACTACTCTCTATCGTCCATGTCATCCAACTCTTCCTCCTCTAAATCATCCTCATCTTCCTCCGCAAATACAGACACAACCTTTTTCGTTGTTTTGTCTAAATACCGATACATGCGCTTAATATCTAATTTTTTGATGGTAGGGTCATCCAATAAACGTTCAATGTCCGCCAATGTATCCGTATTGTTTAAAAATGTATCTTTTGATTCTGGATAATGTAATCGTATTTCCTGAAATAAATAAAATAAATCTTTACGGTCCATGTCCAATTTATTGCATAAATTATGCACAAATACCGTATTGTTATATTCGGTCGAATACTTGGTAAGAACTTTCGTAAAACGCATAGGTCCATCTGCCCGAATTTTCGAATTGTTTGTGTATGTGTGGAACATTTTGTTACTATAAAATGTTTTTAAGAGAGAGCTCATTTCATTAAATTGCCAAATCTGATATTGAAATGTAATACGGTCAATATAATCGGAAAAACATATATTTTTCAAAATACGTAAATACAATTGTATTACCGACATGGATGTATTTGGCAAAGCGTCCACAATGTTTTCATGCCACAATAGTGCTACCGTTGTTCGTTCGGTTTCATTCATTACGAAATTGTGTTTTTCCAAAGGAGTCGGAGTTTGGATCAGTGTTTGGACAATTTTTTTCGTATCATCATTAAACGATTTCATACATATCATGTCCCATGTTGATGCAAGTTTTTCTTGTTCTTTTTCTTTGGTTTCTTGTTCTTGTTCTTTGCTCTCTTTTTCTTTCAAAAAAAGCTCGGGTTTTTTTGCATATACCTTCATGAAAAAATTTAATTTGCGGAGGTCTCCCTGAATTCCTGTTAATAACGGATGTTTTTGCGTAATAGTGGGACATATTTTCTCCAAAATTCCCGTTATTTGTTTGGGAGTTGGCGTTTTTAATTCAAATAAATGACACACTTTCATTAATTCTTTTATTTTTTTATCGGTGTAATAATTACCAATGCAAATAATCGGATTCATTGTCCTGCTCTCCAATTTCTGTTTCTTTGTTTTCTTTTGACGGATAAGTTTAATAAGTGAAGTAATACTTCCTTTGTCGCCGTTGTTCATTCCGTCGATTTCATCCATGACAATCGCCAATGGTTTTTTTTCATTTTTCATCATGTGTAATACGTTTTGATTTGATATATTGTTGTTGGTAATAGTATCAATCAACGATTTATTTCGTATATCTCCCGCATTATATAACACAATATCATAATTCAATTCTTTTAAAATAGATGTTATAAAATGCGTTTTCCCACATCCAGACGACCCGAAAATATAGATGCCTTTTTTGAATTGGGTATTTTGAATATTTGTGGAGAAGTTTCGCAGAATGTCTTTTATTTGATTTGATATTTCTGTTCTCCCCAATATATCCGTATAATCGAAAGAAGAAAAGGAAGAAAAAGAAGACATACAAATAAAACCAGTTATATTTGTATATTATTTATGTATTAAAAATTTAACGCTTACTTTGAAAATTTGGAAAAATCCGTGGTGATTGGTAGAAATAAGGAACTATTTCCTGATTGGGCTCCGTATGAATTTTCGTAGGATGCTTGTCCTTGTCCTTGTGGTTGTTGTTGTTGACTTTGTCCTTGTTGTTGTGGTTGTTGTCCTTGTCCTTGACTTTGTCCTTTTGTGAAACTTTGTTGTCCTTTTTGTCCTTGTTGTTGACTTTGTCCTTGTCCAAAAATACTTCCAATATCATTTGAAACGGTTTGAATGGCAGAGCTAACTCCAGAAACACCATTTAATAAAAGTCCTTGTGAATTGCGATTATTATTTTTTGTCGAAGCACCGATATTTTGGGAGCTATTGTTATAATCATTTGGATTTATAGATGCCGATGATGGAAATGACGAAGGCGAAGACGGGGGTAAAGAAGAAGAAGACTGAGAAGATAATGTGGACGATGGCGAAGAGGAGAGAGAAGACAAAGAGGGAGAGGGAGACGAGAGAGAAGACAAAGCGAGAGAAGACAAAGAGGGAGAAGAAGCAGACGATACATAATTATTACTAATATCGATAGTTGGCGTTGGCGCACAATTTATACAACTTGAACCATTACAATTTGGACAAGTGGCTACCGGTGGAACTATTTGTGATTTTAAAATATAATCATCCGAAATTCCGCCATGTGAGTTCATCATATTCATCATCCAAAACATCTTATAATAATCGGAAATAGGATTTTGAATAGAGGTTGTTGTTGCCGGTGTTTCTGGTGTTTGTGTAGTAGGAATTGTAGTTGTTGACGCCGAGGACGCGCCTTGGATAGATGTAGTTGTTGACGGAGGCAATCCATTGATTAAAATAGGTCCCGCAACACTAAATAAAACAGATGTGTGTAATGAATATCCGCTACTTCCCGGTTGAATATAAAATACGGCAATAAGAGTAAGACCTGAATTCGGGAGTCCTGCATATAAAACCAATTGATTATCGGAGGTTGCCGTTAAAAAAGGCGCAAATGTGGAAATAGATGTAGTGTTACTTCCAGTGTATTGGTTTGCAGTGGCGGGAGATGATGATACCGTGGATTGATTATTGTATGAAATAATCGTCAATTGTGTTCCATTGGCGGATTTCAAGAGAAGGTTTTGATGTGTTATGTCAAATTTAATCAGATGGTCTAATTGATATACAGATATGGTTGGGTCATAATACGATTCTAATACCATTTGTCCGTTATAAGGGTCGTTTACAACAATACTTGTCCCTAAATTTGTAGAGGAAGAAAAGACAGATGAAAAACTATTGATTCCATCATATAAAAAACACGTGGAGCTGGTTTGGGTAGTTGTATCCATAATATACACAAGACACCCTGTGCTGTATGTTTTTAATGGAATTACAAAAACTAAATATGTGTCGGTATATGGAGATTGTGTAACATACGACCACGGTATCATGGAAGTTGAGGATGACGGTGTCGTGGTTTGTGTAGTTGTTTGTTGAGTCGCAGAACATCGTGTATCAATTGAACCAGAAACGGTAGAACATGAACCGGGTGATACCACATAAATACCATTGATGGATACTCCTAATTCGTCTAATCCACTGAGTTTTGAGACAGTTGAGTTTCCATTTATAGGAGAATTTGCGGAATAGGTAAGTCCATTTACTTCCACTAAATTCATGGAAGTAACATCTAAAAATACATTGTCGTAAAGTTTTAGAACTGGGGTTGTTGTTGAATATGTGGGAATCGTTACAACTCCGAGCGAACTCACCGATTCTTCAAAGGCAATAAATCCCTCTTTATTTCGTGACCACCAAGAATGAATAAATACAATCACCAGTAAAAAAACCAAAATAATAAGAAAAACATGTAATGCCGAAATAACCATTATATTGCCGTTAATATATGTCTATATTATACCTTAGACCTTTTTGTATCGAATACGGATAAGATAATCCGTTACATATATACGAAATACATCAACCTCACGTAAATATGTTTCCGGTTCCATAGTTGTTTTTGGATAACCTACCCACTTTACTTCAAAAGTAAGTTTATTATGTTTATCATATGTGTGTCCGTAAATCGCCTCAACTTCATATAATGTGTCTGTTTCTGTTTCATCATCTGTATCAACTAATTCGTCATCATTATCTTCTTCGTCGGTATCTTCAATACTTTGTTCGTCAATACTTTTTTCGTCAATACTTTTTTCAATGGTTCCATCAATAAGATAGCCATTGTCATATTGACGAGGTTGACATGAACGACAATGGATATTACATCCATTTTTATTACGAATGGATTTTTTTACGGCATAATTTGAAAATTCACGTCGATTTTTCAAATTATTACATGTCATGCACAATAAATTATCTTGATAATATGTTCCGTCCATATATTCAGATGACGAAATATAAGGTCGATTGCCATTCAATCGAAGATTTGTTCTACGATAAATCCCATTTTTTCGCGTGATTCGTCGGTCGATTCGTTCGGTTCGCGGTTTTCCCGCAACCAAGTGCGAAAAGGTATGTCCGCCGTTACCTCCACCATTACTGTTACATTCTTCACCGTTACCACATCCGCGTCGAGAAATACGAGTTAGAATTGTCATTTAGTTGTTTTATTATGTTGTTTTTGTTTGTTGAAAAAAGATTTTCAATTTTCTTTGCTTCGCTTATTCATTCTTCTCTCACACCTACCTCGCACCTAATATGTATAATGTATATATGTCGATAAAAATAATATATAGTGAAGACGAAATACATGAAATCCCAATAAATATTCGTTATTTATATATACGATATATTCCTGAAAACAATGTATTGCCCGACCTCTCCAAATTTGTTGAATTGCATTTTCTAGAGTGCGAACAATGCCATCTAACTTCTTTAGAAAATCTTCCCTCTTCCTTACAACAATTACATTGTTCAAATAATCAATTGACTTCTTTGGAACACCTTCCGGCAAATTTACATGAATTAGATTGTCGCAATAATAATATTGTTACGTTACAAATTCCAGATGCATTACGAATATTATATTGTCAAGGAAATCAAATAGATGTATTGACTATCCCCCCCTTAGTAGAAAAGGTGATGTGTGAAAATAATAAAATTACACAAATTCATTTTATTGGGGAGGAAGAAAACCCAACCCTACATGAATTAAATTGTGATACAAATGAACTTACCACGTTAGACAATCTTCCAAAAAATCTTAAAATATTATCATGTGCGAATAATAAATTGACTTATTTGCAACTTCCGCCACATATATTAGAATTATCATGTTCGAACAATAATTTGGGTTCATTGGAAGTTCCCGAAACATTACGATTTTTGCAATGTTTTGACAACAATGAACTTACATCTATCGGTAAACTTCCCAACACATTACAAAGTTTACAGTGTTATAACACGCCAATATATGATGAAATATATGGGGAATATAATTTAAAACTTGATTTTATGCCTATCGCAAAATACAATAAAATATATGATAAAATGCATCCATTCGGCATTGGATTAAAAGGTGGAATGCGACGGGAAAAACAAAGAAAAAGAAAAAGAACACAAAGAAAAAGAACACAAAGAAAAAGAACACAAAGAAAAAGAACACAAAAATAAAAGAACACAAAAATAAAAGGACACAAAATAAAAGGACACAAAATAAAAGGACACAAAATAAAAGGACACAAAATAAAAGGACAAATCTGTAATTATTTTAATAGTGGACAACATTCTTTTTCCAAATATTTGATTTTATTGTATTTTTCAATTGTTTTTATTGAAAGTATAAATCCATACATGTTTTCACATGTTGTATAAATTGGATTGTTTGAACAATCAAATTTTTGTAAATTGGGAGGAAGATTGTCAAGAGATGTAATTTGATTGAACGAACAATATAATTTTTGTAAATTGGGAGGAAGAGTATCAAGAGAAGTAAGTTGATTATTATAACAATATAATGCTCGTAAATTGGAAGGAAGATTGTCAAGAGAAGTCAATTGATTACTACTACAATCCAATATTTGTAAATTGGGAGGAAGATTATCCAACGAAGTAAGCAGGTTATGTGAACAAGTTAATTCTTGTAAAGTGGGAGAAATATTTGTAATAGAAGTGAGTTGATTTTGTGAACAATATAATTGCAGTAGATTAGGAGGAAGATTGTCGAGAAAAGTTAATTTATTTTCACGACAAAATAATATTTGTAAATTGTGCGGAAGATTGTCCAGAGAAGTGAGTTGATTGTTGTAACAATGTAATTCTCGTAAATTGGGAGGAAGATTGTCAAGAGAAATAAGTTGATTCTTTTCACAATGTAATGTTTGTAAATTTGTATAGAGAGATAAATCCGGTAAAACTTGTAAGTTTTGTCTCGATAAATTCAATTCTGTTACGGTATAGTCTGTCATATTTGTTTTATTCGTTTGTTTATTTTCAAAAAATGATTATCAATTTTCTCCATCCAATCGATAGATACTTATTTTAATAATGGGCAACATTCTTTTTCCATATAACGTATGTTATTAAACATCTCTCTATTTGCCAATGTAAGTGGAAATTCATATGAATTAAAAATGGGATTTTCCGAACAGTTAAACTCTTCCAACCCAATCGGTAATATATCAATCGATGCTATTTTATTTTTTTTACAAAACAATATTTGCAACGATTCCGGCAATTCATTCAAACACAGCAATTCGTTGTCATTGCAGTTTAATTCTTTTAATGTGAGAGGCAACAATCCGATATCATCCAAATGGTTGTTCATGCATCGTACACAAATCGCGGTTTGAGAAAGAAATAATTGCGTCAGCTGATTTTCCCAACAATAGAGAGTATGTAGGTGAGTGGTTTCAAGTCCAGACAATTCCGTTAAACAATTATGAGAACATAACAATTCCAATAAAGTGGGAGGAAGTTTGCCAATAGAGGTAAGTTTGTTATAACAACAGCGCAATTCACGTAATTCCGGCGGAACATATTCTATACTGGTCAGGTTATTTTCGGAACAAGTTAATTCCTGTAATGTATTTGGAAGACTCGGCAATTCCGTAAGTTGATTTGATGCACAATTTAATTTATATAATGACGTTAAACAAAGTTCGGGCAATGTCATTATTTCATTATGGCAACAATATAATGTTTGTAGCGATGATGGCAGAGATTCTATTTTGGTTATTTTATTATAACAACAAGACAGATGACGCAAATGTATATTATGTGAGAGATTTGGTAAAACCGTTAAACAATTACCATCGCACATAATGGTTGTAAGAGTTAAAGGGACAAAATCGTATATTTCCGTCAAACCCATATCACGACAATCGAATACCAAAAGATGGTTGTATGCCATGATATATTCGGGCATATTAACATGTAATTCAGTTACTTGGTAATCAGATTCGTCCATTGAGAGAATATATTTACAGAGAGAATATATTTACGGGAGAGAATATTTTTACAGAGAATATATTTTTACAGAGAGAATATTTTTACGGGGACTGTAATTGTATGTGGATTTGCATCATTGATAGAAACATAACATTGCACGTGTTTGTCATCTATCTTTCTACAAGATATACAAAATTCAATGCCATGTTCAAAAAAATAAAAAGGGTCGGAATGTGCGACTGGCAGAAAATTCGTCTTGTCAATTCCTATAAATAGATGATAATAAGCTCTTGTTTTTTGTGTTGTCGTTGGTTCTATACTATAATGCACTATTCCCAATAACATGGTATCCGACCACTCAATAAACGGGGTTGAACCGCGAATATTGGGAAATGGCGGACGGTATTCATCGTATTTTATATCAATACACATTTTATTATGTATAATATGTCCAATTTGATAAGGTGACCACGAATAAATAAATCGTCCATCTGGTAAAGGCACCCAATTTTTCTCACATATTTGATTAAATGGTGATGCGATTACCTGAATATCGGTAAATTGATATGAATTTATATCGTAATTTCCGACAACCATTTGATTTATATTTTGATTTTGTTGTTGACTGTGTATGTGTTCCGCCGATGTGGCGATAAATCGTATTCCACCAGTTTTTATATGGTCATTATTATTATGGTCATTATTGCTATTATCATTATTAAAATAAAGTCGAATATCTTCAAGCCCCTTTGCAAAAGATGATTCTTTTTTAAGTGACGTTGATTCTAACATAATTGTGTGAGACGATTCTTTACATAAAACATTTATGGTTTTAATCGTATTTCCACCGTCTGAAAATATATACTCACCCGAAGAACCAATCGTATAGTTTACATAACGAATATTTTCTATAGACGAACATAATTTACTTATAGATGAAGGATAAAACAATGGTATATTTGGACACACGACTTTTTCAAAGACAGTCGAATTTATTTTTTGAGGAAATGAGGGAATTTTCACAATAGAATCGTCGTGATCCGCCAAAAACCATAATGGAGACCAGTCCGTCGTTTGTTCTATATGCGCCCATATATTTGTCTCCCATGTGAGATATATAGTAGGTTGTTGTAGTTGTCGATATACACGAGATTCCATATCCAATATACTTTGTTCATCTCCTATAAAAAAACCACCACAAAATCTCCAAGAAATAGTATCTGGAGTTACGTGTGAATCTTTGTTCCAACAACCCGGAATTGCCAAAAACGGAGAGGTGAAAGAAAGAGCCGATGTAGATACAGATGAAAACGTTTTCAGAGTTTGATGTTTGGTAGTATCACGAAACACATGCGATAAATTAAAATCCATCCATGCAAATATTTCTTTTTCTTTTGGTTTTTGTTTTTGTTTTTCTTCTTCTTCTTTTTGTTTTTCTTTCTTTATTCGTTGCCTTATTCGTTGCCTTATTGCATCACCCATAAACTCTGTTTTTGAATTCATTAGACAAAGGTATTCAAATGTGTCCTTTTTTTCATTTCGAAATATTGGCAAATGAACCGATGCTATATTTGATGCGTATTTTATATACGCTTGCGTGTCTTGAATCGAAAGAACACGACCAATCATAACATTTGGAAATATATCAAACACCAATTTATGTAAAATCGCAAAATAATCTGCACTAAAATGCAAAATAATAGAAATTCCAGTGGAGGCAATTTCAGCAAATTTGGCAATACGCCATTCTATATTACGCTCATCATAAAATTTATCTTCATAAATATTTAACAAACATGTTACAAAGAATATAGACGACATTATTTTTTATATTTTTATGTTTTTATATTGTGTTTTTATTTGGTGTTTTTTGTTTTTATTTGGTGTTTTTTGTTTTTATTTGGTGTTTTTTGTTTTTATTTGGTGTTTTTTGTTTTTATTTGGTGTTTTTTGTTTTTATTTGGTGTTTTTTGTTTTTATTTGGTGTTTTTCTTTTTCTTCTTTTATCGGTGTTCTAAAATACATAAAAAAGTATCGCCGGTTATACAAATGGCAAGTGCCGGAGGACTTTTAAATTTAATTGCAAAAGGACAAAATAATATTATTCTAACAGGCAATCCACAGAAATCGTTTTTTAAATCATCATACAAACGATATTCCAATTTTGGACTTCAGAAATTCCGCATTGATTACGACGGTCAGCGCGACCTCCAACTCACAACGCCTTCTCAATTTTCCTTTAAATTTCCCCGTTATGGCGATTTAATAATGGATACATATTTAGTCGTTAATCTTCCCGATATTTGGAGTCCTATTTATCCTCCCTCTTCACAAACAAATAATGCATGGTCCGCATACGATTATCGCTGGATTAAAGATATTGGATTTCAAATGATTCAAGAAATAACAATTACATGCGGAGGACAAACACTACAAAAATATTCGGGAGCATATCTTTCTGCCATGTTACAACGCGATTTCACGACAGACCAGAGAGCTAAATTTAATAGAATGAGTGGAAATACACTCGATATAAACAATCCCGCCTTGGCATTTGGTCGAGTGAATTCCTATCCTTCTGCCTATTACACATCATCGGCAACAGGCGCAGAACCGTCTATTCGCGGAAGAGCTATTTATATTCCTATTCATACGTGGTTTTCTCTTAATTCCGGTATGGCATTTCCATTGATTTGTTTGCAATACAATGAACTTTATTTAAATGTTACCCTACGCCCCATACAGGAATTATTTCAAGTTCGAGACATATTTGATGTCGCGAATAATTTTCCGTATATTCAACCGGATTTTAATCAAGCCCAATTTGCCATGTATCGTTTTTTACAAACACCTCCCTCGGTCACTCTCGCCGATTACGAAAATACAACAACTACATGGAACTCCGATGTGCACTTATTAACAACACAGTGTTTTTTGGATAAAGAGGAACAAGCCAATTTTGCGAAAGAAACCCAGAATTATTTGGTGCGAGATGTCTATGAATATTTTTTCGAAAATGTAGTGGGAACAAAACGTCAAAAACTATTTAATTCGAATGGAATGGTAGCAAACTGGATTTTTTATTTGCAGAGAAACGATGTGAATTTACGAAATGAATGGACCAATTATACGAATTGGCCCTATGAAAATATTCCGGGTGATATCAATATAGCACCTTCTTCCGACCCAAATAGTCCTTATAGCACACAGACAATTTCAAATGTAGGTCCATTAATCAATCCCAATGGAACCAATACGGGATATTTCATTACCGGAGTTTTTAATAGCGACAATCAGAAGGAGATTTTACAGACAATGGGTATTTTATACAACGGCAATTATCGGGAAACCACCCAACCCTATGGAGTATATGAATATGTAGAACCATATTTGCGTTCGCCTGGGGCAAGCACGGACGGACTGTATTATTATAATTTCTGTTTAAGCACCGACCCCTTTTCAAATAATCCGTCGGGGGCGATTAACAATAGTTTATTTAACAATCGAGGAATTGAATTTGAAATCGCCACCTATTTGCCGACGATTGATACGGCGAATTCAAGTTTTAATATTATATGTGATTCGAGTGGAAACCCTATTGGAATTTACAAACAAAATTACAAATTGTATGAATACACATATAATTTAACGGTGTTTGAAGAGCGATGGAATGTATTAACATTTCAATCGGGCAACGCGGGTATGTTGTATGCGCGTTAGACGTCTAATGTTTTTTTTTCGACGAGTTTTGCGATTTTTTTTCAATCCTCTTTTTTTTCGTTCTACGAATCCTCCCGTTTTTTTATGTTGATATGCCTGATATTCTTGCCATAATTTTTCTATATCTTCTATATATAATCTATATAAAAAATACATAAATATGTATATACTATGGATAAACATGATTCAACAGAAAACCAAACAAAAGAAGAAACAATAAAAACAAAACCCATAATTGACCGATTGGTTTTATCGGGAGGCGGTGTATGGGGAATGTCGTGTTATGGCGCATTACGTGAGAGTAATATTCGCGGATTTTGGGACATAAAAAACATAAAGTCTATTTACGGAACATCTGTTGGCGCAATGTTGGCGGTGTGTCTATCTCTACAATACGAGTGGTCATATATTGATGATTATTTAATTGACCGTCCATGGGACCAAATATTTAAATTTAATTTATCTGCGATTGTTGCTTCTTTTCAACAACGAGGTATATTCGGACAAACCCAATTACGCGAAATATTTTTACCGCTTTTTAAGGGAAAAGATATTTCTATTGATATTACTATGGCAGAATTTGTAGAAAAAACGGGCATTGAATTGTTTTTATATGCAACCGATTTGTCCGACCTCCGGCATATTGAATTTTCAAGTAAAACTCACCCCCAATGGAAACTTATGGACGCGCTATATTGTTCATGTTGCCTACCTATTTTATTTTCACCCTTTTTTCTGTCAGATGAAAAAACGGTTTACGTAGACGGCGGTATTTTACATAATTATCCTCTCGCTTTTTGTTGCAACAACCATTCTACGGAATGCAACAACGATTCTATATTTGGAATTAATAAAAATTATTCGGCGATTGAACCATTAAGCACCGCTTCGTCTCTCTATGATGTTTTATTGTATTTATTCAGCAAAGTAAATGAACTTTTTTTAATTCAAAAACCGACCATTGCAATTAAACACCAGTTGGATATATGTGACACGCCAACGAATATGTATGATATTTATTTATTTGTAACAAGTAGTGAAGAACGAAAAAAACGAATTCAAATCGGAGTCGAATCCTTTATTAACCAATTGAAAAAATTTCTACCGACGGACTCCAAATAAAATAAGGGTGTTTTATTTTCTCCATTATGAATAAATGTATATGTGGCTTGATATACCCGCACAATATTTGTTTTTTTATAGAATAAATATATATTGTATATAATAAAAAATAAAAACGAATACATGATATCTGTTTTCAAGTGAATCGGCGAATTTCGTAGCAAATACAACGGAATTCCTTTTGCTAAAACAATTACAGCAAGATACATAAAAAATATACGCACCGACGGAACAATGATTAGCGAGAGAATATTTTCAATAATTGCCACGTATAAAATAAATCGAGGGTTCGGAATAGAGGAAGGACTCGCATAATATATTATAAACCAAACAAAAATCCAATATGAAAATAAAAGGTCCGGAGTTAAAAAATCGGGAGTAATCATTTGTTACTATAGGCGTTGTTTTTTTCATATTTTTCTTCTCTTAACAATAAAACAGAGATATGTCGAATTTTCTTAATTTAGATGACATGGAAGCAACACAAAAAATAAATATCGATGACCTATATGAAAAAAATCACATAAAAGATATTAAACAACTGTCTATTTTTCAGAAAATTTTAAATCGAGTTCATAAACGCATCAATACAATTTCACGACAAAATCACGATAAATATACATGGTATCAAATCCCAGAATTTATTTTTGGAGAATCGGTCTATGACAAAGGTCACTGTATTGCATTTATTGTTGCTAAATTGGAAGAAAATGGATTTAAAGTGCAATATATACAGCCGAACATTCTATTTATTTCATGGGAACATTGGGTTCCATCCTATGTCCGTGAAAATATAAAGAAAAAAACGGGAATAATCGTAAATGAATTTGGCGACGTTATCGAAAATATACATACAAAAAAGGAAGACGAAGATGAACCAATAAATACAAATAATACGAATAAAAAAACATATGCATCCACACGTGAATACAAACCTACCGGAAAACTTATTTATACAAAAGATATGTTTGACCGTATTGATAAAAAAATAAATAGCGATGGAAATGGAAATAAGGATTTATGAAATAAAATTGAAAATGTTTTTAATGTATAAATGATACAAATAAGAAAATGTTAGTATCATTGTTTAGTTGTTTCTTTTGTTTTTCGAGACATAATTCTGTAGTGCACGATCCTTCTATATCGCACATTTCAAAAAAAAGACGGTCCAGTTATCATTCAAAAAGAGAAGAAGTATTCGGCAAATTTCCCGAATTTGTAGACACGTTTGATTATTCTGCCTCTGAATATAAAAATACCTCTCCATGGATTCCTCAATTGCAACGAGGTAAAGTGATTAAAGTATATGACGGCGATACCATTACGGTTGCGTCAAAATGTTATGAACACTCGGATGTATATCGTTTTACGATTCGATTGAGAGGAGTCGATTCACCTGAAATAAAAGGTAAAACAGACGAAGAACGGCATCATGCAATCGTGGCGAGAGATGCATTACATAAACTTATTTTTGGAAAAACAATCATAATTAAAAACTGTGGCAAAGAAAAATGGGGAAGAGTTTTGGCGGATATTTATATTGAAGATATTGGAAAACATATACATATAAATCAATGGTTATTGGACAATAAATATGCAGTAGCATACAATGGTGGAAAAAAATGTGATTGGGAATTTGATTAGATAAAACAAATAATTTATATTTTATTATCGTAACTTTTTCATTGTCCTCGTCCCTTTTCTTATTGTCCTCGTCCTTGTCCCTTTTTTCATCGTCCCTTTTCTTATTCGTTTTTTCGTTACTCCGCCTTTTTGTCCTTCGGTTGGAGAGATGGATTTGGATGTTATGGAATTTTCATTTTGAACATATATAAGAAAATTTGCGCCCAATGGATTGGTTGGTTGCTCGCGTTTTAATCGAAGAAAATCCGTATATATTTGCATGATATGTGCATCCTGCATAAGTGCATGTAACAGTAATTTATTTAATTTAAATGTCATTTGTGTATCTTTAAAAGCATCTTTAATAAATTGATAAAAATAGGTTTGGATAAATTCGTATGTCTCCGGTTTTGTTTTCTGATATTTTAATATATCCGCGAAATAATCTACGGTCATGTTGTGGAGTTTATGTTTAAATTCGGGGTCCGTTTTTATGGTAAGATTCTCGGCGATATCTCCTATCTGTTTATCGGTAAATGAACTGTCGCCCCCTTTCATGGTAGAGGTTTCTTTCATGGTAGAGGTTTCTTTCATGGTAGAAAATAGTGGAAATGAAGTCCAGTCTTTTCCCGCATTTGCGAGAGCCAGACTTTCCGGCGAACTTTCTAACAATGCCTCTAAAAACATTTGTTTAAACAATATTCCTCCCGACCGTTTTTCCTGAAAAACAAAATCCATTAAAAAATACAACACAATCTGAAGAAAATTATCACGTATTTTTTGGGCATCTTCAGCGGTTTCCTTTGAATCTTTTAATATTGTATCTATACCTTCTACAATTTTATCGGACGGGTGTTCTCCTAATTTTATATGTATTTTTTCGTATAAAGAAGAACTAATATCATTTGACAATGTATCTATATTTGTATTGGGTGGTGGAGATGATGATTGTGCCGATTGTGGCAAGGATTTTTGGATAGATGCAAGTATATTTGGTCCTTGTTTTAACGCCTTTTTTGCCATATTTTTTGCTATGTTTTTCATAATATTTGTTTATATATCATGAGATATTTGGATAAATAAGTATTGTAAATTTAAATGCAATACATATATAAGTTAATTAGAATTTATTCAAATAAAAAAAAAATATCGTAAATTTTATCATATTCGTCGTTGTTGAATGTTAAAAATGTATTATTTTGATAGTTATAATTATTTATAAAATCAATTATATTTAGTTGGTGATTTTGTAGTTCGAACAAATGTAATGATATTACTATATTTGGATTAATTAAACTTAATTTATTTAATAAACCATAATTAACAATATCTTGGTGTGATTTATTTTTCAATTGTTTTTTAATTAAATTTATCATTATAATTGTATTTATATAACTTCTAAAATTGTCATTTTCTTCTTTATTTCTAAAATGCACATCAATTATTGATGATATCTTGGTTAGTTTTGTTGTTTTTGTAATATATTTTTTTATTTCATTAAATAAGTTAAATTGTTGAAATAGCTCAAATATTATAAAATAATTATTTGGACTAATGTCAGTTGATGGATAATTTTGAAAAAAATATTCATTTCTTGGTTGAATATTTAATAAATTGAATTTACCTTGTTTTTGTAAATCAATTATATTTTTTATAACTGTAAATAAATTATATTTTACTTTATCATTTAATTTTGTCAAACTAGTTATGATTGCATGTTGATTACTGTCCATTGATGATAATATTATAAATATAGCTTTAACTACTTCTTTACAAATACAAACTGTACGATGTTGTTATATATTTCAAAATCATCGGCTCAACAAAAGACAATTTATGTAATAATTCTATGTTTTCCGGAAATACAGATGTCACCATATGAATAATTTCTCGAATCGTATTTGCTATTTTTAATACAGCTTTCACAAAATCACCCACCGATATTGTATCGCTATGTTCGTATAAGAATGCTTTACACGCATGTTCATTATTGCAATCACACCACGACATCATTATATCGGCAATAGTTACACATATTTGAGAATCATCTGTAAGTAAATTCTGATATTCTTCCGTAAATAAACACGATACAGACGCATGTTGTTTTTCTTTATCGTCGTTTTTTCTTTCATTGGTATTGTTGTTGTTGGTATTGTTGTTTCTTTCATTGTTGTTTCTTTCATTGTTGTTTGTTTCTTTTTCTTTCACATCTATAAAATGTGCTAATAATCCGACAATTTGAGTAGGAGAGAATGTGGAGAATTGTTGCCAGTGATTCACAAATCCATGAGCAAATACAAACGGTGAAACTTCCGCAAAATAACTGGCAATATCTCCTTTTTTTGTTAAATGCCATTGCTTAGAAGACACCGTCCTCATAAGAAACCCTTCTTCCGTTAATTTATCAAACACTCTCTCGATTTCATCGGTAACATAATCTTCCATATTTCGTAATGTCTGTGTTTCGATTTGTAATTGTTTTCTGTGTTTTTCGGATTCTTTATACGCCAATAAATCCGCATCGAACAATGTTTTTGATATAGATTCTTTTAGTGCAGTCATTTGTTTTTCAAGGTCTTTTCGTTTCTTATGATTGCAAAAGGAGAGAGATGTTTCCAGTGTTGAATATTGTTGAATTACATGTGACGGTAAGGGAAGTAGCGACACTATTGTTTCCAGTTCTTCGACAATTCGCGTTTGTCCGTGAATGGTTTTTTGAATTTCGGCATTTTTCATACTTCGTTTAACGAAATCATGAACCATTTCAATATTGGCGTCTGCATCTGTTTTTTTGTTGGGGTATGCCGATAAAATAAATTCGGGAGAAATGTGAAACTTGCTTATTAATTTGGGAGGCACGCCTCCCAACATTTCCTTGTATTCGGATAAAGTTGGCAACGGAAATAAATTATTGCAGTGAACCACATGTCCAACGGTATCAATACCACGTCTTCCTGCACGTCCCGACATTTGCGCATATTCGTGTGAATATAACATACGACTTTGTCCATCAAATTTCTGCAAAGATACAAATACAGCCGTGCGAATAGGACAGTCCAATCCAACCGCAAATGATTCGGTTGCTATCAATACTTTAATGTATCGTTTCATAATAAACATTTCTACCATTTCACGAAAGATAGGAATCATGCCAGAATGGTGGATGGCGATACCTTTTTCCAATAATTTCACGAGTTGTACGAATTCGGGAAGTTCGGTGTATTCGGGTTTTCCTCGCAACAAATCTCGGCATTCTTTTTCAATGGTATAGGGTATTTTGGAATCATCTTCTAACAAAGGAATTGTAATTTCTTGGGCGATAAGTTCGACTTGTTTTCGCGAAAATACAAACACAATTGCCGGTAACATGTCTCGGTCTTTTAATAATTGCATAAGAGAATTCACAATAAATTTGCGTTTTCCGTGTGTTTGTCCTCGCTGGTTTTGAGGGTCGTGTTTATTGTATAATTGCAACATGTGTTTTAATTGATGATAGGTCGGTTCGTTCATCCGTCCTTCGGCTGAACGTAAAACCGTTAATTGATTTGATGCGCGACGTATTTCTTGTTTTAAGGTATCATCTTTAATTCCCTTATAAATAGATTCGCCGACGGATAGAAATGAATAATGTGTTAAAGGCACAATTCGTTTTGATGCCATACACAAACAAACTTCTTTTTTTTGTTGTTGTTCTTTTTGTTCTGGTTGTTGTTTTTGTTCTGGTTGTTGTTTTTGTTCTGGTTGTTCTGGTTCTTCAGGGAGCGAACGGTTTTCAATCCATTTGGCAAAAAGTTCAGGAGAATCGATGGTGGCAGAGAGCATTATCATTTGCACATTTTCCGGCAATTGTAAAATAGATTGTTCCCACACATGACCGCGTTGCTGATCATTGATATAATGAACTTCGTCAAATATGACACACGCCACATCGTTCATATCTAAATCAAGCACTGTATTTGCAGATGCACCTTTTGTTATATAATTTAAAAGAATTTCGGTAGTCATAATAAGAACATCTGCCAATACATTGTGTTTTATATCTCCCGTTAAAATGCCAAACGATATATCGGGGTATTTTTTTGAAAATTCATAGTATTTTTGATTTGAAAGAGCTTTTATGGGAGAGGTATAAATAACTTTTTGTTTTTTTGTTTTTTTTATTGTTTTGCAGTAATATTGAATGGCAAATTCGGCAGGAAGTGTTTTGCCGGAGCCGGTTTGTGCCGTTACTAAAACGTGATTTTGTAATACAATATGTTCAATCGCATATTTTTGAAAATCACTGAGAGGATACGGAAATTGTGCGAAATAAGGAGAATACGTGATTTCATTTTCGGTAGGATAAGGAGAATTGCAGATTTTTACCATTTTTTATTCGTTATGTTGTGTGACATAACGAATAAAAATATTATCAATTTTATTCAGTGACGAAATTTTTTACTGGTTTTTCTTCCACCCGTTGTTCGTAAAAAATACATGTTCTATTTCGATATATAATTATTCTCCGTAAAAATACTAGGATTTAACGATAACGCATCCCAATTTATTTTGTCTTTATTATCTTCCAATAAAGAAATGGCATTTGGATTTGCTGATAAATTGTCCCAATTTATTTTATCTAGATGCTTTTCCAATAAATGTATGGCATTTGGATTTTCTGATAATTGTGCCCAGTTTATTTTTTCTGGATGCTTTTCCAATAAATGTATGGCATTTGGATTTTCTGATAACCAAACCCATATTATTTTTGTTGGATTATCTTCCAATAAAGGAATGGCATTTGGATTTTCTGATAACGAAATCCAGTTTATTTTTGTTGGATTCTTTTCCAATAAATGTATGGCATTTGGATTTGCTGATAACTGACTCCAGTTTATTTTATTTTTATTATCTTCCAATAAAGGAATGGCATTTGAATTTGCTGATAACTGACTCCAGTTTATTTTATTTTTATTATCTTCCAATAAAGGAATGGCATTCGGATTTTTTGATAATAAGTACCAGTCTATTTTATCTGTATTCTCTTCCAATAAATGTATTGCATTTGGATTTTCTGATAATAAGTACCAGTCTATTTTATCTGTATTCTCTTCCAATAAATGTATTGCATTTGGATTTTCTGATAATAATCCCCAGTTTATTTTTTCTGGATGCTCTTTCAATAAAGGAATGGCATTTGGATTTTCTGATAATCTGTCCCAGTCTATTTTATCTTGATTCACTTCCAATATAGATATCGCATTTGGATTTTCTGATAATTTTGCCCAATTTAGTTTTGTCTCATCGATCCAATGTAGTAAATGCATGGAGCCTCCTTTCAATATAGGTTGTCTTCGTCTTCTTGTAGTTGTTTTTCGTCTTCTTGTAGTTGTTTTTTGTCTTCTTGTATGTCTTCTGGTATTTGTGTTTTGTCTTTTTGTTAAACGCATAATCTTCTATAATATTTACACACATAATTATCTAAACCATAATTATCTAAACCCACGGCTTAAGTTCCAGTTGTTTAAATTCTCGGTCGTGGTTGTTCGGCAATCGTAAAGGCACAACCAAACTGGATTGGTCTTGTAAATAATTCACATGGGCTTTCGCCGCAGAAAATAATTCAGGAACACAATAGGCGAGAACCGCTTTGTTTAATTCTTCCACTTGTTTTGTGATATCTCCATTGTAAAATTCGGCATACGACATAAAAATACTCTTCATGACAATTTTCAAGTTGTCCATTCCGGGAGGCGCAACAACATATTTATTTCCACTTAATTTATATATTTCCGCTCGAATTGCATTTTGAATAATTTGGATATTTCCAGAAGAAAAAAATACTTGAGACAAAACATTGTCTTCCCACTGTCCTTTTAATGCGTCGCAATAGGTAGTGGCTCTATTTTTAAATGCCGTTTTTTCCATTAATGCAAATTTTGCTTTTGGGTCAGGTTCTTCTAAAATATTTACCCGTCCATTATAGGACATTTCGGGTAAAATACGATTTGGATTTCCATAAGCAGATTGAATATTCATTATGTAGTGTTGAGATAAAAACCCTGAAAGCTAACTCACGGTCTATTTTTTAGCGCCCGATTTCATCTTTTGACCACTCGGTATTTTTGCAGGACCACTCGTAGTCAATCCCTCTTTAAATCCAATACCTCCGCCAATAGTTCCACCAAGACCTGATGTATTTACATTTGCTCGTGCTCCAACATTCGCACCAAGTTGTCCAATATTCACATTTCCATTTACACCGCCACCCACAATAGATGGTCCAGTTGTCTTACCATAAGCAGTGCTATAATCGGAAAATCCATCAACCGCAATAGGCATTAATAACGAAAGTAAAATAACGACCAAAAGAAAGACAAATAAACTTCCTAAAATAACGTTCTTTGATTTAGACGGAAAAAGCGACGATAACTTCATTTGTATATATAATTATACACATAATTTGTAAGATAATTATATACATAATTTGTAAGAATGTCCGAACCATTTATTTTTGACGAACAATATACAAATATAAACGACAGTATTCCCTATATTCGTTGGAAAGGAAAGGTATTTTCACAAATATCATCTATTGTTCAACCGACCCAAGATACAAACGCAAATCTGGAACAAAACCTTCTCATGAAACCACGCCCCATAAAACACGCATATCGTCGTGAAATTGCCGTAAATACACTACATAATGGAAATGCACTTACGACTGGAAGTGTTCGCATTTCATCCAGTATTGATGTATTAAATCAGCCGGGAGGCTCACTTATTTATGCAAATGGTATAACGAACACTGCCGTATCATCATGTGACGGACTTGTCCAAACCTTGGACCCCACCTTACCAAACAATAGTGGAGAGCTTGGATATTCGTGCACAACCTGCAATTTACCAACACAATGTGTATCTACCTCTACAAATTCATCGAATGCTTGTTTTTCGCCTCAACTCGATGCGAGACGGAGAGTTCGAAGTGCGGGTATGATTAAAAAGAAATTTATTGAATCGAAAAATAATGACAATGCGTATTTTACAGACAATCGTCAATATTTGGTGTCTCGCAATCGCACCATTGAACAAAACGACTACCGATATTTGCGTCAAGGAAATCCGACGGTTACTCCGGGAACAACAGCATCCAAATCCAATATTTATTCACCGGCAGGTCTCTCACATTGTCGATTAACGGCAATTACGGCGAGTTTGCAAAACAATGTATTTCAATATGTGTGGGTAGATGGAAATACATATGTTGCAACGATTCCCGATTCACACAGTTATGATATCAATTCATTTAATGACGCATTTCAATTGATTATGATAAATAACGGACACTATTATCTGAATAATTTTAATCGGTCGAATAATTTTTTATTGGTATTTTCGTATAATACGCTATATGGAAAGATTGAAATTCAATCCATATCCGCCACACAATTTTACAATTCAAATTATAGTCAGCCAGTTGGTTCAACATGGACCGTGGTTCAGCCCGTGCCACAGATTCACGTGTTATCCAACGGTTTAACAAGTGCTCTCGGAATAAATGCCGGATTTTACCCCACTTCCGCTACAAATACCACCAGTCAAACTATTATTGCGTCGTCCGTTGGCTCACTTCAACCGCCATATGTAGCACTTATTTATAAACCGTCAAATCCACAATTTGGATGTCAAGGAGGGGTGGACGCGGGGTCTCTTATTGCGCGAAAAAAATACGATGCAATTACAAACAATGGATTTGCCTATCGAATGGCATTGGGTTCAGGTGTGGCGGATGCAATGGCATATGGTGTTTCTATTCCGGGATACAATGTATATACTCTCAAAGATAAAATCGGATATCCTTTAAAACTAATTCCCAAATTTCCCAAAGTTGCATTGGGGTCGGCGCAAAATGACACATTGACGAAATGTGTGCCGAAGAGATTTTCAAACTTATATTAGTAGTAGTATAAAAAAATGTATTGTCCATATAAATAATGAATTTGGAAAATTCATACCCATATATTTTTTGTCTGTTTATCATTATTTTATTTTGTCTATGTGTGAAAATGTTATATGACCATTTTTTTCCGAAAAAGGAGGGGTTTCAATTGTCCGATATTGGCGATTTTTTCGATAAAATAATAAACGTATTTGACCAAATTGGTAATTTTTTTAAAAAACTTCCCGAGTATTTTAATGATGTAGGCAAATTTGTTGTGTATATTGGTCAGGTATTTGAATCTATCATAAAACATATTATTTGTGGAATTGATAAATTAACAAAGATATTTACAACATACTGTATTATTTTTTATTTATTGGATTTATACATTAATTTTATTCTCTCTATTTTCTATATTGTGTTTGAACTTGAATCGTATGTAATTCGGGAGGTGGCTGGTGTAAATTTAGATATCAATGGAGAAATAAAAAATGCATACAATGAAATTACGCAAATTATTACAGATATGATTGGATATAATCTATTTGAATATCCACAATCGGTTCGAAATTTGTGTTATAGTTGCGACCCGGGGACATTTCCTTCATTTCCGTTTTAAAGAGAAAGCGAAAGAGCCAATCATTATTATGGAATCCAAGCGTCCAATAATTCCTGCACCTTTATATCATTTTCTTTTATTTTATCATAAAATACCGATTGTTCTTGTTTGTATTTTTGCATTTTTTCAAACATTTCTGTTTTTGGTAAATATATAATTTGCGATATAAATTCCTCTCGATGTTTTTTTTGTTGAGCACGAATTTGACTTTTTTTTCTTCGTAGAAATAGAATTTTAATGTCTATTTCTGCATGTTGTTTTATTTTTTTAATTTCTTCTGTAGGAGAAGAAGAAGGTAACGAAGGTAACATAGCCATACCAACCGTAAGTAAAGGAATCATCAATAAGCTCATATTTATTTTTTGGATTGGTTTATCTCTTTTTTATTTATCAATTTTATCCGGTGGATTGCCTCACACATTTTGTTATCGACTCGCTTCGCTCGTTTAAAACCTATTCTAACAAACCTATTATAGATGAGACTATTTTATAACAATACAATATAATATGGCAAAAAAATGTATTGCAGGTTCATCTTTTTGCGTTGAAAATATGACTCTTTTTATTTTATGTTTTATCCTCCTATTAACAACCTATATGTTTTTCACATTACGTCGGTATCCAACCCAACAAAGACAACAATCACCTATTCTTATTCCACCGCCAAATTTAGGAATTAACATATCTGCCTCTCAAAGAGATAATAATGTATTTACAAATCCGTTTTATCCGCCATTACAACCCGCCTTTGGAATCCAAAGTGTGCCTACACAAAGAATATCATATGCTTTTGACCAAATCGGAATTATCACAAAAGCGGGAGATAAGGAGGGCGCATTAATTCTCCCTCTTTTTGGAAGAATGGTTCTCTCAAATCGAAATAAATGGCAGTATTATACGATTTCAAATACGGGAAATATAAACTCAAAACTGCCAGTTCGTGTAAAAGGAAGAGATGCCATGTCTGACAATGGAGTCGATGAATTATACAATGGCGATGTTGTTTATGTGCAAGGATATAATGAAATATATACGGCAACTATTTATGAAAATCGTGGTATAAATTATATCCCATATTTATAACCGGACAAAATGTCGTTCAAATACAATTATGATTCGATTGAAATATCTCCTTCTATAACTTCCATAAAAAATCACGGATATTTAAAATCTCGATTTTCAAACCCTCCCTCCGTTTCTTATGCAAACCCAAATATCGTATTATCAAATGGAAATGCCTATGTAACAAAACATTTGTATATCTTCGGAATGGACAAACAAAAACAACCGCAGCAACAAAACGGTTGGTTACTTATTGAACACTCTCCCATTTCAGATTCTGGGAGAGAATCCGTATTTGTTCTTTTTCCTTTACAACATTCAACTCAATCCACCGATATTGATACATATATTCAAGAGAATAATTTAACAAATCAAACAAATACAAATCAAACAAATACAATCACATTAAATTCGGATATACCATCCTCTACGTTTGCCGTGCATCAACAACAGAAAAACGTATATGTGTGTCAAACTCCTATTTTTATTTCCACTATTCTTTCTCCCTCGTTTATTTCGTTCAAAAATATTTCATTGTCTTCCGATTTGACATTTATATCTTCCAGTGAAGATGTGAAAAAACCGTATCCTATTCTCGGAGAAGCCTCTCTATTACTACAGGAAGGTTTTAAAGGAAACAAGGACAAAAACAATGAAGAAAAAAACAATAACAACAACAACAATAACAACAACAAAGGAAAAGAAACCGGATATATACACATGACACCGATTTCATCAAGTGACGAAGAAACGGCACTTGTCCGCATCGACAGCGAATTTCTAAAAAAAATAAATCAAACCGACATGATAAATATGACATTTCACTTTTTAATGTTTTTGGTTCTTCTTGGTATATCGGTATTTGCAATTCCGATGGGATATAAATGGCTGTTTTATGATGTTATTCATTCACAAAATCACAGCGTTACAAATGTGTCCGAAAAACTATTATTGGTAAATGCGTTTGTTTTTGCAATGGTCTTTGCTATATCACACAGTTTAATTGCAATAGGATTCCAAAAAGGAAATGGCACATGGTTGTCGTATGGAATATATTTGGCGATTGCGTTATTATTTTCAACAGTTGCCATTATTCAAACCCAATTCACCACATTTCAAACTACCGAATTTAACTGGAACTTATTATTGTTATCCTCTCTATCACATATAGGCGATGTCTCTGACTTTATAATGAAATTTGCCGGATGGTTGGTTCTTTTATTATTTATTGCATTGTTGGTATTTTATGTAGGAAAAGGGTTTAATCCATTGTTATGGTCGACGATAACATTTTCTATTTTATTGGGGGCATTTATGGGAACATTTTTGATGTTTAAGACGCAGTAGTTTTAATAGATGTAGTCCCAATGTATTTTTCATATATAGCACGATTTTTTTCGGTATCTATTTTTCCTCGTAATACATTATATCGAACAGAAGGTGGATATCGTATTGTTAAATAATGAACATTTGCATCCGAACATCGAACATAGTAATATGTATACGACGGAATAAATGAATTCTTATTTTTTTTATTTCGAACGGTTCTACATTGTTTTACCCAAGGATTTGACCGAGATGCTGTGAAAAAACGATAGATTGAATGACATACCATATATGTATTATTATATGGTATATTTATTAGCCTTGTATTGTTTTGATATATTGAACCATCTCTCTCTCTAATTCCTCTTTTTTTTCCAATGAAAGAAACAAGGATGTGTGTTTTTTATGTTCCGTTAATTCGTTCATTATCCGACGATATTTTTCGGTTTGTGAATCTACTAAATTTTTCGTTTTTTGTCGAGGAGTTTTTATAATTTTCAAAAAAAAATGTAATATTCCAATGATAAAAATGGATATACATATGGTTATTAAAATATTCGACATCTATATAGAATTCATCTTTACATTTCGTATTTATACCCTACAATTATTCAGATGATTGATTCAATAAATACTTGATAATCTGGGGAACGGTTGTTTTACTTATTTTTCGCTGTTTCTCTCCAATGCGAACTTCTGCCAAACACAATGGATTTTTTTCTAATTCATGTATGAGCCGAGGAATCGACCCATTGATTTGCGGAAGTGACATGATTGCACTTGCCGTAATAGAACTAATACTCGGTATTTGAGATAAAATAATTTCTCCCATATTTTCGGGAGTGAGATTTTCCTTTTTTACTTTTTTCACAACGGTTTCATACCCAAGTTCCTTTTTTTCAGTTTCATTTACATTGGTATAGGCTTTGCCCTTTTTAAAATCTCGTTCAAATTTATCCAACATATAAAGCAAATAATCGGCGGTTTCATTGAGACTGTCTGTGCGAATAATATGGAATCCTTTTCCAATCGATAGAGAGACCATTGCTGAATACACCAATTGTTTTTCTTTACAACTGTGTCCGTGAAGAGACCCTTCAATAATATAACAAATTTTTGGACGAACCTCTGCATCCTTATAGGCACCAATCAAGCGATAGGACTGTTCTTCGTATCGTCCGTCTTTAATACTCGCCAGTAAATCGGAAATCGATTTTCTCTCTAAAACAACAAATTCTTTGTCGGGTGAATTCGCAATAACAATATCTCCCAAATGCAGGACTTTTTTAATAATGGTATGCGACTGGGCAGATGGTTGATTTTGTATTATATTCATTAGCGCGGTCTCACGCTCATCTACAATCATACTAAACGTAGAATCGGCTGATTCTTTCTTTTCGGTTAATTTTTCTTTTTTTTCTTTCTTTGGCTCAGTTGATTTTTCTTTTTTTTCTTTCTTTGGCTCGGTTGATTCTTTCTTTTTTTTAGTTTCTTTTTTTTCGGTTGATTTTTCTTTTTTTTCGGTTGATTTTTCTTTCTTTTCTTTCTCTTTCTTTTCGGTTGGTTCTTTTTTTTCTTTCTTTTCAAGTTCTTGTCTAAATAAAATATTTTCCCATGGGGGAAGAGGAGTAGGTGTATCCATAAGAATAAAACAATAACATATATGGCGGTATTGTTTTATATGTATTCTATGTTATATGGTAAAATTCGCTATATGACTACCTATTGATTACCAGTACCAGGAATATGCCAGTAGGTATTTCCATTTGTCCAACTTCCAACAGGACGAGATTGACTTGCCAATGGAAAGATAGTCGTATTATATACAGCTAATGGTCGGGGAGTTATGAAAATAGAATCCCAGTGATTTCGACCAACCGAAAATGGAAATCCACCTTTCTTATCTCCACCACCTTGATTTTGATTCGTTGTAAACGCATAAAGTCGGGCTTTCTTTGCCGAATTTGCTAATCCAAAAGTCATTGTTATAATATCTGGCTATATATTTTCCCTAAACCGACCGTTTCAAGATAACCGATAATAGCTACTACTACCACTGATTCAAATTATATTATTCATAAATTCATAAAGTGAATACAAGCGGCTTGGCGCAGAGGTTAGCGCATTGGGACCATAACCCAAGGGTCCGTGGAACGAAACCACGAGCCGCTATAATTTTTACAACGCCTTCGATAAAATTGATATATAAATACCTATAAAATACGGTATATATGTCTACACTAGAAGCCGATTTTCGCATTGAACAAAATCCATATGGAGGAGAAATGTATGTATTTGACCCATATAACCCGCAAAATATTATTATTACCCGTGAAGAAATTGAGTCCATTCTTCGAACCTATGGCATTCCAACTCCTGTCCATAATTTACATTTATATCAACGTGCATTTGTGCATCAATCGTATTTAAATTGTCCGCCACCGCTAAACAAGACCGACTCATCCACCACCGTTATTATCGCTAAAAAGCCAGATGATTGTATTTCATTATACACAAAATCAAATGAACGATTGGAATATGTGGGAGATGGAGTTCTTGAATTAATCACCAAATATTATTTATATCGCCGATTTCCAAAAGAAGAGCCCGGATTTTTAACAGACACAAAAATCGCATTGGTTCAGAACAAATCCATCGGAAAAATGGCGCTCGACATGGGATTACATAAATGGCTAATTATGTCTAAAAGCGCCGAATTAAAAGGCACGCGCACAAATTTAAAACGTCTCGGATGTTTATTTGAAGCATTTTTGGGAGCGTTGTTTTTAGATTTCAATAAGATTCAAATACATGATTCGGACCACTGGTTCGAATCATTATTTGTAGTTGGTCCTGGATTTCAAATGGCGCAGATTTTCATCGAACAAATTTTTGAAAAACATGTAAATTGGATGGACCTAATTCAAAATGACCGAAACTTTAAAAATATATTGCAGGAAAAAATACAAAAGGAATTTAAAACCACTCCAGAGTATGTGGAGTTAATTCGAAATGAAAATGGATATAATATGGGCGTGTATTTGTGTTTAGGACAAGCCATTTACGAAACAAAAACGGCACATTCTATTCCTTTAACGAATTTTACATCGTATCAGGATATTCACGAATACATGTGTTTGCATGGAAAAATTCTGGTGTTTCTCGGAATGGGGAAACACAAGAATAAAAAAGAGGCGGAACAGATGGGATGTGAATCCGCCATTCAATATTTATCCACATTTGCTTAAACTTTATGCACAATTGTTAGACCCGGGTTCAGTGGAAATGTAAGCATTTCTATATTTGGATATTTTACACGTATTTTTAATGGAGTCAAGAAACAATCATTGCATCCAGAGGGAGATAGACTTTCTTCTAAACATGGATAGGTATCATGTAAAAAAATATAACCTCCCGTGTGAATATATGTATATATATTTTCAAAATCGACAAACGCCTGTTTCGCGCAGTGGTCCGCATCAATAAACGCATAATGATACGAAATATTGGATAAATGGGAAAGACTAAATTCATCCGTAGTTCCGGAAAACATTTGAATATTGGACAATGTTGGTGTATATGTATGAATATCTACTCCATATGCAATATTTACATACGGTGCAATTTTTTCAATACAGTCTCCGTGTCGAACTCCATATTCAATATAATTTTTTTTGTATGTATTTATAAAATTGGCTTCAATAATACTTGTGATGATAAGAGCGTGGTCAACGGTTTCCCAAGGTAATGGAACAATACGTCGGTAAATCGGTGTTCTAGAAAGGTCAAATGATACGGTCCAATCGGGATTCAACCACGCAATTTGTCGAGGATGGTTATTTCGACAAATAATTATATTTGAACAAACCCGTGCCCAATCAACTCCAATGGGAATATGTGTTGTCGTTTTGTCTTCAATCACAATATAAATGCCGTCTTGTTTCATTGCTTTTAATTCATCCAATTTAAATTCATTTGTAATATACATTTCCGATTTATCTACGGGTTGAATACATTCCGAAATATATTGAATCATTCTATTCATTTGTATTTGTTGTATTATCTTTTATTGTTTATTTATTTGCTTTTTTGTTTGGTTCTTTATTTTTTGGTTTGATTCTTTTTTTGCTTTTATACAATTGTTTTCATACCTCGTTCGAAAAAATAATAAAGTGCGCCAAACATGGCACTTTTAAATAAGAGTCCTAACATAGTAGGTGTTCCATCCGCCCCAAATAATTCGAGAGGAATGCGTTGGGCATATGTATAAAACAATAAATTAAAACTCGGCAATTGAAATAATAAAAACATACATGCTAATATAACGGGAATTTTCCATTCGTCCCATAAATCATCTATCCATGATTGTGTCGTTTTACTGGATTGTTGTTTTCGTCGAACTATATCTTGGTCATAATCATGTTGCGCAATAAAATCTCCCGTAAGTTTTGGTTTGGGCATATAATTTACATGTTGTTGGTCATCCATTGTTAAATGTGTTGTGTCTCTCGGAATATCACGCGACGGCAATTCATATTGTTCTCTATTTGCCGTATTTGGATACGGTGGTGGCATTTGTGGTTGTTTGTATGAAAAATCCGGAAGTTGGTCCGGTTTTTCTACTCCATATGGATTTTTATGAACATCATTGATTGGTTGATATGGCGATGTATTTGGAATAACCATTTCTGATTTTGGACGACCTACAGTAATCGGTTCCATGTGTGGATTGTTTGGAAGATCGGAAATGCGAGTAGAAGATGGACCCGGTGATTGTTGTGTATAATCCATTTTATCTAAAACAAGAAAAATAAATAGTTTTATAAACTTGTTCTCTTTTTATCATAAAAAAATTTATCGTAAAAAATAATAATTATACAATTAACAAACAATTTCATTTATACTTCTCTCAAAATCTTCGGAATAAGGATAAAACAACAACGCCTGACATTGTGCATATATGTATGTATCTTGTTCTATCTCTTCTTTTGTTCTCGTTTCTTTGTCTTTGTCTTGTAAAGCTTCTTTGTCGGTCGTCTTGGTCTCATATTTATGTTGAATATGTTCCCGATATTCTTGTTGTTGCATTTTATATTTACGTTTTGGCAATGCCTTACTAACAATCCAATTTTTGGGTTCATCATATACAATATGAGTTTGTCCTCTTTCAGAAAGAGCTCTCAAAAATGCAATTGCACATGACGTATTTGCCAATTCTAATGTCGCAAAAATATACTGTGTGCCCTTTTTAATGGATGCGTTTGAACCTTTTGTCGTTCGCAACGAATTTACCACAATTTTACCAATTTTTAGTCTATGAAATACATAACTAATCTCAATTTCCGTAAAGATATTATCAACACATGGAATGGTAATGGAAATTCTTGTTGCGGTTCTTGTTGCGGTTGTCATGATTGTTATAGTCGTTTAATTGTTTTAAAGATGCCAAAAATATCTAAAAAAAAGATTTTCAATTTTATTTGGTTAAGTAAATCAATCAATCACTTATGCGCATCAGATACATATAATGTGGTTATAGTACAACGACAGATTGGACAGATTGGTTCGATTTGCATTTGCGTTGTTATCAATGCTGGCATACATGATATACATGCATCATGTTTACAATTCAATTGAATTTTATCATCCGGTTTATCTGTAGTTGTATCATTTAAACAAACACAACATATGTCTTTTAATAATTCGTTATCGTTATTTTTCGAATAAAATAACGAAATATGTTTGGGAATTATAGTATCTAATGTCTTCATAATTGTGTTTTTTTTATGTAGTTGTTCCTGTTCTTGTATAGCAAAATGCGCTCGAGTTCGTTCTCGCATGTATTCTAAATTTTTAGATATATCTTCTTTCGATTTTGGTTGAAACATGAATGAATTTATTTTATATGTTTTGTTTTTATTATTTTTTTATTATCAATTTTTTATTGTCCGATTAACTTGTTCGATTAACTCTTGTCCGATTAACTCTTGTCCGATTAACTCTTGTCCGATTAACTCTTGTCCGATTAACTCTTGTCCGATTAACTCTTGTCCGATTAACTCTTGTCCGATTAACTTGTCCGATTAAACATACATACTTTTCACAATGTCTTGCAATCTATTCGCGTCATCAATCTTGATAAGAACATCTATATCTGCCTTGCTAAGAGTATATGGAAATGTAACCGTTAATGCAATATCTTTTGCAAAGAATGGTTTTGAGTCGGATTTTACAAGTCGAAACAAATTTAATTTGGTATGAATAATTTCCAAACACCGTTTTAAATTTCGCACACCCTCTTCCTTTTGAGTAAACGCATCATTCGTAATAATATATTCCATTACATTTGTCGGAATAATAATATCCTCCTTATTAAAATGAATTTGCTCACGAATTTTTGGGAGAAGATAATCGTTGGCAATAATAACCTTTTCTTTTGTATTATACCCCTTTGTGAAGATTTTATACATACGGTCTCTCAAAATCGGATTCACCAGTGACTCGTCGTTATAACTAAATATGAACAAACACTTGCTTAAATCAAAATCCACTTCCGAAAAATATTTATCATGATATTGGTCATTTTGAGTTGCATCCGTAAGATGTGTTAAAATTCCAATAATTTCTTGTCCTTTCGGCGTGTCACTTACTTTATCCAATTCGTCAAAGAAGAAGATGGGATTCATTGATTTACATTGAATAATAGACTGTATTATTTTACCATACATACTTCCTTCGTATGTATATGAATGCCCCTCCAAATAACTCGCATCCGAACACCCTCCCAAAGGAATAAATACAAATTCTCTGCCAAGAATTTTACTGATGCCATATTTGACGAGCGATGTTTTGCCAGAACCCGGCGGTCCTTTTAATGCAATTGCATTTCCAATTACATCTGGATTTGTAATTAAATTTCCCAACAATTGAATAATTTGCATTTTGGCTTCATCCATGCCATACGTGCACATATTTAACATTTTATTCGCATTTTCCATAAATTCGTGACACTTATCTACCCCATCATCTAATTTTACGGGTAAATTTCGGTAAATTCCAAACGGAATATTCATAAATGCATCTACCCATCCACGTAATTTAAAATATTCACTATCACCCGGTTCCATCATATGTAACGAATTTAATTTTTGAAGCGCAATGACCTTATGTTTTGACGGAATATCCGATTCTAATAATGCCAAACGATACGGTTTATCGATACAAATAGTTGAATTGATATGTTTTAAATCTTCAACGATTTTTTGCTGTTCTTTATTTGACAGTTTTGTCTCAAAATAATCGATTTCGCGAATTCGTTTCGTATCTTGATGAATAAGTTTATAATAGGCTTTTGTATTTCCTTTACGTCCACGATGAACCAAATCTTTAATATCGTTATTGCAATTTTTAATGGCGCGTAAAATAATTTTGTTATTTGGTTTTTTTTCCAATTGGCTTGTAAAATCCCGTCGTAAATCTAATAATTCCAGATATTCTTGTTCAAATGAAATATGCGTGTCGTCCTTTTCTTTTTGTATAGCGTCCTTTTCTTTTTGTATAGTGTCCTTTTCTTTTTTCGGGGTTGATTTTTTTGATAATACAATTGGCACATTCTGATAATTTTCTTTCATAAACACGCGTTCATCTTCACTTGAATGAACCGATTTTTCATCATCGTCGTCCGTGTCTTCGTATTCGCTGTTATAATCGTCGTTTTCTTCTCCACCACCGATTAGAAATATACTTACCTTATTTTCCACATCTTCTTCTGATTCATCTTCTTCGTAATCTTCGTCATCATCTTCGTCCGATGATTCACATTTCTTCTTGTGCGGTTTTTTGGCGTTTTTTTCCTTTTTGTCCTTGACTATTTTCCCTTTTTCCTTTTTATCTGTTGCATGTTTTCCCTTTTTATCTTTGGCTTTTTTCCCTTCCTCCTCTGATAGAATTTGTTCCTTTGCCTTTGCCTTTACCTTTTGTGATTTTTGTCCAGTTGTTTTTGTTTTTTTACTATTTGAATGTTTTGCTTCTGCTTCGGCTTCTGCTTCTTCTACATCTGAACTATCATCTGAATCTGAACTGCTATCTTCATCCGACAAAGAACTTTCATCTTCATCAATGGAAGTGTAATTTGAATCATTGTCTTCTTCACTACTGCTACTATCACTGGTGATAATTCGGCGACGAGAAGATGTAATTTTGGATTGTTTAATTGGCATTATAAATTATTATTTGTATATTTTTATATGATTTGTTTTCATCAATTTTATCTACGAGAAACAACTACAGATTACGAATATGTATAATATGTCTGTTATAAACAACCCGAATCGGTTCCCAATATCTCATTTTATGATTAAATTCACACTCCATAAGTGCCGTTTTACGAGACGCATTCATATACTTATCTTTTCGTGTGTCCCTACTATCGTCTTCCGAATCGGATTCTTCAATATAATCCAAATTTGTATTCTCTCGTATTTTTCGAAAAATAGAATTCATAAATACGCTTACATTATAATTTTTAATATACGCCAACCCAATACAAATAGAAGTTGAAGTATCGGAATAGGCAAACAAATGATATACATCAAATCGAATATCTGCCTCCACGTGAAATATGGTTTTTGCAAAATACTGGGGCTTTTTCAAATTTGGAGAAAAATGTTGTATACCAGCCCGTTGTTTTACAACGGGTGGAGGGGCACTGGCGGTTGTGATTAACATAGTTCGTTTTATTTCATTTAAAAAAGGTAACATGTGTGTTAATGAACGATATTGCACATGATGCACTTGATATGGTATTTTTTTCGGTTTATTATCCGGATTTGTTTTATCGTGTGTTATTTGTATTCCAATATATTCAATATGTGGCAAATAAAAAGGTGCTTTATTTGCACATAACGTTAAAAACTCATACATACAACCTAATTTTTGAGACAAAGGAATTTTACAAAGAAAAATACCTTTGTATGTATACACATCTTCTAATATATATGTTTCATTATAATCCGTTACATAAAAAACAGTGCCTAATGCAAGGTCTTGTCCTTTCCATGAACGAGATAATTCTTGCATAATATCTGGACGACAGATTATTTTTATCACTTTTCTCTCTCTGTTTAATTCCATTACAAAACACATATCGGTATCTTCGTAAAAGGTAAACCAAATATAATATTTTTTACCATAAGGTATCTGTACTTTAATATGATAAAGAGAATTTGGCTCAGGAAGAATTCCTTGATTTTCATATGATGGCTCTACATGTGGGAAATGTCGCATTAATTGTGACATTTCGCATTCATTTAAACACGGATAAGGTGCAGACGACATATAGTATTAATATAATAGACGACATATATTTATATGCTTTTTTATAAGCCAAGTATTCTATATCCCTTGGTTGTTTTTTTACGAGATATAATGGTTGTTGTGTTCTTACTTGATACATGTATTTTATCATGACACGTTCGACATACAGACGATAAATTGCCGGGACGATTTTTATGTTGTCCGTTCGGTAAAAATCCACGGATATCTGCGTCTTGTTGATGAACTAAATGATGCATTTCTTCACCCAATTCTTTTCCACATACTTCACATAATCCTCCTTGTAATATAGAAGATGTATATGCCGAAGGTTTTCTCTCCAATATTCCCGCCACGGACGGATTGTATTTGGTTCGTAGTTGATAGGCTCTATTTAAAAAAGAATCGGGCATGTGTAAGGAACGACACACTTCCAGACCATAAAGTGTTTGTCCGCTACCATCTTTTAATATTCTGTCATATACCAATGCATCATGTTCCGGATTATAATATACTTCCAAATGTTTTAATCGTATTTTACCCGATTCTATAAACGCCTTTAATTCATCGTATTTACATATTTCATGGAAATGTGTGGCAAATAAAAAAGATGCATTGCTTTGAACAAGTGTCTCCAATGCCGACATGAAAATGGATACAGCCGAGTCCGTTTCTGTTCCCGAACATAATTCATCTCCAAGCACAAGACTGTATTTATCCGCCATTTTTAAAATAACATTTAATTCAACCATTTCATATACAAAGGTGGATAATCCTTTATGAAGATCATCCGACGAAACAATGCGAGAAAAAATAGATTTATAGGGAGAAAATACAAATTCTGAACATGGGACAAACATGCCGGCTTGGGCAAGTATAATGGCAATTCCGAGAGATTTCATAAATGAACTTTTTCCAGACGAATTTGTGCCGAATAAAAGAATTCCGGGTCCTCCTTTTTCATCCGTTTTTTTTGCTATATTATCGCTCAAATCAATATCATTTGGCACGTATAATTCATGAATTAAAAGCGGTTCAATTAATACATGTCGTAACTGTTTTACTTTTACATATGAACCATTGGATGATAATATAGTAGGACAACAATAATTGTTTTTTAATGCAATATGAGCTCTACATAATAATACATCTAATTTCCCAATATATTCTACCGCATATTCCAATACGAATAAATGTTCTTCCCAATCCGTTAAAAATTCATGATAAGCTCCTTTGGTAATTCCGGAAAGGTCGTCTCGCATGCCAGATATTTTTTGACATAGTTCATCCAATTTGGGAAATACAACTTCGTCCATCGAAGTGGAAGTTGAGCGAAATGAATATTTGCTGTGTGGCACATTTAATTTATGCCACTTGGCTCTTGTTTTTGTGCATTGTAGAGAGATTCCGGATTTTTCAGTAATATGTATTTTAATCGGTTTGTTTGTGGTTTCCGGAAATTCTCTTGAAATAGAATCATAAATATGTATAAATGTTGCATGTGCCTCTCTATATTCCGCTACTAACGAATGATATGCTTGTGTTTTATTTATTGATGTTGTTGGTTTATTTATTGATGTTTTATTTATTGATGTTGTTGGCATATTCTTTTTTTGTATGTGTGTATCTAATAAAAGTATATTCATTATAGGAATATCCGTAGCTGGATCATTTGTTTCTATAATCCACGTATTTGTAGTTCTGAATTTGGAACATATAGAGAGGTCAATTCTCGCCGATAAAAAAGAACACATTTGTTTAATATGTGTTCGCATTTCATCCGTAAAACCCATATATTCTGTGATAGTCGGATGCTCTTCCAAACAAATATCTATCTGTAATATTTGGTCAAGTGCCTTATAAATCCCGAAAATAGATGCAGGAGCTAATGTTTTTGAAACAATCTGGCGAACCCACCGTTCTATATCGCGAATATGCGACGACAATAAAAAACGAAGAGACTCAATCATTACGGGTTCTTGCATACATGTGCGAACCATTGTGTATTCCTTTTGTAACCACGTTTCATCCCATGAAGGATGCAGTAATTGATGCCGAAACCGGCGTTTTCCAATAATAGTTGAACATTGATTTAATAAGGACACAACACTGCTTTTTTGGTCAGTTGGGTCGGTTTGTATAATATTTAACTGTTTCAATGTATGATTTGCCAGAAAAACATGATTTGTATGATTCACAAATACGGGACATTGAATTTTACGAATAAAATCGGGATTGTGTTCCTGTAAAAAATCCAAGAGATAACAAAAGGATTGTGTCGCCACAATATTTTGGTCGAAATGAATGGAACACGTATAAAAAGCATCATGTCCAAATTGTTTTTCAATAATGGCAATAATATATGTTTGTTTTTCGCAATTACGCGCTTTTTTATCGGTTAAAATCGCAATCCAGTGGGTTCGAATAGTCGGTGATATAAACTCCTTTTGTTTTTGTTCTTGTTCAGATAAAAATAAAATTTCACATGGTTGATACATATATATAGCCGTTTCAATATACGTCAACATTTCCGTATTGGTTTTTGCCATAAATTCCATCATACATGTTTTACCTGTTATGATATTGATAGTGGAAATACCGACTACAATATTTTTCGCCGAAGATTCTATCCAAATACACATTATATTGTTTGTTTCTGTTGAGGTTGGCGTTGCGTCCGATGAAATATATGTGCTTGGTGTGAAAACGCCTTGAAATATACGATTACGTCGTCGTCCTTGTCCTTGTCCTTGTCCAAGTTCATCCTCTTGAACGTATACAACGATAGTATATCCCTGTTTTGTGAATTTATCCAAATATTTATCCAGTTGTGTGTCGCGAAATCCAGCCATGTATATTTGACACACAACTCCATCCAATGTGAAAGATACCTTTTGTTTCATTGTAAATGCCAAGTCTCCCATATGACACGCTTGCTCAATCGTGTCATATTCTGGGATAAATTGTTCAGTATGTTTAAGACCATATATTTCGAAAAATGCACCTACCTGATACAATAAAATAGTGTTTTTACCATATTTTATTTTATTTTCTTTTTCAACCTGAAAATATTCATAATAGATACTTGTCTCCGTCATTTATCTAACTAGACATATAATCTTTATGTTATTGGTGTGCACGAGCCCTATTAATTTAAAAAATAGGTTAAGGAGAGGTCCCAGTTAAAATTGAAATATAATTCTATTCTTTTTGCATGATAATTATAAAAATGTATGATACCGATAGTGAAGAAGACGAAGAAAATTTAATGATACTAGAAGAAGAATTCGAACAAGAAGAATTCAAACAAAAACAAAACGAACAAAAACAAAAACAAAACACCCCCCTATCCAATTCGCTCCGTCGTTGTCTCTCCATTGCAAACCAATCCACAAATCCAGTTTTGTATTTATTTGGGAGAATTACCGATATTATATTTAAAAGCGATATAAGCAAATACCAAAAACACGTACAAAGGAAAATATATAATAAATTAATTATTTCATATTTAACAAATATGCCAGAATCTAAATTGTATGAGCGCGATAAGTTTGGAATTACACCACTCGCAATTGCATGTCGATTGCGGTTTATAACTGTTGCCAAACTAATATTAGATAAAACCCAAAACATAGAAAACATATATATTCCATCGGGGTATGGCAGTTTTGTGATTGATACGTGCGCAAAAGCGAAAAATGCCAAAGGATTGGATACAATATTTTATACAATTCTTCAAAAAACTCCTATAGATATGGCTTCTATCGTCGTTCGTAGTCGGGCACTTCATTTTGCGATTTTAAGTAACAATACACAAAAAGCATTGGCTCTTCTTCGATTTTATCGGACCGATGAAGAATTGTATGCTAAAAAATATAAATGTGTGCCGTTATCTCAGGCGATTCATTCGAACGAATACGAAGTTGCCTGTAAAATTATTCATCTAACAAAATCCGAGAAATCTATACGAGACAATATGGGCTTGTATATTCATGACGATTTATTACGAAAATGTATTTGTGATAAATACAGGCAATTTACAAAAATCGTTCAGACAAAAGTATTTGTTTGTTTGGAAAGTTCTGCGTTGCCGGAAGATATATTATATAACATTTCTGAATATTTGGAACCGATATTTAAGGGATAGATTTCTTCGCGTTGGTGGGTTCAAATGCCGTTAATTGCGATATACGAATTCGCGCATGATTTTTTTTAATTGCCTCCAAATGAAAGTGTCTGTGTTCGCAATCTCCGGTAAATACATTTTTTATTGAACCACCGATTCGTCGCATTTGCTCTCGAATAGCGTTCCCCGAAAATAATGCCATATCTATTTTCCCCGAATAGGTACAATCTAAAAAAATATGCGTCTTATAAATAGCGAATCCATTGAACGCCGAATACACCGGAATAAATTCATTGGGAGATGTTTCTTTCCAACGCGCCATTAATTTTTCAAAATCGGCGCGTAATACCATTACCGCCTTTTCATAATCTGAAAAATGAAAAAAACTATATATAAAAGGATTATACGATAGCGCCCAATGGTCGTAATATCCGTCCTCTCTGTCAAACGAAATACTATCCCATTCATGTTGACGCTGAATAACTGCGCGAATCGTCTCTGGCTTGATTGTTCCTACACAACTGTAGTCATTTGAATCCATCATTATAAAATAATTTGGTTGTTGAGATTGACGGCGTATCATATGTATCAATCCGTTTCTCGCTCGGGCAATTCTCTCGGTGCGAACATTACGCAACGGACGTAATTCGTTATGTATTTCCATATAAAACATGGGGTCAAGTTGGGACAGTATGGTGGTTTGATATTGTTGAAGAATTTGGAGAGATGCATCTTGTGATGTATCATAAAACACTAAAACCGTTATTTTTTGAAATATGTTTGACTCTCGTAAAATATCGATATTTCTTAAAACACGAGGTAGTCCGATTTCATTATTAAATACACATAAACAAATATAACACGAATCGGTCATTTATGTATATAAATATTAAAGATATTATCGTAGGTCGTGTCTCTCAAAAAGGGGCTTGCCCCTTCTTTGAGAGACGCATAATGACGAAAATATATATAAATATTATCAAACAAACCACAATTTCCTATATAGAATCATACACTTACGTATCATACACTTACGTATCATACACTTACGTATCATACACTTACGTATCCCAAACATTTACACGTGGCTCCTCTCTAATATTTAAATCGTCTTTATAGGGAGAGACTTTTTGTTGAATGAGATTGCTCATGATAACCCCCCGTTTTTCAGACACCATGATTCCGTTTTTTTTATATTCAACGGTATGTAACGACTCTCCGACATCTACTTGATTTACCTCCCATTGAAGCTCATGTAATTTTGCCATAATTGGAAACAATTCTTGTGTCTGTTTTTCAACCATGGTTTTCACAATATCGCCCTGATTTATATCGGTTTTTCGGTAATCTTGTTCGAGAGAATACAATTCAACAATCGTGTCATGTATCTTTTGTCGCAACTCATCGATTTTCTCTTTTTTCTCAATATTATCGTGTAAATTCGTCATTTTATGAGTTAAATCTTGATACATTCGTTCTGCCGTCTCGTAATGGCTTCCTTCGTATTTAAATTCACGAATACAGTCAATCGGACTTTTGTATTTATATATTTCATCATTTTTCAAAGATATAATGCATTCTTTTGATGTTTCAATAATATCACGTAACTCATACACCGTATTTTCGATATTTGTAAAATATCCACGATAAATATCGATATGAAGACCGCAGGGGGGAGATGCGTTACAAACTGCCGTATATTTACGATTTTTTTGTGCAAAAATAGTTCCACCGTATGTTCCACAATTAATACAGCGAGGACGTTTTGCGGTTGATTTTGTTTTATCCATATTTTCTTTTGCCAACACCCGAATTTTATTTTCATAATTGCTTTTTAATGCAAAATATTTTTGGAGAGCATTTTCGTAAGATGTTTCTTTGATTTGTTGGTCCTCTTTTTCTTTTTCTTCCTCTTCCTCCTGTCGATTTTCTTCATTTCGTTTTTCTTCTTCTCGTCGTTCCTCTCGTCGATTTTCTTTGGTTTCTTCATGAATAATGCGTTCTTTTGGTATCTCTTTTTTTTTATCACAATCTCCCGTTTTTTTATTTCGGATACTTCCTTTTGGACAACGTTCTTTTTTTTCTTTATCTCCGCCAAAAAACATTCTATCTATATTATAGTAGTAAAACAAATGTTTGATTTTTATCTTGACCTATTTTCTCGTCATTATGGGTGGTTTATTTTTATCGTATATATTATTTATTTTATAGCCTTTTTTGGTGTATTCTCTCTAAATAAAAGTTATATTCATACTTTTAGTAATGTGGTTCAAACTATTATAGGATTGTTTTTATTTATACGATTTATACCTTTTAATACACAATCTACCTCTCTAAAATACAACGATAAAAATGTTATTTTCGGGTCGGCGATTATTTTATTAATGAACTCTGGCTTATTGGAACAAATTGCGCATAGTGTATTATCATCTTTTTCTTTTTCTTCTTCGTCTTCTTCTTCTTCTTCTTCGTCTATTCCTGTCCAACAATCGGCAAACCCGTTATGATGGAAGAATGTTGTAACTGACCTTTATACGCCCGAATTTGAGAGAGAACATATTCTTGTTCGCGCATCATTTTTCTATATAATTCTTCTTCCGTGGGTTTTCCTTTGTATCGAAAATATAAAATAAGCCCCACGATAAAAATCATCGTGAATGTAAAAAAACTATTCCATATAATTCGATATATATTCATTCTATACTCGTGCACATTTGAAAGAGAATATATCAATTGTTGTTGAATATGTGGTTCAACTAATACCATATTACAGTAGTAGTTGAATATATTTTTTACAACAGTCCGTATGAATTTTTACTCTATTATGTATTCAAAGATACATTATGTAATAAGATACACCAACATATGTTAAAATTGCTAAAATAATAGCACCAATCCATATGGGAAATACGGTTTTATGTTTATAGCCAACTCCAAATTGTCGAAATGAACCATCTGGCAAATAAAATAGAGAGGGTTTATATAAATGAATAAGAATAAACATACCTATAAAAAGAAAAATCGCTATATTTAATTTGTTTTTTCGTAAAATGGCTCTCATTATATTATATTACCTTTTTTATCTTGGAATAAGACAGAGGTGTTTAATACAAATTATAGTTTGATTTTTGACGGACTTGTGCAAATAGATTTCCCTCTTTGCTAGATACCATATCTCCGTATAAAAATTGTGAAAATGCCGTCTGGTCGTTCGGAATAGTAGAGCCAGCAGTTGAATTATAATTACGTAACGATTGTTCAAATAAAAATTCATCCCCCATATGTGTAAATAATTTATCCGCAATATCCGGCTGTCCGGGATTCAAATCTTTCACCAATTGTTTGGCTTGTGATAAAATATCATCTCCCACTTTTTGTGTATATGCCGGAGGAGCCGGTTTTTTATTTACATTGTATTCATAATCAGGAATCATGACATTTGAAAAAGGATTTGTAGAGGAAGGTTTATCGAATATATTTGCCGATACTTTAATTCCATTTTCTCTTAAAACATCCGAAACAATATGATTTCCACTACTATCAATATATTCTTCAATATCGTTCGTGCTAAATCCGTCTTTAACATGTTTATTTATATGAAAAAGATGAAACAAATAAATTGCAACTAAACATAAAGTTAATGTCAGTAAAACAAAAAATCGATGTGTAAAAAACCAGATAACAAATGAAAATACAATAATTAACCGAGTTGTCGCATTTAATTTTTCCGTCATGTTCATATGTTCAGTAGGAAAAAAAGATAATTCTTGAAACAATACATTGGGGTCATCTCCCCAAAATTCGGTTTTTTTTACATCATGTTGTTCTTGTTCTAATTTGTATTCCATTTACAATAAACTTTTATTTTTTATTCGAATATTCCGCCAAAATAACCAATGGTATTAATTTATCAACCAATAATTGAAGTTTTTTATGACATTTTCCGATGGTTACCCCACTCACTCCAGAAATAATTTCAATCTGTTGTTTGGTAATCTGTAAATGACAGTTCTCCGAAATAAAATAAATAATTCCGGAAGCAATTGAATGGGGCGTATTGTCGTCAATAATATTTTGTTTTTCAACCTTATCCGCAATAAATTTCGACAGCATAATCAATTTCGGCGGAACTTGTAGCCGACTCGCGAACCGTTCTACAAACGAACTTGGCGTTGTTTTACAAAGTTCTGTTTGTTCGGACGGATCTAAATTTCTCTCAATATTATGTAAAATTTGAACCGCCATAGAACAACCCGCCGTTGCACTTGCTTTATCTAAATGAAATATTTCGGCGATTTCATAGGCGGTTCGGGGGCATTCGTTGTATCTACATGACACATAAATAGACGCCGAAATAATACCATGACGATTTAATCCGCGAAACATTTTTTGTTCAGAAATATATTTATGCACAAACATGGCATAATCGATGAAAATACGCGGTATTCCGGCGTTTGTTGCCATAATAGTAATGTGTTGAAACTCATCGTATAGCGCTTTTTCTTTATGAGGCATACTTTGCCACTCCACCCATTTATGTATTTTTCGCATTTCATACGATGATTTTTGATGAATGGGTATTTTACATCCAAAGGACGATTCTATTAACAGCGGATTTATAGCCGCACCACATCGGGTCATATCGACACTATTTTTATCATCTCCTCCAAAGAATTTCCATTCGGGTGAATAATCAAGCTCATTTTTATAAATAATAGCACATTGAGGATTGGAACATGTCGGAAATCCTTCTTCCATGATAATAAGAGGAGTATCGCATTTGTAACAAAGACACTGTTCTTCAATTGCAATGGGTTTTTCGTCGATTCGAACAACGGCGTGTTCTTGGTCAAAACTCGCCCACAATGCTGCCTTTTCGGAAGAAGACAAAGATGTCTTGTTTTTTCTGGTTTTATTTGAAGAAGACGAGGATGAAGATTTATTTTCTTTTACGGTTTTTGACATAAATGTTTCATTCAAATACTGAAAATTCGTATTCAATTTTCTTCTTCATTATGTATTTGTGTTCATATAGTTATACAATAATGTTTCTGGATTATGATTTTGAACTTCGCCACACATAAGTGTCATAGATTCATACATTTTTCGCAATACATCATTTGGCGCAGTTGAACCTACTTTTATCATCCCGTGCTTTATTAAATATGACCGTATATCTTGAATTGATACTTGGGTAGTTGCGTGTTTTTTATCCATTGTATTATTTCGTATAGTTTTATTTGATACAAGAACACTTATTTTGGGAGACGTTTTTGATTTTCCTACCTGAAATTTACGACGAATTGTTTTCTTTTGTTTTTGTATAGGAGTTTTTCTTTTTTTATCGAGTTGTCGTTGGTTGTGTTGAATATGTTTCTCGGACGTTATTAATTCTTGTGTTTTTAAAAGTTGTGGTTGTTGTTGTTGTGGTTGTTGTGGGTGTGGTTGTTGTAGTAGTTGTGGTTGTGGTTGTTGTAGTAGTTGTGGTTGATTATTTCGCTGGGTTTGATTTTTCCATGTTTTGTATGTTGGCAATCGCCCTCCAGTTTTTAAACATCCATATGTGGGAGGCGGAGGATGTATATACGATTGTTTTATTGGTAGTGGTTGTAGTTGTGGTTGTTGTTGTGGTTGTTGCACATGAATGAGTGGATGTTGTTTTAATGTTTTATTGTGAGAAGGTGCGGACGCTACGGTTAATTTGGACAAGTGGTCAAGAGATTCTTGAAATTCAGTTCTAAATAAGGTTTCCGCCGATTCAGAATTGGTTGTTCTTTTGGGTAAGGTAGTTGAATCCTTATATATTTTCTCTTGTTCATCTCGAATTGCCCGTAATATATTACGGTTGTGTCTATTATGCGTTGTTTTATTTATAGCAGGGCGAAGCATTTTCGTCGGTTTTTGTTTTTGTGTATTTTTTGAAACTTTAAATAATTCTGGATTAATGCTAATTGTCTTTACTTTTAAATCACTCATGGAACAATTTTAATAACGGGCGAAATTATTTAACGTTATATATCTGTAAAATCATTCGGTATCTCTTTAATGCCTGTTCAATATTAATTCGGTCGATAACATTTGGCGTTACCATATCATAAAATAATGAAGAAAATTCATTCACTACGGCATTCGGCATCTTATTACGAACTATATATAAAACATACAAATATGATATTCCAGCTCCGTATATATCAATGGTTTGAATTGTCTTTTTAATAAGTTCATCCCGTGGCAATACTCCATCATGTATTTGTTTAGTTAGAGAGATAACAGCATTCCACATTTTGTTTTTTAATTCGGAATCATCGTCGCAAATGTATTTCTGTGCTCCTTGATAATTCGTTTTAAATTTACTAAATTTCGTGTTCAATTCATCTATACCAAGAATAGTATGGGTTTTTATATAGTCATACCCGTCTTCGGTTAAAAACGGAAATTCTACCGGATATGACCAATGCGATTTTACAGAACCTTTGCCAATTCGTCCCATAACATCTTTTTCCGTTCGCATTTTACCGAAATCAATGATTCGAATAACATTTTTGTTTGAAATAACTATATTTTGTGGTTTTAAATCGTGGTGAATATAGCCTTTTGATAAATACAACTGAATCGATTCCAATATGATTATGGCATTTTTCCAAAATAGTTGTATTTCTTTGGTGGATTGACTTTGTTTATCCGCCCATGTTGCCAAATTATCCCCACCATCGGGCATTATTAAAAGAGAATAGTGAGAGAGTTGTTTTGCCATATCGTCTCCATTTTTACATTTTTTAATGGCATCTATATTTTTACGTGTTTTTCGAACTTTACATGTAGTTGGATTACCTAAATAAGTGTATTTTTTGGGGTCTATCTTTGCTATATTCGTATACTCTTTTTGTTCAATATGTGCGTCATCATCTAATAATATTTTTGATACCGTATTGGGTTCAGATATAGAAGTATTTTCGCATAATAGGGACGGCTTGTGCACACAGCCAAATGTGCCTTGACCAATAACGGTTATTTTTTTTGTTTTCGTTTTTTTTGTTTTTTTCGTTTTTGGCATATATAATAATAGGTCAAAAAAAATTGATATAAATATTACACCTAATTTCATGTAACCTATCATATGTCAAATTCATCTACATCTATTCAATTTCTTTTAGAAAATTATCAATATCTTTTGGCTTCTCCTGTTTTTAAGGAACTGCAGAAGGAAATTGCCGATTTAAAAAAGGAAAATAGTATTTTGTCCAATCTTCTTATTCAACAAAAAGTATACCAACAACCAACAACAACGCGTGTATCCGATAGTCCTCCATTTTATAAGGTTGAAAAAGTTATTGAACCTGTGGTTGAACCCGTGGTTAAACCTGTGATTGAAAAAGTTGTTGAACCCGTGATTGAAAAAGTTGTTGAACCCGTGATTGAAAAAGTTGTCGAACCCGTGATTGAAAAAGTTGTTGAACCTGTAGTTGAAAAAGAACAAACAATCGAAGAAGCTGACGAAGCTGAAGAAGAATCTGACAATAAACTATATTATAAAATCGCAACAGATGCGAATCCGGTAGATTTAGATTCTAAATTTATTATTGTCGGTATTATTCCATTTGAAAAAGGACACAAGGTTACATACAGATACAAGAATGCATCTGAAAAAGAATCTGACGATGTCGAGGAAGAAGAATCTGATAAAGTTGAAGAAGAAGAATCTGGAGAAGAAGAAGAAGAATCTGGAGAAGAAGAATCTGGAGAAGAAGAATCTGGAGAAGAAGAATCTGATAAAGTTGAAGAAGAAGAATCTGGAGAAGAAGAATCTGATAAAGTTGAAGAAGAAGAATCTGGAGAAGAAGAATCTGATAAAGTTGAAGAAGAAGAAGCCGAAGAAGAATCTGGAGAAGAAGAAGAATCTGTAGAGGAAGAAGAAGTAGTCGAAGAAGCTGATAAAGTTGAAGAAGAAGTCGAAGAAGAATCTGTCGAGGAAGAAGAAGCTGGAGAAGTCGATTTAACCGAAGTTATTATTAATGGTAAAAAATATTATATGGATGAATCATCAGGAGACGTATATGAAATATTAGAAGATGAAGAAGCCGGTGAAATTATTGGAAAAATGACGAATGGAGTGCTAACCTTATTATAATAAGGGTCTGGGTCGGTATCGCAATATATCCAATGTTTTTGTAGTTGTCGGAAATTCATTGTTTCCATAAATATCTTGTAATAACAGCCACTCAAACATCCCTCCTAAATAAATAGACACATCTATAAATCCGAGTCGGATAAATTCAGATGCTTTTTTTTCCAATGCAGTTCCCGCATGTGAATTTTCGCCATAAATAAAAATACTATAATTTCGTATAGGTTCATTTCCTTCCAAAATTTCATTTATAAGTGTTTCTTCAATATGTATATCAATTGTAGATGGAATTAAACAAAGTTGATTATTTGAAGGAAGAATATTAATAAAAATAGTTTTCTTTGGTCCTACCGTTTTTTGATTTATTTGCATTTGTATTTCTTCAAAACCTATTTTTTTTATTTTATGTTGAGGTTGAAATAAAAACATTGCTTATTATGTAATGGTATTTTGAGATTAAAAAATAGGCGAATGGTTCGACAATCGTTGTTTATTTTATTTTATTACCATCTCTATCATATTCGGATACAGTTGTTGTGATTGTAATGTATGGTTGCGTATGTTTTATTGATTCTTTGGAGAGGGATTCTTCAATAGGATTTTCTTCTATGGATTGAGTAGGAGTGAGTTCTTCTATGGGTTGAGTGAGTTTTTCAATAGGATTTTCTTCTATAGGTTGAGTAGTTAGTTCTTCTATAGGTTGAGTCGGCGTGGGTAGTTGAGTAGTGGGTTCTTCTATTGGTATAGGGATTTCTTCTTGAGTAGTTGGCGGTGAATGTTTTAATATTTCGGATAAAACAGTTATAAATGTATGTAATCGCACAGTCGGCTGTAGTAATTTTGTTATTATTTCAATAAATGACACAATTTCTTGTTTGTTATGGTTCATATTATCATATGAAAAGAATTAAATATATCTATCTATCCACTATAATGTCCGGAAAAATTGCTATACAACTCATGGGCGGAATTGGAAATCAACTGTTTCAATTGTTCGCCCTATTTGCATTTGCCATAGAACAAAAAATACCTCCCCAAATTGTATTTTCCCATAATCTAAATGAACGACAAACCTATTGGGAAACATTCTTGTATGGATTTAAACCTTTTACGACATATCGGTCACCCCCTCCCAAATACGATATAGATAAAATTATGTCTCTTCCCGTATGGCAAGAACCGTCTTTTTTATTTACCCCGATTCCCACCACAAATATACCCGCCCAATTTCGTATTAGTGGCTACTTTCAAAGTTACCGTTATTTTAATAAACCCGAAACAAAATCTCGTATCTATGAATATCTTCATTTGACAGAACAACAAAATGATATGAAACCAACTTATTATGCATATGTCGACGACGATGATATATCTATTAGTATGCACTTTCGGTTAGGAGATTATAAATACAAACAAGAATTTCATCCCGTTTTACCGTATGAATATTACGAACGAGCATTACAAACCATTCTAAAAGATTTTTCATCGGAAGATAAAATAAAGATATTGTATTTTTGTGAAAAAGAAGACAATGCATATGTGAATAATATCATCGCGCGTTTGAAAACAAACATTCAGCATAACTGTGTATTTTCTAAAGTGGATGACACGATTGTGGATTGGAAACAGTTATTATTAATGAGTCTTTGCGACAATCACATTATTGCCAATAGTTCCTTTAGTTGGTTCGGTGCATATTTTTCGGGCAATATGACAGGTATTAAAAAAATATGTTATCCCTCTCTATGGTTTGGACCTGCCTTGCCGAATCATAATACCATTGATTTATTTCCAGCCGAATGGATTAAAATTTAATGTAATTTGTCGTTGACCGTGTCTCTCAAAAAGGGGCTTTGCCCCTCTTTGAGAGACGCATAATGACGAATATACGTATTCTAATATAAATCTTGCTACACCGAACAGTGAAGCAAGATTTTTAGGACAAAGACCAAATAAAGGATGTGTATGTTACCATTTATTTTTCTTTACCATAATATTATTTCCTTTTTTCTTTTTGCTTTCATTTGGGTCATACTCTCCTTCATCATCATCATCCCCCATATTTTTAGATATTTCCCAAAATTCTTTTGCCCCCAATTTAAAATCGGGGCGAGACGATTCCGCTTTATACCAAAAAATCTGGTCCTGAATTCGATTTGTTTTTGCATTGTTATTTATTACCAAACATTCATAATTTTCCGTCGTCTGGTCCATTACACTGCTAAATGCCTCAAGTGTTGGAAACATCGATGCATAATTCTCCCAAATTCGTTTCCGATTTGCGAAATACGGTTCTCTCAAAATAAAAACATAATCTATGTTGGTTCTCAGGTTCGGAGGAATACCTAAAGGGTATTGCATTGTTATGATCAACATCACCTTCCAATGCCGTCCATTCATAAAGAGTAATCTCATGAGTTTATCCTTTGCCCATGATGCGTCATACAAACAATCGTCCAGAATCACAAATGTCCGCGGGTCAATAGTAGTTTTACGATAGGTTTCCATCTCTTTATTCATTTGTTTTAGCACCATTTTTTGTCGTCGCAAAATATTTTCAATCAAAACCGTATTATACTCGTCATGTATAAATAATTTCGGCACATGTTTTGAAAAAAATCCATTTGCCTGCTCCGTTCCAGAAATAACCGTGCCAATTGGAAGGTCTTGATGATAAAAAAGAAGGTCTCGAATCAAAAACGATTTACCCGTATCACGTCTGCCAATAAATACAATCACGGGACCTTTATTTTCGTCAGGTTTAAACGTAATGCTTCTCATGTCAAATTTGCGTAGTTCTAAAGCCATACTATCGTCTATATAATAATGATACTTTCTTTTTTTAGGTTTTAAACCTACTATGGATAACATCCACGGAAACGAATATAAAGACAGCCCTCCATTATATGCAACCAGTATGTCTTCTTCTTCTTCTTCATTGCAAACACACTTGGACATTGTCCATCTAATTGAACGAAACCCAATTGCACGATTTCAAAACAGCACATATCAGAACAAACTTATCCAAAAAATACAACAAAACTTTACCGAATCACACCAACAATTATTTATTGGTAGTTTTTACTGTTATTTAAACTACGCGAAAACAGATTTTGTTATTGATTTGGATAATATTTGGAAATGGTTGGGATTTACAAGAAAAGACAACTGTAAAAGATTGTTGGAAAAATATTTTATAATAGATATTGATTATATAGTTGAAAATCTTGCTCCTCCGATCGGAGGAGCAAGATTTTCAGACAATAAGGTCGAAAAAGCTTTTTCTGAAGAAAAAATGGACAATAATGTTAGCGCTCCACCGATCGGTGGAGCGTTCTTTTCAGACAATAAGGTCGAAAATCTTGCCGCAGAAACTTCTGTAGCAAGATTTTCGGCAGAAAAAATGGACAATAATGTTAGCGCTCCTCCGATCGGAGGAGCGTTCTTTTCAGACAATAAGGTCGAAAAAGCTGCTCCACCGATCGGTGGAGCAGCTTTTTCAACAGAAAAAATAGGATGGGGAGGTATTAATAAAGAACGAGTGCTTTTAAGTGTAAATACTTTTAAAAAATTATGCATAAAATCAAACACAAAAAAGGCGGATGAAATTCATGATTATTTTATCAAATTAGAAGAAACAATACAAGAAACGATTCATGAAGAAAGTAACGAATTGCATCAACAATTAACAGACACAAAAACACAATTAACAGAAGTAAAACACACAATTGAAATAACAAAACGTGAAAAATGCCGAGACGTAGAACATGCACTTATCTCTCAATTTCCCGTAAATACAGAATGTATTTATTTCGGAACAATTGACAATACAAACGCACAACAAGAATGTCTCATTAAATTTGGTCATTCAAACGACCTCTCTACAAGAGTTATGAACCATCACGCGACATATACAAATTTCAATTTAATTTATGTATTTCGAGTGCACAACAAGGTAGAAATAGAAAATCTTATCAAGAACCACCCAAAAATAAAAAAACAAATTCGAAGTATTGAGATACATGGTAAAAATAAAACCGAAATAATTGCATATAACAAAATATTTACTCTTGATAAATTATCAAAATATATCAAGGAAATTATCCAGTTAAGAACATATAGTATTGAAAATTTCAATAAATTAACTGCGCAAAATGAAATTCTGGAAATGGAGAAAATTCAATTGAAAGAACAATTGGCTACCTGTCAAAATACGATTGCACAACAGTCTCTCGAATTGGTTGAACTAAAAACGGCAAATGCTTCCCAACAAACACAAATAAATTTGGCGATGGTAGAAAACCAGTCCGTATATATAAACGCACTTTTACCAGAAGACGAATTGACGATAAAATTCAACAATTTTATAGATACTATGTGTATTGTTCGACCGGATGTAGATGCATCCTCTACAGAAATAGAGGGTCAATATCGTATTTGGAATCACAGCAAACCCACGAAAGAAGTTTTCCATAAATTAAAACATTATTTAGATACCAGATTTAAAGCAAGTCGCATTTCAAAACAAGACAGTGACCAAGTTGTTCATGGATATGTCGGAATAAAACTAAAAGATATTATGTATAAGAAAAAGTTCGTAGATAATGTGACGGAAACATTTTTATTTCAAGTATGCGCATTTTCACCCAATGGAAAAATATTAAATTCGACCTTGTTGGAGGAATACCAGAGATGGAAAACGAGCGTGAATAAGGAAATCGGAGAGAATGATATGAAAGAAATCAAAGATTATTTGAATTCGTGTGAATATGCACTTAAAGCAACGGTTTGGACAGAATACGGAACAAATGAAGGATATTATGGTGTTTTATTGAAAAAAGACATACATAAATATAAAAAAACCTCGTCTACAGGTAAAAAGGTGGAAAAAAGAATGGTCGGAACGGAAATGGTGTTGGGAACGTGGGATACAATCGCAAAGGCGGCGCAATATGAGAGCATGTGTTCATCAAAAATGAGTTTATGTATTAAAAATAAAACGGCGTTTGGCGATTATTATTTTTGTATAGCAGGAACTGACACTACCTCGATTTAGATTTGTTTTATACAAAGTAGGTTCTCAGATAAAATTGATTACTCATTCGTAAAAGAATATACATAAACATCATTATATATATTAATGTCATTGCCATCAAAAAATGAATTCAACAATTATGCCTCCCGAATTATTGGCATTCAGTTTAGCGTGTTATCTCCGGAAGAGATACGCAAATCATCGGTGGTTCATATTACCAGCCGAGATACCTATATAAATAATAAACCGGTTATTGGTGGATTATTTGACCCAAGAATGGGAGTTCTTGAAAAGGGATTTATTTGTCCAACCGATGGTTTAACCTATATTGATACGCCTGGATACCATGGACATATTGAATTGGCTCGTCCCGTATTTTACATTCAACATATTAAGGAAATATCAAAAATTCTAAAATGTATTTGTTTTAAATGTAGCAAACTTCTTATGAATAAAAACAACCACGCGCATATATTGGACCGTCCTGCAAATCAACGTTGGGATTATGTATATGAACATTCGCAAAAAATAAAACGATGTGGTAACGACAATCCCGATGGATGTGGATGCAAACAGCCCGATAAAATTAAACAGGAGCAAATGGCGAAACTTATTGCCGTGTGGGATAGTATTGATACAACCGTAGATGGAGGAGGAGGAGGAGGAGAAGAAAAAGAAAAGGAACGACTTATCATGAATCTCTCGCCCGAAATTGTTATTAAAATATTTAGCCGAATTTCGGATGACGATATTCAATTTATGGGATTTCATCCGAAATGGTCCCGCCCAGAATGGTTTATTTGCACCGTATTGGCAGTTCCACCCCCCGCCGTCCGTCCGTCCGTAAAACAGGATGCTCAACAACGAAGCGAAGACGATTTAACGCATATTTACAGTAATATTATTAAAACCAACACGGATTTATTGAAAAAAATTCACGAAGATGCGCCTCTTCCTGTGATTGAAGGAATGACGGGAGTGCTTCAATATTTTATTGCAATGGTCGTAAATAATAAGGTGAAAGGTGCATCGCCTCTCACCCAACGGTCGGGTCGACCACTTCAATGTATTTCGGGAAGATTAAATACAAAAGGTGGACGTATTCGCGGTAATTTAATGGGAAAACGTGTGAATTTCAGTGCTCGGTCAGTCATCACGGGTGACCCCAATTTGTCTATTCGACAGTTGGGTATTCCGATGAAAGTTGCCAAGAATTTAACCACAAGAGCCTATGTAAATGACCGCAATCGGGATTATCTGACGAAATTAGTTCAAAATGGTCCTGATGTGTATCCGGGTGCAAAAACACTGGAGAGAAAGGGGGAAACCGACCCGATTTCATTGAGAAATGTAGATAGAATGAGTATTCAATTGAAAAATGGTGATATTGTGCATCGTCACATGATGGATGGAGATGCCGTATTGTTTAACAGACAACCGAGTCTTCATCGAATGTCCATGATGTGTCATATTGCCAAAATTATGACGACCGGTGATTCTTTCAGAATGAACGTTGGTTGCACCAAGCCATACAATGCGGATTGTGAAATAGTTCGCAACAGGGAGCGTTAAAAGCGTGAAACTCTCTAGTATATTCAATTCGATTTTAAGAAAATTGATATTCAAATTAAAGTAAATGTGTGGTAGGCGATGGAGGAAAAGTGTTGTAGCAGGTGCGGAGAAATCAAATTATTTGGGTTGTTTATAAAGAATCGAAACATTTGCAAAGAATGTGACAATAAAATTCACAGAGAAAATTATGCAAAACGAACGTATGAACAACCCATCAAATGTTGCAACACGTGCAACATTGAAAAGGATATTGAACTATTTATTAATAACCGAAATATTTGTAAAGATTGCAACAATCTAAAACGCACAACTCGATATCATGGGGATGAGAAATTGCGACAAAAGATTAGTCAACAATCCAGCATATATAAACATGACAAGGTTCTTAAACGACAAGAGGCAAAGAGAGAAAAACAATTGGCAATTGGAGAAGACAACCAACAATGCCCATATTGTGATGTTATTTTCAATAAATCCAACTTCAGACATAATCGGCAAAAGTGCAAAGATTGCGAACGAAAAGATGGAAGAGCATTTATTAAAACTGCTATTTTCAAAGAACGTTTAAAAACCAGATATGAAACAGATCCTATTTTTAGGTTTTTAAGATTGCAACGCACACGAATTTGTAATGCATTGAAATCTCGTAAAACAAATCATACGATTGAATATTTGGGATGCACTGCAAATGAATTTTACGATTGGATGTATTATCAGTTTGATGAAAAATTTACATTTGAAAATCACGGAACTGTGTGGCATATTGACCACGTGATTCCTATTGCCCAATTTAATCTGGATAATGTGGATGAACAATTTCTATGTTTAAATTGGAGAAATACAATGCCCTTATCTGTTCATGAAAACTTGTCAAAAAATAAAAATATAGTTCAATCCCAAATCGCACAACACTACCAAACCCTACTTTTATATCACAAAGAATTTGAAATCGAATTTCCTGAGGAAATCCATGATATGTTGTCTCTACACGGAGGCAATGTATTGAATATGCAACATGACCAAATTGCGGGAAACCCCTTAGAGTCGTAACTACCACCTCTTTGTCGGAAACGACGGAAGAGGGAACTCGGGTAATGACCGAATCCAATGGTAAAAACGTTACGAATTGGGCAATCCGCAGCCATGTCTCTAAACTCGCTTATCGTAGAGTATGAGAAAGGTTCAACGACTTGATGATTGTGGGTATTAAATGACGGAGTAACGACCCCGATAATGCTTAAGGTAAAGTCTGGTCCTGTATCGAAAGAACAGGTGAATTCCCTTCTCAGGAATTCTGTAAAACACTACGTTTGATGGAGATGAAATGAATATGCATGTCCCGCAAAATATATTGGCGGAGACAGAACTGCGGAATTTGGCGGCAATTCCGTATCAAATTGTAAGTCCGGGAAACAACGCGCCTATCATTGGTATTTTCCAAGATTCGATGTTGGGGTCATACCAATTCACGCGCGCAGGACAGAAATTTACGTTTCGTGAAGCGATGAATTTATTAATGATGTTTCCGAATGTACAACCACAAAAATTAGCCGACGCATATACGAAACAGGGACATATTACGAATTTTGATATATTGTCCCAAATTCTCCCCCCACTAACATTAAAATACAATACAAAATTATATAAAGATGCAACCCCCGACCGCAATCACACATTAGAAATCCAAAACGGAGAGTATATTCGCGGTCAAATGGAAAAATCCGTGCTTGGAGGCGGTTCGAAAGGTCTGATTCACCGTATTGTGAATGATTTCGGCAATCGCGTGGCATCCGATTTCATCGATAATTTGCAAAATATTATTACGGAATATATGAAGACGAGTTCGTATAGTGTGGGTGTAAACGATTTAATTGCGAATAAACATACATACGAACGAATTACCCAGATTATTATAGACCGAAAGCGAGAAGTGCAACAACTTATGGAAAAAATCCATTTGGGAATTTTCAAGAACACAACGGCGCAAAACAATCGAGTGGAGTTCGAGACACAGGTAAATAATATATTAAACAAGGCGCGCGGAGATACAGAAAAGGAGGCGGAAAAGAGTTTGAAATCGGACAATCGATTCTTGACTATTGTGAAATCGGGGTCAAAAGGTAATATGGTAAATATTTCACAGATGATTGCGTGTTTAGGTCAAACCAATATTGATGCCAAACGTGTGCCATATGGGTTCGACAATCGAACACTTCCGCATTACCGAAAATTCGATGATAGTCCGGAAGCCCGTGGATTTATTGAAAATTCGTTTATTTCGGGATTGTCTGCTCAAGAAGTGTTCTTTTTGGCGATGGGTGGTCGAGTGGGATTAATAGATACCGCCGTCAAAACAAGTCAAACGGGATATATTCAACGTCGATTGATTAAGGGACTGGAAGATGCGGTTGTCATGTATGATATGACGGTGCGTAACAATATGGGTAAAATTATTCAGTTTCATTATGGAGATGACGGATTTGATTCTACTCGTGTGGAAGTACAACCGATTCCTTTGGCGACAATGTCCATTGAGGATATATACAAACGTTATATGGAAGACACACAAACAACGCTATTGGATGTATTTTCAAAAGGAGCGTCTACTCGCATTTATAAACAGCGAGAAGAAACCGCAGTAAAGAACAAAGAAATGATTGATAAAATGGTCAGTTGGCGAAATCAACTTATTCGTCATGTGTTTAAATTCAAAAACGAAAACAGTGTGAATGTCCCCGTTGCATTTATTTATATTATTAATAATTTGCAAGGACAGCTGGATTTAACGACAAATACAGTTGTGGATATTACGCCATATGAAGCGTATGAACTCATCGAGTCCTATTACGCAAAATTACAAAGTATTGTATTTGCCCCTCCAACGGAATTGTTTGAAATTATGTATTACTATTATTTAAATCCAATTGATTTATTGTATAAAAAACGATTCCATCGCAAAGCTCTCACATTGTTGTTGGAAACGGTTTTGTTAAAATACAAACAGGCAATTGTTCATCCGGGCGAAATGGTGGGAGTTATTGCGGGGCAATCGATTGGCGAACCGACCACCCAGCTTACACTCAATACATTTCATTTGGCAGGTGTAGCATCCAAGTCAAATGTAACTCGCGGTGTTCCCCGAATTGAAGAAATTTTGCGTTTAACGAGAAATCCCAAAAATACGTCCATGACGATTTTCTTGAAGGAATTAGACCGAGAAAGTCAGGACAAGGCAAAATTTTACTCGACTATGGTGGAACATACAAAATTGGTAGATGTGGTGAAATCTACACAGATTTGTTTTGAACCCGATGACCGAACTCCTTCCACAGACGAGTTAATGCTTCAAGAATACTATGCATTTGAACAAATGGTGGAAGAATGCAATACAAATCAACCACAACAGCAACCGCCCCAACCAAAATCAAAATGGATTGTGCGAATGGAAATGAATAGAGAAAAAATGTTGGATAAAAATCTGACGATGGACGATATTCACTTTGCCATTAAAAAAAGCAATGATGGTCAAAATATTACGTGCATATTTTCGGATTACAATATGGATAATTTGATATTTCGTATTCGTATAAACAGTGATGTATTTAAAAAACATACAAAGAAACAAAAAGGTATTGCCCGAACTCTGGACCAGTCCGATGAAATCTATTTGTTGAAGAATTTTCAAGATACCGTTTTAAATAATATTGTTCTGCGAGGTGTTCCGGGTGTGGGAAATGTAATTCCGAGAAAAATCGCAAATATGGTGAAAGACCCGCCCAAAGGTTTAGAAATTACAAAGGAAGGAGGAGAAATAGTAACGAAAGAGGATGTTTGGATTTTAGATACAAATGGGTCAAATATGCTGGATGTTCTTGCACTGGATTTTATAGATTCAACGAGAACCATTAGTAATGATATTCGTGAAGTGTTTGATGTTCTTGGAATTGCGGCTGCGCGTCAAGTTATGTATCAAGAATTTGTGGATGTAATGGAATTCAGTGATGTGTATATCAATCATCATCATTTGAGTTTGTTATGTGACCGCATGACATTAACAAAGGATATGATTCCAATCTTTCGTTCAGGAATTCTTAAAGATGATATTGGACCAATTGGCAAAGCAACGTTCGAGGTTCATACAGAAGTATTATTAGATGCAGGAAGACATGCGGATTTAGATACAATGCGCGGTGTGTCTGGAAACATTATGATGGGACAACAGGGACTTTTCGGAACAAATTCGTTCAATATATTGTTAGATATGGAAAAGATGGCAAAACAATCAAAAAAGACATTGCAATTAAAAGACCCGACGGCGGAAATCAATCGAATGTTGGGTGCTGGAGATGATGGCGGGAAATGTTCGGCGGATTCAATCCGAATTGAAAACAATATTGGCAATATTAAACGTAGCAATGTAATACAAATTTGTGATGACAATAAATATAATATTGGGTTTTAGAGAGAAAAGAAAAGACAGAGAGAAAAGAAATAAAAAAAGAAATAAAAAAAGAAATCAAATAAAAAAAGAAATAAAAAAAGAAAGAAAAAGAAAAAAAGAAATAAAAAAAGAAATAAAATAAACGTATAAAACCATATAAAAGTATATTTATGTAAAATATACTATTTGCACATGTCGGATAAATCTATTTATTTAAAAGCATACAACAAACTTTTTTTTGATTTTTTAGACGAAATTATTGCGATTTTTCCGGATAATAATGATATTAAAGTTGCCAAACAGTCATTCGAAACCATCCGAAAACTGAATGTTACGGCTATTTTAAAGGCGTGGTATAGTTATGTTTATATGCCATACAAAGACCGTATTGATGGTGGCGATATCTCATTTTTTATTGATAAAGATTATGGAAGTGATTTAGTGTATTTATCGAATTCTCAGGAAATTATGGTTATTGTTGATAAAATTCGTAATCCAATTCGAGACATGAGCGACGACAATAAACAGCATTCTCTTGCATATTTACAAAAATTAAGTAAATTAGCAGTGGCTTATTCACAATAATACTACTAAAATAAAGTTGGCTGGTTTTTGGTTGAAAAAACGTTATACATTGTTACAATATGTGATTGAGTTAGCGGTTCAGGATAATACATAACATTACATATTGCTCCATATAATCCATTATGCTCTCCAATGAAAACCGAGTGAATGGGGGGCGGTTCAAAACATTCGAATGTTTTTTGTAGAGTTCCATCAATAAAAACGTCACACATATTATGTCGATAATTCAATACAATATTTGTCCATTTTTGTAATTTTACATCGAACTCTTGTTCTTGTTTTTGTTTTTGTTTGGGATTTTTTGAATATGAATGCACAATTATTTTATTTTGTTCTTTTTCTTTTTGTTCTTTTTCTTTTTGTTCCTTTCTTGTATCATGAGTCCGATACGTAATAATTGGCATGAAGGCATTTATCGTAAAAATAAGATATTCTTTATCTGAAGCTGGTTGGGGGTTTATATATGTCCATAAAGATATGGCGTAATTTGTTTTTAATGAATGAAACGGGGGCAAGGCAGTTTGAATATCTAAAAATGCGGATTCTTTTAAAATAGGTGTTCCTTTTCCCTGAATCAGTGTTGCGGATTTTTGAAGAAAATAGGGAATTGAAATAAATAAAAGAATTGCGATTAGTTCCATCAGGAAAAGAACAAACACAATATTGGGCGTAATTCCGATTTGTTTATTTACATGTTCCAGAAAATCTGTCAATAAACACGGTAAAAATAAAAGGAATTGAATAAGTATATTGTTTTCCCAACTACTTCCTTCTTGTTGCGTATAAAATATTCGGTATGCAATCGCCATACCGGCAACAATCATAAATAAAAATAATGCTATATACAGGAAAGTCATTGAATTAAATCCGGAAAACCATGATAGCCATGTTGTTCTTGTTATGTATGTGGCAATACCGAGAGATACAATCGCAAGAATCCAACGAGACAATACAGTTAATGAAATAGTTCCGAATTTCTGATTTATATAGGTAAGCCAACCGAGTAATGCTAAAGTAATTCCTGTAATAATATCTTGTTGGAACTCTTTTATAACGGGGTCGCCTGTATTTCCGTATATATTTTTAATGCGAATATTTCCAATGATGAAATAGAAATAAAATCCTATTACAATGATGGAAATAAAAAAGAGAATGTATGAATTTATTGTCATGTGTTTCTTATTAAAATAGAAGGTTATTATCTTTAAGAGAAAGAAAATTGTATCATTGTTTTATATAAATGCGATTTGAAATCGTTTTAATCTTGGTTGCATGTTTTTTAGTTGCAAATATTTATACAGAGGGTAAATATGTAAAGAAGCTTTATGCGTTTAAAAAATACTATCAAATAGGAGGAGTTTTATTAGGAGCATTATTTTTGTATTGGTTTATGAAAAAGAATCCAGCGTCTGCCCGAGATATGATTTATAATACACACGAATATGTAAAATATTTGCCAGTCGACCGAAATGTATCTGCGAATTTTATTGAACCGTTAATCAACTTTACAAAAGAGAAATATACAGATGATGGATATTCGCAACCTATTTTATCGTTTGATAAAGAAAAAAAACGGGTTTCTATTCCACAAGCCGGTTTAATTGATACAACCAAACATAAACGTTCCGTTTCAGATGCAAAGAAAAAATATGTGGCGGCAAGACAGAAATGGCGGTGTGCCTCATGCGACAATCTTCTTTCGGCAAGTTATGAAATTGACCATAAAATTCGGGTAGCAAATGGAGGGAATGATCTAAGTAATCTTCAGGCTCTTTGTCGCAATTGTCATGGAGAGAAAACATTAACTGAGGTTTTTTAACGGAAAAATCTATATTTAAGTATAAAACCTTTCTCTATACAAATCTACAAACATTACGTTGTGTAAATAATAAATTGACTTCTCTAAACAATCTTCCTCCCACTCTACAAACATTATATTGTTATTATAACCAACTGACTTCTCTTGACAATCTTCCTTCTACTTTACAAGTATTATGGTGTCAAAACAATCAACTAACTTCTCTTGACAATCTTCCTTCTACTTTACAAGTATTATGGTGTCAAAACAATCAACTAACTTCTCTTGACAATCTTCCTTCTACTTTACAAGTATTATGGTGTCAAAACAATCAACTAACTTCTCTTGACAATCTTCCTCCCAATTTACAAATATTAATTTGTCATGAAAATAAATTAAATTCTATCGAAAATCTTCCTCCAACTTTACAAACATTAATTTGTCATACAAATCAACTAACTTCTCTTGACAATCTTTCTCCCACTTTACAAACATTATCTTTTCGGAAGAATCAATTAATTTCTCTTGATATTTTACCTCTTACTTTACAAGAATTATATTGTTGGGATAATCCAATTTACACAACATGTAAGGAACTATATGGATTTGAACTTTCTGTAGAAACAATTGAACAATACAATGAAATCAAACGCATTGAAAATATGGAAAAAGAATGTTGCCCACTACTAAAATAGTAGCGAAGAAAATTGATATTTATTTGTTTATTTTTTTGTAATAAACAAATAATAAATGACAGATTATACCGTAACAGAATTGGATTTATCGGGACGAAACTTAACTATTTTACCGGATTTATTTTTATACACAAATCTACAAACATTATATTGTGGAAATAATAAATTGACTTCTCTCGACAATCTTCCTCCCAATCTACAAAGATTAGATTGTTATAACAATCAACTGACTTCTCTCGACAATCTTCCTCCCAATCTACAAAGATTAGATTGTTTCAATAATCAACTGACTTCTCTCGAAAATCTTTCTCAGAATCTACAAACATTAAATTGTTTCAATAATCAACTTACATCTATCAACAATCTTCCTATCACTTTACAAACATTGCGTTGTGGTGGCAATCAACTGACTTCTCTCGACAATCTTCCTCCCAATTTACAAGAATTATGGTGTCGCCATAATAAACTCACTTCTCTCGAAAATCTTCCTCCGAATCTACAAAAATTATCTTGTCTGAAGAATCAACTGACTTCTCTGGATATTTTACCTCCTACTTTACAAACACTATTTTGTTCACACAATCCAATTTACACAACATGTAAGGAACTATATGGATTTGAACTTTCTGAAAAAACAATTGAACAATACAATAAAATCAAACACATGGAAAATTTGGAAAAAGAATGTTGCCCACTACTAAAATAGTAGCGAAGAAAATTGATATTTATTTGTTTATTTTTTGTAATAAACAAATAATAAATGACAGATTATACCGTAACCGAATTGGATTTATCGAAACAAAACTTAACTGTTTTACCTGATTTATCTCTCTATACAAATCTACAAAGATTAGATTGTTGTCATAATCAACTGACTTCTCTCGACAATCTTCCTCCCAATTTACAAGGATTATATTGTATTTGTAATAAATTGACTTCTCTAAACAATCTTCCTCCTACTCTACAAACATTATGTTGTGAATATAATCAACTAACTTCTCTCGAAAATCTTCCTCCGAATCTACAAGAATTATATTGTCATCATAATCAACTGACTTCTCTCGACAATCTTCCTCCCAATCTACAAACATTATATTGTTATAATAATCAAATCGTATCTCTTGACAATCTTCCTCCCAATTTACAAGAATTACAGTGTCAATATAATCAACTAACTTCTCTCGATAATCTTCCTTCCACTTTACAAGAATTATGGTGTTATAATAATCAACTGACTTCTCTCGACAATCTTCCTCCCAATTTACAACAAAAATTATATTGTGATAATAATCAATTGACTTCTCTTGACAATCTTCCTCCCAATTTACAAAAATTAGATTGTTCCACAAATAAACTAACGTCTCTTGACAATCTTCCTCCCGATTTACAAATATTGTATTGTGGCGGCAATCAACTGACTTCTCTCGACAATCTTCCTCCCAATTTACAAACATTAGATTGTTTTACAAATCAACTTACGTCTCTCGACAATCTTCCTCCCAATTTACAACACTTATATTGTGAAAATAATCAACTGACTTCTCTTGACAATCTTCCTCCCAATTTACAAACATTAGGTTGTTGGAATAATCAAATCAATTCTCTTGACAATCTTCCTCCGAATCTACAAAAATTATATTGTTCGCATAATCAACTTACATCTCTCGACAATCTTCCTCTCACTTTACAAGAATTCGATTGCACAACTAATCCAATTTATACAACATGTAAGGAACTATATGGATTTGAACTTTCTGTAAAAACAATTGAACAATACAATGAAATCAAACGCATGGAATGTTGTCCAATGTTAAAATAATACTGAAGAAAATTGATAATTATAACTTCTCGTAATAAATATATAAAAATAAATGACAAAGACAAAACAAACATTATCGGACCCTATTTTCGTGTTATGTCCTCATTGTAACCAAATGTGTGAAATTGTAAAATTAAATTGTTGTATATTTCGATGTGGTATTTATCGGTCAACTGGTCGTCAATTAAGTCCACATGCTCCCCAACACGAGTGTATAAAATTAGTTGAAGAAGGAGCACTCTATGGATGCGGAAAACCATTTCAAATAATACAAGAAAATGAACAATATAAAGTAATTATATGTGATTACAAATAAAATGGGTCTTATCGCCCATATAAAAATTTATATGTTATGCCAATAGTTCCATTATTCTCCCAAACCCCCGATATTTTTAAACACGTTATCGGCATAGAATGCTCTTTCCAAACATCCGTTGCATAACTACTTAACTTTATTGTTCCTGATTGTAATACAGTTTGTATAGAAGAAAATCGTAAATGTCTCGACTTGTTTTTTCTTCTATATTCTTGTAATATATGAGATTCAATTGCGATTATATCTCGAATCCATGTTATGTTTTCAATAGGATTAAAATATCCAAAATGATAGTTGACCGATTTTAATGCAATGGGAATGATTGCATATAATCCGTTCATCGTCATAAAAAAATCAGAATAAATTAGTTTTGTAAAAATACCGTTCATCCGAATATTGTCTTTGGTCTCTAAAAATTGTATATTTGTTAAAGATACATTATACAGAGGCAACACCAAATTCATCGTTGGATACGTTAGAATTATTTTTATATGTGGTTTTGGATATTGTTTTATTGTAATAATCAACCGTTGTTGAAATCCAGTGTTTTCTCACCTTTATTTTTTTTTCTTTTATCATTGGAATAATTACATTTGCTCGTATTTGCAAGTATTCATCCCGTAAAAATTTACATAGAAAATTATATACAAAATATAAAATATCATCACAACAATTTCCAGATACGAGACAACTTCCTGTTCGAAATATGGTAAATGTCATTTCGGTATATTTCGGATTTTTACGTAACGCATCTATGGTGCATGAACGGTCCTCCTCATCTATACGACCTATTTGTTTATCCGTATCAAATCCGATTTTATTATTAAAATAAAATTTGCTCTTTACTCCCGGATAACTACACGAATCATATGCCGAATCAATTCCATATTTGGTCCGTAAAATATGGTATGCATTTTCTCGATTCACGTGATATCCACATCGAAAATTTGAATTAATAAGAACTCCTTTATCTTCCATTCCGGCGCTCGTTTCAGAAAATTCAAGTAGAGTTGGCATATGTGGTTGTAAAATACATATGATTTTCTGTTTTACGATATTTAAAAGAGCCCGCTGAGGGACTCCCGGAATTTCCATTTTACCGGTATTAAATATTTTCACGTGAATTTCACGAAACATACCTTCAAATTCCAAACGAATAATAATTGCGAAAGAATTCATAAATGCTTTCTTCTGTTTTTTTCGCGCATTCATAATTTCTTTTTTTGAAATACCGACCATTATTTTTCGGTCATCTTTGAATTTTGGACGTTTTGTATTACGAATATCAATTTGTTTCATAATGTGTTCCTTGTATTCCTCTTTTACATGAGAAAGGTATTCTTTATACAATTCCAATTGTTCGGGTGTGTCTGATACAACTTTCATATGTTTATGAACAACCCCTTCTTCTGGTTTCCAATATTCAATAATAGGAATTTTCCAAAATACAACAAATGTATCTATTTCCTGATTTAAAATAAGTGTTTTTGTATTTGTCGATATATACAATTCCTCGCAGATTGGTATTGGATTTTCGGATTCATTGTTTTGACTGTCCTGTGCTAAATCTCGTTCTTGTTGTCTTTGTTCTGTAGTATAGATTGGTTGTCGAATATCAATAATTTCATGTTGTGAACGTAAAAATAACGACCACTCACTGTCAATATCATTTGTCATTGTTTCCATTCTATTCGTGTATTTTACGATTCAATTTTTATGTAAGTTTAATTATGCTAACATTGATTATAATTTGTTACCGTATCCCATACAACTCCATTTACACTCGCCCATGTTTTTTTTGCACATGTAGCGGATGATACACTTTGTGACGCCCATCCCGCATCTGAAAAGTTAATTTCATTATATCCGAGAGATGATACAGCATAACCGGGAATTAAACTATAGGTAGATTGTGTTAAAATTCCTAAATTTGGTGATGTTGTGGTAGCATTAAACGATACATCAGGAATAATACAATTGCCCGTTGTATTATCCACTAACCATAAATCTGGGCACTGATTTACTACATTTGGGAAAATAGTTCCTTTTGCGTTTGTTGTTTTAATAACATACCAAACTCCAACAAGAACGATTGTTAAAATGACAATGGCGATAGCAATTGTTATTAAATAAAAAAAATCCATATTATAATTACATTAGAAGAGATGTTCGTTTGCATTTTTTGTCTATAGATAAAGATTCACATTGAACGGATTGGGGAACAATTTTTAAAATACATCGCGATTTCTCTCCATACACGGGGTCGGTACAGCCATTTTCCTTTTTTGTGTCCGTGTTTTCCTTTTTTGTGTCCGTGTTTTTATCGGAGTCAGACATTACACACCTCGCCCTAAAATCTTCGTATCTATCTCGAACTTGGTCATAGGTAAGACCGGATTTTTTATGAAGCATTGTATTTACCATTTCATGTAGTTTGTAAATATATAGTGAAAATGTTCCTCGATTTAACATATGATGTATTGTTAAAGGTAGTTTTTTTAGATTTTTACAGAGATTTATGCGACATTTTCCGCAAGGAAGCACATATTGTAGAGAAAGTATAAACTCGCGATATTGTTTTTTTTGATTGCATGTAGGTTCAACGGGATAATTAAATGATACTGTGTGTAAAAAATGCCACATAGGTGGTCCCCAAACGGTTGTCAACATACCATCTCCAGACGAATAATGTTTTTTTGTATAACGGTGTTTTATAGTTTTTTTTCTTGTTTCGGTTTCGTTTTTTCTTGTTTCGTTTTTTCTTGAGGATGTATTCTTTAATGATTTACTAACCATAACATATATAATATGGTGAGAAATAATATGTTATGAAAGAAATAAAAATAATTTGTCTTCGCTTATCCTACCATTGTTGAGACAAACTGATTCAAATTGCCGGTAGTTATTTTTGCATCAAAATCAATTATTTTTCCATCCTTAACCATTTTTACGGTCGGAAAAGATGAAATATTGTATTTTGAACGCATTTTTTGAACTTGAATATCATCTTTATCTGTGCAATCTACTTGAACACAATGAATAACATAAGGACCTATACGTTTTCCTTCATATTGTTCTTTAAATGCCGTCCATTCTGGACGAGCGGTTTTACAGTGAGGACACCATGTAACCGTAAATATATAAATTTCAACTTCTTGTCCTCGAGTTTTAGCATTTGCAACATCACTGTAAGGAGTATCGGTTTTTTTAAACCACTTATAGCCTAAAATACTCAATCCGATAAATAAAACAAGAACAAAAAAGGTAATGAGGTAATGGCGATTTATTTTCGACCAGCGATACAAAATATCGGTAAATTTTGCCATTGTTATACAATATAAAAAGATTTATATTCAAATGGAACTATCCGTTTCCGGATAAATTAACGCTCTTAAACTTGCCATAACTGAATAAATATCGTCTTTCGGAAATGTACGATATGACCCATGATATAAAATCATAATATCGTATGTATCTAATGGAACTCGTGTCAAAAACACACTTGCATTTAATTCGTTTTTTTCGGCAAATTGTATTACATTATCTGAATAATGTTGAATTTGTAAGGGTCGATAGGTTTCAACAGTGAGTTTATTTGTGATATCAATCACCTTATGTGTTGGAAATTCTACACGGAGATATTGAACAATGGAATGAACTTCTTTGTCTTCTTTGTCTTCTTGTTCTTCTTTGAGTAGACAACATTTTTTATATTTTTTATTGGAACCGCACAAACACATGTCATTTCGCCCTATCTTTTTACTCATATACCAATTATGGCGTTATCTATTTATGTTGAAATATAAATTTACCTAATGCCCCAGTTCCTCTCGAAGAACTTCGGAGAACAGACGATGAACTTTTTTGCAACGGTTGAATAGTTACAGATGGTTGAATAGTTAATTGAGGTGATTGTTGGACAGTGGATTGTTTTTGTTGTTGTTTTAATGCATCAGTTTGTTGTTTTAATGCGTCAGTTTGTTGTTGATTTTGTAGTTTATGCTGAAATACCAATGACTGAAGCGATTGCATTTGCTGGGCTTGGTTTAAAATTTGAGTTTGATGCTTCTTAATTTCTGAAACGAGATATGTTACAATATCAAACCATTTTATATTAATAGGATTTCCGCTTGCATCCACAACAACTAAATCCGGATCTACTGCAAATACTTCCTCGGCAATAAGTCCAATATTTTTAATTCCGTCCGATGTATACGTAAATGTGCGAGGTAGTAGTTTATAAATACTGGCGCTCTGAAAAAATGGCAACGAAGTAATATCGGTCTTATCTTCTGCCGTTGAGGTATAATAGGTTATTTCACTTGTAGCATCATTATAATATAACGTATTTGACTGAGATGCATTTCGCAATGGCTGGATAAACAGTCCCGTCGTCTGTGGACTAACACCGGTTATTTGAGCATTTAATACAATACTATGAGCCGGTTGCGCAAGTTGACCCGCATCATGTCCAATAGCAATACTATATTCTCCTTGACTTACTTGACCCGCACTTGTTCCAATGGCAATGGAATATGAACCTTGGTTGGATTGACCCGCATTTTGCCCAATGGCAATTGCATGGTCGGACTGGTTTATCTGTCCGGCATTTTGACCTAAAGCAACCGCTACGGTATTTTGACTATTTTGTCCCGCATTTTGTCCAATGGATATGGAGTATTCAGATTGTTCTACCTGTCCTGCATTTTGTCCAATGGCGACAGATGCGTTCGATTGATTCGTTTGTCCGGAATTTTGTCCAATTGCTACGGCAAATGTTCCTTGACTAGTTTGCCCCGCTTGTTGTCCAATCGCAATAGAGCCGGTTTGTTGGTCAAATTGTCCAGCATTGTTCCCTAAATTTACAGAAGATGAAGACATATATAACTTTAGGAGAGAAATTTATAACGCGTATGACAAAATGGGCGTTATAAATTACGTTTTTTGTTATGTCCATACATTATTATTGTTATGTCTTTAGCAAAAAATACGGAAACATCAAAAAAAAATACGGAAACTGTTCCTCCTATTCGTCATCCAGAAGGTAAAACATTTCATGAAGCATCTAAATTAGCTATTGTTGAAGATAAACCAATTATGATGGATTATTGGGTAGGTTCTATTGAAAAATCGGTTATTCTTGGAATTCGTGAAGAAATTGACGAAGAAACGGGCGAGAAAATTACTGAACGGCTGTTGGTGCGAAGCCCCGAAGAATTTACAAGTTCAATTGTAAATATATACAAGGTTTTAACTGAACTCATTATTATGACGGAGAATTCTATTTATATTGTTGATAGTAAAATTCCGGTAAAGAAAATATCATAAATCATAATATGTCTAATCATATAATAATTAATGAAAAAACCATACACTGGAATAGGAATTATTTGTGTTGCGTTGGTATTTGTTTGTATATTTTTTATATTGAATAATAAAATTGTTGAAGGTCATGGTGGAGGCGGAGGAGGTCACGGAGGAGGAGGACGAGGTGGAGGAGGTCACGGAGGAGGAGGACGAGGTGGAGGAGGAGGAGCAATTGCCGTAAATCCATTATTTTTAGACGAATATGATTATTATCCGTTTGATTATTTTTATAGATATGTCTATCATCCGGTTTACTATTATTTTACGTAATTATGAACATTTTTTATTCGACCCTTTACCGACCTTTAGAAAAATAATCCTTTATATTATAAAATGAATATTCTTCTATTTTTGTATATTGTGCTTCTTTTTGTCGCGTTAACGCCATCCGTGTTGATTACTCTTCCGCCAAAGAGTTCAAAATTAGTCGTTGCCTTAACACATGGTGCTATTTTTGGTGGTATTTGGTGGTTAACTCATAAGTGGGCTTGGATGTTTTCTGAAAAACTAATGGGTTAAAAAATTTTGATTTATTTGATTTATTTGTCCACAAATATACCAAAAAATGGAGCAACATAACAAACTTTATTTAACAAGCGATGAGTCGATTTTATTTGATGAAAATTATCGTTATATAATTTCGGTAATAGAAACAAGTCACAGCAGTAAAAAAGGAACAACAATTACAATGTTGGATAATTTTTCAAAGTTTTGTAAAGAATTAGAATTTGATGAATCTATTCTTCTCTCTATTCTTGGCAAAAAATTATCATGTAAAAGTGGAATTGATAAATATACCAAATATTATTATCTTCAAGGTGAGTTCTCACATTCTCAAATTAAACAAATTCTATATGAGTTTATTCAAAAGTATTTGCTTTGTAATATGTGTGATAAACCCGAGGTCCGTCTTACATATAAACAAAAACAAGACAGAATACAACAAAAATGTAACGCTTGTGGAAATAAATATTATCTTGAAGATGAGAATGAAATTATACATATTTAAGAGAAATACATAATAGATTTTTGGAAAAATAAAAAGAAAAATAAGAAAGGAAAAATATAAGAAAAGCTTAAATATGATTATTATATAACAATCGTATGTTACCAATACAAACACATATATTTGATAATGGTTGTTGTCTAATTTATGAAAAAACCGACCTTCCTCTCTCTTCCATTCAAATCTATCAACAATTTGGGTCTATTCATGAACCACCAAATCTTCGCGCTTCTGCTCACATGATTGAACATATGGTGTTTAAAGGTTGTTCGAAATATGAAAAATCAACTACTATATCGGATATATATGATAAAATAGGAGCTGAAGTAAATGCGTATACTGAAAAATCATATACATGTTATTATGTAAAATGTGGATATCAATATACACAACAAGCATTGGAGCCATTAGGTGAAATGTTATTTTCCTCCGTATTTAATAAAAAAGATTATGAATTAGAACATGCCGTTGTTATTGAAGAAAATACATTAGCCGTAAATGACACAGATGAATTAGAATCGAATGAAATAGAACGACTACTATTTAATGGAACTATATATGATTCTCCGATTGATAATATTGCCTATCATACAAAAAAATCATTAGATAGAGAGACCGTATTTCAATTGTATAAAAATGTCTATATTCCACAAAATACGATATGTAGTATTGTATCGCACCATCCATTTAAAACAATTGTTCATATGTTGCAAAATACCAGATTTACAAAATCGCACATAAAACAGTCGCCCACTTTTTATATTGAACGACAATGCGCCCAACAACAAAATCTATTTCCAATTTCGTGTATTTCTATTCCATTGGAAGCCGTTCGTATTTCTCTCGGATTTCGCACATGTCCCTACAATCACCCAGACCGATATATATTAAATCTTATCAAATCTTTTTTATCCGATGGTATGAATTCTTTTTTATTTAACGAATTACGAGAAAAACATGGATTCACCTATTCGTCTGAAATTGAAGTGAATTATTATAAAACCGTTGGGTCTTTTATTTTATATACAGAAATTGACAAAACCAAGACAAAACAGGTGCTTCCTATTCTTAAACAAATTCTCAAAAATTTATATCATAAAGGGATGACCTATTCACAAATAAAACATACAAAACAAGAATTAAAAGGAAGACAAATATTGCGTTTAAACAATATTGATTTATCGGGAAAACAAAATGCACTTGCAATCATAAATGCCACAAATGCAGTTCCTTTAAGCATCGTCCCTTTAAGCATCGTCCCTTTAAGCACCGTCCCTTTAAGCATCGTCCCTTTAAGCACTATTTTTGAACAAAAATACGCGCCAATAACAAAAGAAGATGTATTGCGAGTTTGTCAAACGTATTTTGCGCCCAATTTACTTAAAGGGTGTTTAGTAGGAAAAGATTTGCCGACCACCCATTCAATTCATTCTTTATTTTCGTAAGTTATAATAATAGAATGAAAAAATTCATGTCAAGAGAGAGTATTTTTTTAAGTGTTTTGTTGGCTATTATTATTTTCTTGTCAGCTGTTCTTCCATCATCATGGAAAAGTTTAGAAGGATTTACCCAATTTCCAACCGAATATTCAACATATCCGGCAAATCAGGCATTAGATTCTCGCGTTGCGTTACTGACCGACGGTTCAAAAGAAAAGCAATGCTCTAAACTGTTTGGTTTTGGAAAAAGCGGACTTTTTTGTGGCGCAGATACACCGGAAGGAATTGACGCGTTTTATGGAGTAAAAGGAGATACAAATTGCACCCAAGGTTCAGGATATACCAATTCAAAAGGTAGTTTGTGTTTTAATGATAAACAGTTGCAATTGTTATCGTCTCGCGGAGGAAATTTGAGCCCGACATATAGCACAAATACAAAAGATTCGCAAATAGGTTAATTACGATAAATAATCTCTATATACAGTATCATAATACTGTATTTGGATAAATTATGAACAATATATTTATAAATGAATATGAATACAACGAAGAAGAATTCGATAGCGACAACAATACAAAAGAAAAAGACACAAATAAAAAGGAAACAAATAATACAAATAAAAAGGACGACAAAGAAACAAATACAAATAAAAAAGAAGAAAAAGAAACAAATAAAAAAGAAGAAAAAGAAGAAAAAAAAGAAGACAAAGAAATTATTGAAGTGTTTCCGCCAATCCACTCACGACTTGGAAAAAATAAAAAAATAAAAAGAGTGATTGTATTGGATTTTGATGAAACTCTTGGGTCCTTTTCTCACCTATATTTTTTATGGAAAATTTCTATTAAACTGTATCCAGAAAAGGGAGAACGCGCTATTTTATTTTCTTTGATGGATGTATATCCGGAGTTTTTACGCGTTGGAATTCTGGTAATACTCGAATATTTATGTCATAAAAAGAAACAGGGAGAATGTTATAAAGTTTTTTTATATACAAACAACCAATGTCCTGTCGATTGGATACATCATGTTATTGCATATTTTCATCATAAATTGGGGGGAGGTGCCGAATTCATTTTGTTTGACCAAATTATTTATGCGTTTAAAATTGGCAATCAAATTGTAAACACACAACGAACCACGCAATTAAAAACATATTCTGATTTTATTCAATGTTCCATGTTATCCAAACATGCCGAAATATGTTTTATAGATGATTTATACCATCCGCTAATGTACAATACGAATAATAAAGTGTACTATATTAAACCAAAAGCATACAATCATCACTTATCAACGAATGATATATTTGACCGATTTTGTGAATTTATTCGGAGAGATAATATACAAAAAATATCGTTACGAGATATCAAGAATGAACTCGCACAATATCCGGTAATAAAATCGTCAAAAGAAGAAAAAAAAATAGATATACTGGTCTCTCAAAAAATTATGTATTATATTCGAGAGTTTTTTTTAATAATGCCGTTAAAATCAAATAGTAGTCGTCAAACTATAAAACGAAGTAGTCGAACAAATGCGTCATCGAAATTTACGCGTAAATCTTACTAACGAAGATGTTTTCGAAATGTAAAAGAATATCGTATATCTTTTACCTTTTTTTCAATCGGTATTTCATGAGTAAATTCTTTTTGAAAATCTCCTCCCATATGTAGTATATGGTTTGATATAGTTGGAATATCTATAACAATTTTTTTTGATATTTTATTTCGAACACGAAATTTTCGGATAGCGCCACATGATATGGCAATAACTCCACCCACATCCAATCCTTTTTCATCATCACTGTGTGCACCAATACAGTCATTTCCGTCGCCGTATTTATTTACTAAAATTCCATTATACTCCATAGCAAAATGTGCGTTTATAATGGTTAATAGTGATAATAAATTCGATGACAGTGGTTTAGATTTTGCGAGTTGTCCAGAATAATAGTATCCAATTGAATTATCGGAAAAGAATCCGATACTCCTGTGTTGAATAGCGGTTTTTCCGTATATTTGAATTGTTGGATTTTCTAATAATTCATTTTTTACATCTTCAATACACATATGAAGTAAATCTTCATTTGTAAATATATATGTATTTAGAAATGACGTATCTGTTCTAACAATGGATTCTATAAATTCTATTTGATTGTTCATATTTGTATTATTTTATACATAATTTTATTATTTTTTTATCAATTTTATCTATCATCTATCCTTTCATTTACCTTTTATCATTTACTTTTCTCATTCGGTTTTAACTTTAATGAATGGTATTTGTGAAACACTTTCTATAAATACGCCTTTTTTCCAGTAACCTTTTTCAATTGTTTCACCATATCCATCTTTGGCATCCTCTTTCCACTCACCTTCATAGGCAGAACCATTTGCATATGTCATTCGACCATGACCATCTTTTTTTCCGTTTTTCCATTCTCCTTCATAGATGTTGCCATTTGAAAATGACATTCGACCATGACCATGTTTTTTATTGTCTATCCACTCTCCTTCATAGATATCGCCATTGGCAAATGTCAGTGTTCCTTGACCGTGTGTTTTATTGTCTATCAATTCTCCTTTATAAATTGCTCCATCGGTAAATGTATATGTTCCTTGACCGTGTTTTTTATCGTCTTTCCATTCTCCTTTATAAATTGCTCCATCGGCATATGTATATGTTCCTTGACCGTGTTTTTTATCGTCTTTCCATTCTCCTTTATAGATATTGCCGTCGGTAAATGTATATGTTCCTTGACCATATTTTTTATTTTCTTTCCACTCTCCTTCATAGATATTTCCATTTGAATAGGTCAATCGACCTTGACCATGTATTTTATTGTCTTTCCACTCTCCTTCTCCTTCATAGATGTTGCCATTTGTAAATATAACACATGCTTTATCATTTGTTTTATTGTATGTTAACTTTCCTTCATAGCTTTTTCCATCTGAATATATTGTGATGCTTTCACCATACTCTCCTTCCTTTTCAATTTCGAGATTCATTGTTTGCTTTTAGTTTGTTTCTGGTTATAAAAAAAAGATTTTCAATTTATTAGTTTATTTGATGCAACAATTATTTGATGCAACAATTATTTGATGCAACAATTATTTGATGCAACAATTATTTGATGCAACAATTATTTCAAAATTTTGAAATTTAACATAATTCTTGTTATGTAAATACCATATCATTTGAAGTGCTGAATCAAACATATCATCTTGTTTTTTAAATTGTGTAACAACATCTTTCCATAAAGAGAGAGATACATTATGGTCAAGTATTTTTGGACAAAATTCTTCAGCTAACTTTTTATTTTCTTTATATGTTCTTGTTTCTTCTCCTTCTCCTTCTTTTTTTGTTTCGCCTTCCATCATTTTTACAAGTTTTAGTTTATTGGAGGACGAAATAAACTCTACATGAATATTCTTTGTCATAAAATACATCGCCAGCATTCCTTGAATTGTATGCATTCTTGTGGCAATGGGGGATATTTGCATTTCTAAAATGGCACACGTAATTTCGGGAAATTTCTCTAACAATATATCCATTTGTATGATAAAACGTTGGGCGATATCTATCAGACTTATTTTATCTGCCGTAATTGCCCGTTTTTCAACGGGACGTTTCTTGATACATTGTGCCAATAATTCAGTCTTGTTTTTATTCGTGGTATCTATGGACTTTTGCGACAATATGGTTTTTAATTCAAGAATGGTTTTCGGTTTATTGTCCGGTAAAATACCGTAGGTCATTTGTTCGTGGGCATGCTTCTCACAAAAATATGACGGGTGGGTCTCTCCATAATTCGCCAATTTTGAGCATGGTTTTAATATAGGTGGTTTATTTTTCTTTTTGTAGGTGGTAGTTGTTATATAACTGCATATGGGTAGAGAGGCGGGTTGAGGAGTAGCATATTCAACACTTAAATTCATTATATTCCAATCCAAAATAGAAAACAATTCATCATCTACTTTACCGATACAATACGCCATATTTTTAATACCAATATCAAAACTAATTAATGTTATCGGCATATTAATAGAATTTTTATTTTTATATTTATATTATTTTTATTTTTTTATTTATTGAAACATGAAACATAAAGATGTGTTTGAAATAAGAATAAATATTATTCAAATACCATAATACAAGTAAATATGGAAGAACTTAATTTAATGGACATCGGAAATGATAATTTAGAACATTTGGATTTGAATATGGATAGTGCAACATCAAAATTTGGTTCTGGATTTGAACTCCTGATGAATGATAAAAAACGGTCGTCCAGTGGTTCGGGGCGTATCGATATGAAAGAATTAGGAGATTTAGAGAATGAATTAAATGAATTAACTGGACAGACTCCTATTCAAACAAAAACCGTATCTTCGTCCGGCTTTGGTAATTTTTTCGGATTTTCACAAAAAAATGCCTCTCCCACTCCTGAAGTTGTATTAGAACACACCGATTCAAATATTGGTCATGCTACCCAAGAGAGTCTTTCTGGAACAAGCAAGACATGGGACGGATTTAGCAAACAAATGCCCGTATCTTCCAAAACAACCACGGTTCCATCGTCCGAGAGAGAACGCAATCGAAAGAAGCGTGCCATGATTAAGAAATTAGAAGAATGGTATGAAAAAGGTTCAATTAAAAACATTTCACATTATACCGTGGATTCGGCGTATGAAGAGATTGAAGACGAGTATGAATCTGCCTTGGAAGATAAACGTAAAAAAGATGGTATAAAACTTCAGGCATATTGGTTAAAAACATTTGTAAGTTCTGTAGAGTGGGCGAACTCAACGTTTGACCCATTTGGGTTGGATTTAGGGGGACTTTCTGATACGGTTGAGGATGATATAGATAGTTATGATGAAATATTTTCGGAACTTCATGACAAATATAGTGGAGGTAAAAAAATACCTCCCGAATTGTCTCTATGTCTAAAATTGGGATTGTCTGTATCAATGATTCATATTACAAATTCGTCACTTACCAATATAGCGCCGGGATTGCAAGATGTATTAAAACAAAGTCCGCAATTAATGAAGGCATTTACAAATGCAACTGTAGATGCAATGAAAGAAAAAAGCCCCGGATTTGCATTTGCACAAGGGCTTGTAAAAGACCCTCCCAATATGTCATCCGGTCCGCCACCTGCACCTTTGGATACCAGAACCAATCAGCCCATTGTGCAAAAAGGAACAATGAATTTTACAGAAAGACCTAACCAACAGCGTCCCGATATTAGTTTGGCGAGAGGAACTACCTTTCGACCGGAACAACCGCAAGATATTCGACAGCAGCAACAACAACAAACACAACAAGAAGGAATTGATGTAGGCGGTCACGCATCTTATACAAATCCACCTCAACAACAACAACAACCTCAATCGCAATTTTCTCCTCCTCCGAGAGCAGAGATGAAAGGACCTTCTTCCGATATTGATAATTTATTGGCAGGATTAAAAACGGTTTCGAATGACGGCAATAGTAAAAAAAATATGAGCCGGCGAAAACCTCGGTCTGAAAAGAATATTATGTCGTTGGATATTTAGAGCAATGCGTATTTTATATAAATAAAACAATTAATACAATAAAAATATTGTATTAACCAAGTTAGCCCAGACAATCCGTTTTAACATATAATTTATGCGCAATTTTGTTGCCCTCTTTTGACACCCATCTTAATATTGATTTTTCTAAATGGAAATTAAACCAACGTGTGTAATACGGTTCTTGTAAAATATAATCAAATTTATCTACATTGTAAATGTAAGAAATATTTTTATTATTTTTTATCCATTCTTCTTCTAACATATGAAATGGTATTTGGTGATCTACTTCGGCATCGAACCCAAATGGTTCATTTGTAATCGGACAAATATTTACAGGATTTAATGGATTATTTTTGCGAAAATCATGAATTTGCGGTTCTATCGCATTTCTTAATGCTCGTATTACATTTGCTTTGTCGTTTCTATTTCCGCCGGCAAGTCTTTTTATAGATGTTGGAAACCGAGTATCATTTACAAAAATACAAAAACATTTATTTCCGTAATTGTCTTTTACTATGGATACATTTGAAATTTGCGAAGAATTAAATTTAGTATATTGGTCGTCTGGTGTATAAAACTTTTCAAATATGTGTTTAAACCATAACGTTTCATTTTCATTCAAAACGCCAACATTATTATTTTTGAGATAATTAGATAATATAAAATGACGTTTTTTTATGGTTTTTTCGTTTATAACTGTTTCAAGAGACATTTTACACCAATTCATAAATAAATGTAATTCAATTTTATATACGTATTGCTCTGCTAAATAACCTTTTTTATCTTGCATTGAATGTCCATAATACGTTCGTTCCACCACTGTAAAATACTGGCTTGTCTATGTATTAATTGAGACGGATTCGCCAATAAAACATTACATATATCAATGGCTTGGTCCCAGTTTTCACAAAATACAAATGGTGGAATATGTCCGTCATAATAAAATGTTTGTTTTATTTCATCTTTTCTCCCCACAATAACTGGTATAGCCCCCAATGCAACTGCTTCATAAATTCGGAAACAGTCCAATGAACAATTGCCTCTTCCAATCGGAACAAATACGGCGTCTCTATATATATCAGCAAGTTGTTGAGGAGATATATGTTGTCGCTCAAGATTCCATGTATTTTTTGATATAACAACGACATTGTTCGGAAAACGTGCAAATGTTTCACACATTTCATATCTATCGGATTTTAATTCACCAACAAATGCCCACACATGCGGGCGAATAGTGGATAAAGGACAATCGTATTTTGTGATAAATCCTTTTATATATCCAAGCGGTATTTGGACAATATTTGTGGGAGATGTTCCTATAGAAAAATGATTGTATTGTTTGCAATACAATGGAGTATAGGCGGACAATGACAACCATTGCGCATGATTTCCTGTTTCGCCGGAGGTAAAAAAAATGGCATTTGGAGATATTTTCTTTACAAACGTTTCAACCTCTTGAAACGGCAGGGTATCTGTCAATATAAGAATTTGCGGATGATTTTGCGTTGCAATAGAAATATCTTCTATTTTATCAAAAAAAATAACATTTTTACAAATTGGTCCCAAAATATCATTCAGTAAAAAATCCTTCTCCCAAAGACACGAATTTAGATAATATACCGTAACGGGTGGATTCGATAGGTCTGATTCAATCATATGAAATTATATTTTATTATTTTATTATCTTTATATCGAACTATATGTTATTTTACTTGTTGGTAAAAAATAAAATGTTGACTCATTTACCAAATGAATTAACGTCATAATTTCAGAACATGGTAATGCACTTTGCGACGCACGATGTATAAAAGAAAGAATATCTGCATCATCCCATGTAATATAATAATCATCATAATTATCAAATGCGACACCGGTTTTTTTTATTAAGAAAAGTAAATCTTTCCAAAAATGTCCTACATTTATTTGCATTTTCTCGGACACATCAAGAATTAATTTTGATTTTTCAAAATCCATAAGAATAACTTTGTATCCCATTGTATCTAATGTAATTGGCTCTATACCACGAATATGATATGTAATGTCTTGTTTTGTCGTTTTTTTAAGAAGAATATTTCCCAAATGTAAGTCTCCGTGAATAAATTGCAGTTGGTCATATGCTACAGTCAATGACATAATTGCGTGAATTAATGTGGATTTTAATAGAAATATATTTTCTGGTGTAAATGTATAGGATTCGAGAGAACCCTCTTGTATGTATGGCATAACAAGCACATTTTGAGCATACTTTTTCAAATGAGGTGCTTGACAAATAGGGTCTGTGTATGCTTTCGGTTTTATTTTTTCACCATTACGAGATTTTGGAGCACGGGATATAGTATCATCAAAACACGGAAATGTGCATAAATACCAAATAAATCCGGAAATTTTATGTTCATAAAGTATCTCTCCAATGCGGTATTCTCTATTTCCGTCTATTTCGTTAGCATATGTTAATTTTATGACTATTTTTTTACGAAATTCATCGTCTTGAGCAAATGCTGTTAAAATAGCAACATTTTGTTTATCAACATTTTTGAGAATCATTTCTGTTTGAATTGATTCGGGATAATTTTGAAATGCCGGACAGTCAATAAAATATTTGGCACCTCCTCCTCTATTTCCATATCGTCGTTTTTTCAAATATTGTATGAGTGGCAGACTTGGCATTATTATATAGTATTATTATTATTATTATATAATAGATTTACCAAAAGACCATATAATTAAAAAATAATAGGCTTGATATTTACTTAATTAGAGAGAGAGCACGTACATTTATTCCCAACATAATTCTAAATTTGAAAGAGAAATGTCTATAGCAGGAGTAACACATGGAGTGGTAACACATAGAGCAGTATTACATACATAATAATGTAATTTAAATTGTTCTTTGACAAAGGAGATAAGCTCACCACCATTTTTCGCCTTTCTTAATTGTTTTCTGCCTTCTTCCCACATATACATAGCATTCATTACACGTGAAATTGGTTCACGATAATGTTTGGCAAATTTGATGGCATATGTAATCGTTTCTTCATTACAATCGACCATGAGTTGGGAGGGAAATAAAATACGTTCAAATTTTTTAATGTCCTTCGCCTCTTTTGTTTTTTCAAATTTTATAGTGGCATATTGTTCGGCTGTATAGGCGCTTCCCGGACTATGTTTCGCATATTCAATAAAGAACTGTTTTCGAACTTCGTATAGAGGAATAAGACTATTTTGCGCGCGATTTATTTTTACAAGTAAATCTTGGATTTCGATTTCGGAAAACATCGTGATAGTAGTAATTCTGTGTTGTACAGTTTTAAAGATGCAATTAAAATATAAAAAAAAGATTTTCAATTTTTCTTTGGTCTTCCAATACGACTATTTCGACAATATAATCGCCCCAATAAACAATGTTGCAATAGTAATTGTCCCCAATACATAAAATGTATTTTCTTGTAATGTAACTTGATGTAAATCATCCGTCAATGCATCTTGAATAGAAGAAGGCGGACCGAGAACAGTTCCACTGTATGCATACATTGGATTTGACATTAAATAATCATACTGTTGGTCATATACACCCGCAGATGTGGATACATTATGTAAAGAATTCGCTAAATTTTGAAACTGTAAATAATATTGACTCCCTGATGTCATTAATTGTTGTTGACATGCGGGGTCGGTAATATTACAACTGGCATCGGTAAATCCTTCATTCAGAATCTTTCCATAATTCACAAATGAAAATCCCTCCAATTGGGGAGGTGAGGTTGGTTGATACGGAGTAGTTGTTTTTAATATAGTTCGTCGTTGTTGCATTTATATAATATATGTGATTGTTTTATATTTTGAATAAACCATAAACAAATCATAACCAAATAAAACCTCCCTCTCTACTCATGTTTCATAAAAATATAAATCGCTAATGATGTGGCGAGAATTGCCCAAATACTGGTGGTTAGTATAGTCGTATCCAATTTCGACTGATACATATTCGGTATTCCCGTATTTGTCGTATAATTTAAATGTAAATCTTTCACATGTTGGTCTAAATTCTGTCGAAATGCCAGAAGTTGTGTATATTGTGTAGTTAGTTCGTTCATAGATGCGTCGTAATTTGGCAGATTAATAGGCTGTATTGTGGCTAATGCTTGGTCAATTGTATTTTGAAGGATTACATAGGATGGATATACCATGGTTTGCCAACTTAAACCTATATTTGTAGTCGGACATCCTAATAATGGATCAGTCGTGCAAGCAGAAGTGGATGCGCCTATACCCGGTTGCATACAATTACACGATAAATATTGTGCATACGCTGTATTAAAATCATTCGATGCATTTGCGATGGCTTGATAATAATTTGGATCTAATGGAATTGAAGATGACATAATATGTATGTATATATATATATAATGTCTGAAAAACAAAAACGTTGCAAAAATGGAACTCGGCGACATAAAAAAACGGGACTTTGTGTAGAAAATAGTAAAACGAAAAAACGTTCTCTTTCTTCTCGGCTTTCTCTTTCGCCTCGGCTTTCTCTTTCTCCTCTATCATGTCCAACAAAATTAAAGATGTGTGAAGAAAAAATAACTATTTTAGAAAAAAAAATTGAAAATCTTTTTATTCCGCAACCAACACAACAATCAACAATGTCTAAAAATGATGAAAAAATGAGCAAAAAGGCGGAATTGAAAGCACAAGCACAAATGGAAAAAATACGCGAAAAGGCAGAATTGAAAATGCAAGCACAAATAGAAAAAGATATGGCGAAAAAACAAATACGCGAAGAAAATAAGGTTGTGCGTAAACAATTCAAACATATGGACAATTCTGTTATGCAACAATCCATTTACGATAGATTATTTGTTCTCGTTGAACAATTTAATGAACCATTGTCTACGAATACATCAAACAACACCGATATACAATATTATAAAAATACGGAAGGTTCATTTATAAATAAATTTCCAGATGATGAAGTGTATTATATGTATAATGCACTTGCGACAAATGATACGAACCGATATTACTGGACAGATTATTATCATAAATTTAGTAAAGAAATGAAAAAACCTGACGAAAAAGGGGAAAATAAACTCCCAGGTCCAAGTAAAACAATTCCTTTAGAAATTAAAAAACGATTTCTTGATTATTTTATTAAAAAAATCCTTAAACATTCGCCGGGAATAAATGGAGATGCCAGATATTGGAATAAGTCGCCGGGAATAAATGGAGACGATGTTGAAACACAAAAAGAAACGATTGTACTATTAAATTCTCTGTTAAATAATCATTTTACTGAGCCAATCAGAAATGAAAATGAAATTCTTTTAAAGTAATTCGTCTATTTGGTTATCGTTTTCTATGCTTACGTGTTTTTTTACCACCAGTAGTAGTAGTTGTGGACGTTGGAAGAATGGACGTTGGAAGAATGGACGTTGGAAGAATGGACGTGGAAGGAGAAGGAGTTGGAGAGGAGGAAGAAGTTGGTTCATCTAAAATAGTTACAATTGCAATAACTGAAACAGTTACTCCAATAAGACCATACGACAAAAAACTTAATGACGACGACATTATTTGTTATATACACATATTTTTACGCCCAACTTTTATGCCGAACACGTTTCACATGTGGTTTCCTCCTCCTCCTCCTCTTCATATTGTGTATGTCCCGTCATTTTGGTAGGTTCAATTGTAAATTTTTGTGCTTGATGTGCCCCTTGTTGGCGTAGATAATATATACCTGTTTTCAATCCTTTTGACCACGCATACATATGCATTTTTGTGAGTTTTGACCGGTCTGGTTTCGCCATCCAATAATTACTGCTTTGACTCTGACAAATAAAAGGACCTCTATCTGCCGCCATATCAATAAGCACCTTTGCCGGAATTTCCCATACAGTTTTGTATTTAACACGAAGTTCCATGGGAATTGACTCAATTGTTTGAATCGACCCTCCATTCGCCACGATTTGATTCTTAACAGTTTCATTCCAAATTCCCATTTCCAGTAAATCTTTCATTAAATATTTGTTTGTCAGTAAAAATTCTCCCGCATTTGTTCGTCTTGAATAAATATTATTTGTTATCGGCTCAATGCATTCATTAAATCCCAATATTTGCGAGGTGGAAGCGGTCGGCATTGGAGCCATTAATAGAGAATTGCGAAGTCCATGTGTAATAATATTTTGTTTTAATGTTGTCCAATCATGCCGTGTATTGTCTTGGCTCACATTCCACATATCAAATTGCAAAATACCTTTGCTTGCCGGAGAATTCGCAAAGGTAGAATAGGGACCATCTTTTTGCGCCAATCGACACGATTCTTTTACGGCACTATAATACATCGTTTCAAAAATATCTCGATTTAATGTTTTCGCCTCTTCACTCTCAAACGAAATGCCCAATATCATAAACACATCTGCCAATCCTTGAATACCGATGCCGATGGGTCGGTGTCTTTGATTTGAATTACGGCATTTTTCCGTGGGATAGTAATTAATATCAATTACGCGATTTAAATTATACGTAATCAATTCGGTTATTTGTTGGAGTTTTACAAAATCAAATGTTTTATTTACGACAAAGGACGGTAATGCAATACTGGCAAGATTACACACAGCCGTTTCATTTTCATCCGAATATTGAACGACTTCACAACATAAATTCGACGATTTAATCGTTCCTAAATTCTTCTGATTTGATTTTGAATTGCACGCGTCTTTATAAAGAAGATACGGCATTCCTGTTTCCATTTGTGCATCTAAAATTTGATACCATAAATCTCTCGCCAAAATGGTTTTTCTCCCGCGTCCATTACGTTCATATGTTGTATATAAGGTAACAAACTCTTCGCCATATACATCCGCCAAACCGGGGCACTCATCGGGGCACATAAGTGTCCATTGCCCGCCGGACTTGACCCGTTCCATAAATAAATCGGGAATCCATAATCCGTAAAACAAATCACGCGCCTTTAAATTCTCGTCGCCGTGATTCATCCGCAATTGTAAATAACTTTCAATATCGGCGTGCCATGGTTCCAGATAAATGGCAAAACTACCATTTCTTTTACCTCCTCCATTATGCACAAGTCCATTATGTAACAGATAATTGTGTTCCTTTTCCAACTGCAAATCATACAATACTCCCGAATAATGCGTTTTGGTTATCTCCTGAACAGGAGATAAAAGAAAATGGTCGATTCGATTTTTATCGGAAAGGCAATCTCTATCGGAAATATCCAATAATTTGCAAATAAATGGAGTTGGTATAATACGAACACGAAAAAATAGGTCGTCTTCCACTTCACTGGTAGTAAGTGTTCCAAGTTTCATACATAAAAAACGAACACATTCAATTAATTCGGAAGATTTACTATGAATACACATATCTTCTGTATCAACCAATCCTCGAATAATATGGGCACTCTTTTCAATCGGTAAATGCAACCACTTATGATGAATTCTTTTATTTTGTGCCGTATTATATATGTCATTATGGCGAAATGGTAAATGAATTGATTTTTTCCATTGAATGTGGTCGGAATGAATCGTATATTGAACCAGATTTGTATCGAAATAATTTGTGATAAATGCAACCATCTTTGGTTTATTTTTGATGCAAATATTATTTTCTTTGTTGTTATCTCCTAACAATATTCCATACATATAACAGTCATCCTCTGTAATGGTATCAATATCTTTACTATAGGTAGGCATCGGATACACAATCATATCATTTTTTGTTAATTCGCCTGCATCTACCCATTCAAAATTATTGCATGTATTGGCAACTCCATTTCGCAAACAATATACGGGATGTTCTGCCGTAATTTGTAAAGGAAAAAAGGAATGCTGTGTTTTTATATGTAACAATTCTCCTTCATATGTGTGTTCCAATATATTTTGAATAACTTCTGTTTCTCCATGCAAATTATAAATCTCCGTTTCACCGACACAACAATTTTGAATTTCGGTCGGTCCGGTTTTTGTATAAATAATAGTTTCTGGCACAACACACTGATCCACATATTTTGCCGTATTATTAAAAACTTTTAACATCGGCACAATTCCATTTGACTGACCATTTGTTCCGCGAATATGTGATCCACTTGCGCGAATATTATGTATATGCAATCCAATTCCGCCGGAATGTTTTGAAATAATAGCACAATCTTTCAATGTATCATAAATACCATTAATACTATCTGATTCCATTGCCAATAAAAAACAACTACTTAATTGCGGTTTGGGAGTGCCGGCATTAAATAATGTTGGAGTTGCATGTGTGAAATATTTTTGTGACATTCCGTCATATGTCTCTCGAATTTTATCTAAAATAGATTCAATGCTACACACTTGCACTACAGTTCGTCGCTCTGCCACCATAAGTTTCTCGAACATGGGTTGTTGCGTATGAATGTGCGGATAAGATTCATCGGCATAAGATTTATCGTCACAAGACCAAGCCCCAAATCCATCAACACAAGATTTATCGGCATAAGATTTATCGGCATAAGATTTATCGATACAAGTATTGTATTCAGATATATTTGAATTGGTGCAATGAATTCCACATGCAACGCGAAGCCACATATCTTGAGGTCGTTCAATAATTTTACCGTCTAATTTAAATAAATAGGCTCGTTCAAGTGTTTTAAATCCAAAATAATCGATTAAAAAATCTCTCGAATAATCACAAATAGAGTCTAATATATCGCCATGGAGAGACACCAATTCATACAATTCATTGGATATCTTTGGACAATGTTTTCCGTGAATATCGCGAAATTCATACAATTGTGTCATTTTTTTAGAAAATGAGTCGGATGTATTTTTTTGGTGATTCGATACAAGCAATTGTCCGGCAAGAATACTATAATCTGTATGTGAAGAAGATAACGAAATACACTGTTCCGCCAATAATTCGTCAATTTTACTTGTGGATATGTTGTCACACAATTGGTCAATTACTTTTACTACAAGACTCGTGTAATTTATTTTTACACCAGTTTCTTCGCCAATTCTTCGAACACGATTTAGAATTTTATCAAATTCAACCGTTTCATTTGTGCCATCACGCTTGATAACGGTCATTTCTTTATTGGTAAAGGAAGACATGAGATTACTAGTTATAGTAGGACGTGTTTATATTCTTTCATGTACGCTAACCCATTTTAGAAAAAACATGCGTATACTATTTTCGTCATTATGCGTCTCTCAAAGAAGGAGCAAAGCCCCTCTTTGAGAGACACGGACTAATTGTAAAAGATATATGCCAAATAAAAAAGATTCACATAAATTCCTATTCCATTCTATTCCAAAATGGAATAGAAGTCTCTCTATAAAGATAGATAGTTTGAACATTCCTCTTCTAAAATTTTGTCGTCGTCCGTGTCTCTCAAAAAGGGGCTTTGCCCCTTCTTTGAGAGACGCATAATGACGAAAATATTATTAGAGAGATTTAATATATTCTCTCTCCTCTTTTCTCCCCCCCCCCGAAATATTCTCTCCCGAAATATTATTACAATGAAATTTCCAAGTCTTTGTCTTCCAAGTAAGCTTTATCTGGGCATATCTCTTGTATGTCTTCTACTTCTCATATGGCAAAATATGGGAAACACCAATTTATTTTGCGTCGGTATGTTATCGTGTTCTGTCGCAAATACCTATTTGTTATTTTTAGCGCAATTGCTATATATTATATTCTGGACATTTATTTTAAATATTATATGTAAATCCGGTTACCCTTGGCTAAGTTGGCTTTTGTTATTGTTACCGTTTGTTTTATTTGCCCTTACCGTATTTTCTGTTATGGTGTAATCATAACAACAATCGTGAAAACATAAACCAATTGTCATAGTTCGGATTCACCTCTCTGTGTAAATAAAACAATCCTCCGTATTTCAACGAAAATACCGCCTCCGCCACAATTATTTGGTCGTCTTTCACCAATTTATTTGCGTCAATATATTCCTGTAAAATAATCGTAAAAACATCTCTCCATTCTTCTATCTTTTCTTTTGTTCCAAAAAAACATCCGCCTCCAACCGAAATTTGTTGGGGATGAATTGGTTGCCCCGTTTGAACACAATGTTCTATATATTGTATTTGTGGCATATTGTTATTTACCAATGCATAATGTATTTTCGTGGGGTCTAATGCACGAATGCGGGATGGATTTGGAAATTCCGTTAAACGACGGAGTTCTGTGTCGACCGGTCGCCCGCGAAAATATCCAATGTCAATCCACCCGTACATACTATTTTGTGCATCTTCCACGAAATAATTATACATAATTGTATTCCACACAAAATGCACCTTTTCGGACCAAAGCATGTTTAATTTCCAATCTATTTTTTGGTTTAGGAAAACGTTTTTTGTATGATTTTCCTGCCAAAAGATTCGATTTTCGTATTGAGTCCATTCTTCTATCGGTTTTACGACAATATGTATCCGTGGATTTGATAGATAGGGGGAAAATAGGGAGAGAGATTCTGTATTTGTATATACCACCAAATAATAATTTTTTACCCGACTTAACATATTGTGTATCCAACTATGAAACGTCGCTTCTGGAAATTTTGCCCCCAAGGGATACCACGCAGTTGACAATATGGTTTTTAATGGCGGTTGATTGATTTTTTTGTTTTGTTGTGGATGTTTTATTTGTCGTTGATAATGATTCATTATTATATTAAATTCCTATAAAAATCTCTCTATTTCATATAACATACAATGATTTCATCGTCGGACCAATTCCATCAATTGTATTCACCTATTTCTGATGAAGGAACGAGTTTTCGAGAGACTTTATTTTATGGACAAAATCAGCGTGTAGAAGAATTAAATGATCGCATTTATGACAGAAATAAATCGGATATTTCATTGGAACCCAATTTTGACCCCCGTTCCATTTCCACAAAATATGCGAAATTTCCTATTATTATGACGACACATACACAAAATACGGTTGCTCCTATTCATGCAAAATCGCCGTATATGATACATACCAATTTTTCTCCCGCAAATCGGCAAGGTCCTGTGTCGGGGTATTTGTCGAATATTGATAGAGAAAGTGAATTAAAAAATCAAAACACGCTCTTGTCCCGACCTCGCGAAATGGATTCTTTTTTTTCACAACAATCCAAACAACAACATCCACAAAAAACAAAAGATGCTTATATACCGTCGTCGCAGTCGGATTTGTATAAAACCGTCATTGTATCTCGCCCATCGGAACAACCGTATCCTCGTTTATTTGAGAGATATATGTTTGACCAATCTCCCCATGAAAATCTGATGGGAAACACTATTGGAGGAAATAGTATGCATAATCATACACGCACGCAATTAAGAGGACAATATACACAGGGGTTTGACAGCAATCGAAGTGGTGGAATATAAAAATTGAAAATTTTATTTTTTTAATAAATAACCAAATAAAATGAACACAATTACTAATGCGATACGAACTGAATGTAATGAAATATATAAATCGTTACATAATATTCCATATATTTGTAAGGTAGTTATAGGAGGTAGTGACTTGTATATTGGAGAAATGAAGGGAAATAAACGCCATGGAAAAGGAAAATATGTATATGGTGATAAGGATCTCTACTTGGCATGGAATATAAGATTGTTTAATGAAGAAAATGGAGATATATATGAAGGAGAATGGAAAGATGACCAAAAAAATGGATATGGTATTTATATACACGCAAATGGAGATGTGTATGAAGGAGAATGGAGAGATGGAAAAAGACACGGATATGGTACATATAAACGCCATGGACACGACGGGTTCGCAATGGAATGTGAATGGTATAATGGCAAACCAAATACAAATACAAATATATTACCTATTTTGAAATAAATAAACAAAAAATTATATATCAAATACATCGTAGGAAACACATTTTTCCATTAGAGGATACCGTTCTTGAATATTTTCTGGCATATGTATGGTGCATAAATATTTTTTGAATCCGTCTTCTGTAATTTCCGTATCATCTACGGTAACAATCAATCCTCTCGGCAATAATATTTCGTTTTCCGCTTTATACCGACTTATCTGGTTCATTGTTATATACGGAATACCTGCTTCCACAGTATAAACATAAATACAACATTGGTCATCTGCTGAAATAAATGCATTTCCTCCCATGTCAAGAATGTCTTCATCTGATGTCGTAGAAATAAATCCCTGTTGAATTCCATCGTAAGGTGCATCGGTTTGTGCATTTTTTGTTCCTCGAAATACCGTTACCGATTTTCCGGTTCTTGGAGCATAGGTAAATGCCATATCTATATTTTCAATATTTTTCAATACGTTTTCTTTCGCTTCATCCACATTTTTTCCAAAACGATGATAATATTTTAAAAATTCAGTCGATAAAAAATAGTTGGGACCTTTGCGTAAATAGGAGTTCATAGCAATATCCCAGTGTTTTGAATAATTCGTTAAGGACAAGCTTTGTTTTGTGGCGAAGCCCGTATATTTTCCTTCTGTAAGTAATCCATGCGAGGACGGATGATATAATACATACTGTCGTAAAATCCCACGAATCGTTTTTTGTTTTGTTAGATGCACGTGTTTTCCCGCTAATTTATTTACATTTTTGATTGCATCTAATTTATGCGTAAAACTGTTTAAATCTATTAAAATGGGATTTTTTATACCAATAATTCCGATAGACGATATATTCATATATATTTCCGGCAGTTCGCGGGTTTTAACATAATCTAATAATGCACCTTTAATATATACGCATTCTTTCACATATACAGATGGCTGACGTAGAGCAGTTCCAATATTCGGTGATGTCATACAAATAGTAGGATAATTACCAACAATTGTATTTGGGTCAAATGATAATGCCAAATTCATTGGACTTTGTAATAACCATGTATTTACATCAACATATTGAAGTTCGATTGGATTCCATCCATTTTTTATCGTTGTTCGCTCATTTGTGTTCATTTCAGGTGTCTTGAATTTTTTTGATGGAGCAATATAAGCATGTTTCATTTTCTCATCCAATTCATGAATTCGGTGCAACACATGTTTCATACGAAATTGTTTCGCATAATAAATTGCATCATATCCAAAATCGTCTTTTTTATGGAGAGTCGTGTTGTCTTGTAATCGAGAAACAATACATTCTGCCAATTCAACATCATTATTTTTACATGCATGTAGTAAATAGGTTTCTTTTGTATCTACATCAAATATGGCATTTACTTTATTTTCTGGCATAATTCCAAATAAATATATTGCAATGTTACGATTTTCAATAACTGGTGCATGTTCAACAAATAAAACGGACAATTGTATTAATTTGTTTTCGTTATCATTATCAAATAGATGATTTTCCATAAAAAAACGAATCGCTGTAATACAATTCAATCTATTTGTATGTAATCTATTTTTGATACTATTGTTGATACTACGTTTAATTTCATCCATGATTTCTGGGCGATGATGCAATAGATAGGTAAGATATTCTTCGACTATTGGAGATTCATCCCAAAATAATGGAAGACTCAGGTCGAGTCTCCCGCCACGAGTTAATGTGTCATTTATTTCATTTGTAGAGTGATGTTTCATATATAATTCATGTTTTTGAGCTGTTGTATAAAATGATGTTGAATCTGCAAAAATACTTGGATTTGATGATAAATATTCCCAAGCTATTTTTTCTGGATTCGCTTCCAATAAAGAAATGGCATTTGGATTTTGCGATAACCATAACCAGTCTATTTTTTCTGGATTCGCTTCTAATAAAGAAATTGCATTTGGATTTTGAGATAATTGCTTCCAAACTATTTTTTCTGGATTCGCTTCTAATAAAGAGATGGCGTTGGGATTTTGAGATAACCAATACCAAACTATTTTTTCTGGATTTGCTTCCAATAAAGAAATGGCATTTGGATTTTGCGATAATGAATGCCAGTCTATTTTTAAAGGATTCGCTTCCAATAAAGAAATGGCATTTGGATTTTTCGATAATGAATGCCAGTCTATTTTTAAAGGATTCGCTTCTAATAAAGGAATGGCATTTGGATTTGCTGATAACCAATACCAAGATATTTTTGTTGGAAGCGCTTCCAATAAAGAAATGGCATTTGGATTTTTCGATAATGAAGCCCAGTCTATTTTTAAAGGATTTGCTTTAAATAAAGGAATCGCATTTGGATTTGATGATAAATTATGCCAAAATATTTTGTCTGGATTCGCTTCTAATAAATCTATCGCATTTGGATTTGATGATAAATTACGCCAATCTATTTTTTTCACATCGACCCAAGGTAACAATTGCATCGACTTGGCTATAGTGCCCATCGACGGACTGCTGCGGTCGTTCGCACTACGTCTTCTTGTTTTTGTATTTCGTCGTCTATTTGTTTTTCGTTGTTGTTTGTTTGTTTGTTGGGTTTTTCTTAAATGTATAATTGTCATGGTATAATATGTATATATATAATCTCTCCTAGTTGCACTCTCTCACAAAACACACATGTCCTTTATCTGACCACTCACGCCAACAACAAACATGTTCATCTTCACCACACATTAAAACTATTTTTTCGGGAGGATAATAGTTCAATATTTTTTCCAACATGGGTTTTTCTCGATGAATGTGACAATATATGATAATATCATACTCTCTATTTTCAATGTTTTTCTCCATATCGGCATCTCCCGACAAATCATATAGCTCATTATTCAAACCTTCGGTATATGTAAATCCCTTTCCATACATTGTACGAACATCTATATGAGAGTTTTCATACATATATGGTTTATACGGAAATTCATGGCAGTCTTTGTGAAACACCGATTTAAATCCGTGTTGAACACAACTCTCCAAATAATCCTCACACGGTTTGTTCTGAAACAGAAGGATTTTTTGGGGAGATACATTCGGTAATTTACTTATTATATTACGGCACATGTGTTCCGTTGTTAATTGATGTTTTGTATATTCTAATAATTCATCCGCAAATCGGTAGCACGTTTCCCATTCGTCTTTCGTTAAAACGATGGGACTATTATTTGAAAAAGGAGTTATCTTGTATTTTTGAGATAAATGGATAAACAGTTCGTTCGTTTGCAAAAGTAGCGATTTTGGGAGAGTCGTTACAATAGTAGGAGGACAATTTTCCAATCCGACAAAAAAGGGAATACATCCATTCGCCAATATTTCGTAATGTCGCATACAGTCCCATCCTCCTTTTTTCATTGTAACGGCAAACAATGATTTCTGATATTCGGCGTAATAATCGGATTCATATTCATAAATATATGTTTCTTGAATACCCGGAATAAGATTTGACATGAATTGTGTTTTTTGATATGGTCGGTCAATTATTTTTTGTTTAGGAATAGAAAACGATATTGGATAAATAGGCATAGTAGTTTATATGTTGGGTTTTTTCTAACCTTATTTTATATGTCATCTAAAAAAACTGTAAAACGTGTTCAACATATAAAACGCATTACGCGTAAAATTTTAGGTAAAGCATCCTCGCCACATAGCATCACTAAGAAAACGGATTTTATTGAAAAATTCGTAAATACACATTTTATAGATGTTTTGAATGAACTAAAAACAATTGGTCGCGATACAGAAAGAAAACACGTATTTTCTCATTTATCAGAAACCAAAAAATCATTTCTGAAAAAAAAGGTCATCAAACAAACATTTCAACATTTCATTATTGAAAATCACAGTCATACAAATCGTGAAAATATTTTGGCAAATATGCGCAAAATATTAATTGATTGGTATTCAACAACAACAAGAACACCGCATTAAGATTCTAAGAAAAAAATGAAAAGAATATAGAGACTATATTCTTTATATACTATATTATATGAACTCTTCCATTCAACAAATTATGAATTCTCAATCGAAAACCGGCATTGTTGCGGGAGATATGGCAACCTCGTATAACAACAATGTCTCCGATATTGACCAGATATTGGAACGCGAAAAAACACACAATAAAACCGAAGTTTGGTCCAAACTCGATAAAACTCTGAAAATACAAAAATTATATACATATGCCGACAAATACGGATTCACCCACGAATATTCGGCAAAAGATATAAAGGCTCTCAAAGTATTTTTCGTATCCGCGCTGGATAAAGGCAAATTGCAAAAAATAAAGGATGTTGTGTATAACAAAGAAAAACAGGAAATTCAAAATATTCCTGCTCTTCATTTTGACACAAATACCCATAATTTTACATTAAAAAATATAGACGTAAAACGTGTGTCGACATTAAAATCTCTCACGCCAAAACGTGCGGTTTCACAAACGGCACTGGATACAATTATAGATACCGATATTGGAATACACTTTGTTTAATGAATGTGGTCTTTTATATAAAAATAAATGTGACATCTATATATCTATATATGTCAACTGTGGGGCTAACAAATTTGGGAAATACGTGTTTTATCAATGTATGCATTCAATTATTGTACGCCATTCCTGAATTGGCGTATATTCAAAATAACAATAACAATAGTTTATTACATGCATTACAAAAATTCAATGCATTTTTATCGGAACAGCGACGACGACAGACCAAACAAATATCTCCCGACTGGTTTGTCCGAATTGTGAAATCTGTGGCAAATCAAAAACACGCCGATTTTGCCTCTTACGGACAAGCCGATATGACGGAATTTTTCGCATTTTTATTGGATGAATTTCACATGAGTTTGGTGAGACCGTATAGTATGGACCCGCCCGATATTAACACGTTACACCCATTGGCAAAATCTTGTTTTGAATTTGTGAAACAGGATTATTCAAAAGATTATTCCGAGATTAAAGAATTGTTTTACGGAATTATCGTTTCGGAAATACGAACTCCGACACATACGCGTTTTCTTCCTCCCGAAATGTTCGGTTCCCTACATGTAGAAATAAAAGGGTCTATATACGATTGTCTGGATGATTTTTTTTCGGATGAACGGATTGAGGGAGAGAATGCGTTATTGAATGAAACCACCGGTATAAAGGAAGATATCATAAAAGGCACGTGTGTTTGGAATTTTCCGAAAATTCTTATCATATCGTTTAAGAGAGTGCATAACTCGTCTCGAAATAAAAATGATACGGCAATTCATTACCCCATCGATGGACTGGATTTACAAAAATACGTATCGGGATTTTCGCCTGAAAAATATGTATATGATTTATTTGGGGTGTGTTTGCATCACGGACAAGTGAATTACGGACATTATACGGCATTTGTGCGTTTACAACAAGATTGGTATCACTATAATGACCATTTAGTGACACCGGTAAAAAATATAAACGATATTGTATCGCCTTATGCATATTCTCTCTTTTATCGAAGAAAATAAATTAAGACTCTTATTTTAACATTGGACAACATTCTTTTTCCAAATTTGCAATGTGTCTGGCTTTATTGTGTTGTTTCATCGTTTCTGTTGAAAGTTCAATTCCATACGTTTTCTTATATGTATAATAAATTGGATTTCCATTACAATTAAATTCTTGTAATGTAAGAGGTAAATTATCAAAGTCAAATTCTTCTCCTTCAATCATTACAATTTGATTGCTTGAACAATGTAATATTCGTAAATTTGATGGAAGATTGTCGAGCGAAGTTAGTTGATTATATGAACACAATAAGCCTCGTAGATTCGGAGGAAGATTGTCGAGAGAAGTTAATTTATTACCGTAACAATGTAATGTTTGTAAATTGGGAGGAAGATATTTAATAGAAGTTAGTAGATTATTTCCACACCATAAGTCTTGTAGATTCGGAGGAAGATTGTCCAGAGAAGTCAGTTTATTATTGCCACAATGTAATACCCGTAATGTTAAAGGAAAATTGTCCTCAGCTCCACCGAGCCTTGTGAATTGATTACCCGAACAAACTAATACTTGTAAATTTGGGGGAAGATTGTTTAAATGAGCAAAGCCTGACAAAAACATAGTCCATATTCCTCGAACACCGAGTTGATTATTTTCACAATTTAATGTTTGTAAAGTCGACGGAAGATTTTCAAGTGACGTCAGTTGATTATTACTACAATGTAATTCTTGTAGATTCGGAGGAAGATTGTTGAGAGACGTTAGTTGATTATTATAACACCATAATTCTCGTAGATTCGGAGGAAGATTGTCGAGAGAAGTGAGTTGATTGTGTGAACACCATAATTCTTGTAACGTGTGAGGAAGATTGTCAAGAGAAGTGAGTTGATGCTCTGAACAATCTAATATTAGTAGATTTGGGTATAAAGACAAATCGGGCAAAACTTTTAAGCGGTGGTTAAAATATACTCTTAATTCTTGTTTTTGCTCATCGAACATCATATTTAAACTAAAACTCATTTTATTGTTTATTTGATAAATTTGATAAAAAATAAAATCAATTTTACACAGAATTAATAATATTCTTTGATTCAATCACACATAAAAAATTGATAAATGATACAAATAAAACAGAAAAAAACGAAAGATTATACAGTAACCGAATTGGATTTAGTTTGTCGAAAATTGACCGTTTTACCAGATTTATCTTTGTACACAAATTTACTAATATTATCTTGTCACAGTAATCGACTCACTTCTTTAAGCAATCTTCCTCCCACTTTACAAAAATTACAATGTGATAATAATCTACTAACTTCTCTAGACCATCTTCCTCCGAATCTACAAGTATTATGGTGTTCATATAATCAACTCGCAAGGCTCGGCGGAGCTGAGTCCGCCTTTGGCACGTCTCTTCCTCTGAATCTACAAACATTACATTGTTCACATAATCAACTCACAACTCTTGACAATCTTCCTCACACGTTACAAGAATTATGGTGTTTACACAATCAACTCACTTCTCTCGACAATCTTCCTCTGAATCTACAAATATTATATTGTAACAAGAATCAATTGACTTCTCTAAACAATCTCCCCCAAAATTTACAAAAATTAGATTGTGACGAGAATCAATTGACTTCTCTCGACAATCTTCCTCCAAATCTACAAACATTATGGTGTCAATATAATCAAATTACTTCTCTTGACAATCTTCCTTTAACGTTACGGGTATTACGTTGTTCATGTAATCAACTCACAATGCTCAGCTTTCGAGGGAGTGATAACTACCAATTAGAGTCCGCCTTCGGTCCGAATCTACAACAATTATATTGTCCAACTAATAATTTGACTTATTTCGATATTTTACCTGTTACATTACAAGTACTCTATTGTGAAGAAAATCCGATTTATACAACATGTGAAGAAGTGTATGGATTTACACTTAACCGACACACGATTAAAAAATACAATGAAATAAAACGCATGGAAAAAGAATGTTGTCCAATATTAAAATAAAATAGGGTGAAGATATATATGGTATTATCGGTAAAAAAAATAACATCAATATTTTTTTTGGTAGCGATTGTATGTATTTGTTTATTTTTACAAAATAGCACATGTGTAATAAAAGAATCATTTAGCGCATCGTCACAGGCAAATGCATATAGCATACAATTGTTAAATACACTTGGACCTATTGTATTTGCAAAAAATCAAACAAGTGCGGATAAAATTACCGCTATTCAGGCGCTTCAACCGCCTATCGCGGACACGACTGTTACATCTATTTTAGGAAATGCGGTTGGAGTAGATGCGCAAATTACACAAATACAACAATATTTGGCATCAAATCCATCGGGTCCTTCGCCGACACCTCCTGCAATAAATACGTAACTAACCAAAAAAATTGATACATATATTATTATTAAACACATAATAAATGACTAATTATACCGTAACAGAATTGGATTTTTCGAACCAAAACTTACATGTTTTACCTAATTTATCGCTATATACAAATCTACAAATATTACATTGTGAATACAATCAACTGACTTCTCTGGACAATCTTCCTCCCAACTTACGAATATTATGGTGTCACCACAATCAATTAACTTCTCTCGACCACCTTCCTCCGAATTTACAAACATTATGGTGTAGTGATAATAAACTCGCAAGGCTCGGCGGAGCTGAGTCCGCCTTTGGCACTTCTCTTGACCACCTTCCTCCCAATTTACGAGAATTATATTGTTCCGCAAATAAACTAACGTTTCTTGACAATCTTCCTCCCAATTTACAAAAATTGTATTGTGCAGAGAATAAACTAACTTCTCTCGATAATCTTCCTCTCAATTTACAAAAATTATGGTGTCCATATACTCCAATTTTTACAGCGTGTATAAAAATGACCAACCATTTTGTGACGGAATTAAATTTATCGCATCAAAAATTAAAGGTTTTACCGGATTTATCTTGGTACACAAATTTACAAAAATTAGATTGTTCTCATAATAAACTTACATCTCTCGACAATCTTCCTTCCCATTTACAAGAATTATGTTGTTGGGATAACCAACTAACTTCTCTTGACAATCTTCCTCCCAATTTACAAAAATTATTTTGTTCCACGAATCAACTGACGTCTCTTGACCACCTTCCTCCCAATTTACGAGATTTATCTTGTTCCGTAAATAAACTAACTTCTCTAAACAATCTTCCTCTTACTTTACAAGAATTATTTTGTGAATATAATCAATTGACTTCTCTGGACAATCTTCCGCCCAATTTACAAACATTATTTTGTCGAATGAATAAACTAACTTCTATTGATATTTTACCAGTTACGTTACAAAAACTTAATTGTATAGGAAATCCTATGTATACAGAATATGGATTTGAACTTTCGATAAAAACGATTGAACAATACAATGAAATCAAACAATCTCTAAGAAAAAGAAAGTGTTAATATTTTCGTCATTATGCGTCTCCCTTGGGAGACACGGTCTACGACAAGAAAGACCCAGTTATTTTGGCAATTATAAAGAGAAAAATTATTGTTACAATATGAAGAACCTCTCTAACAAAAACAGAGAGATTGAAATGGAATAACAAAAGATTTGGAGAAATAAAAAGAGAGAGATAAAATTAAAAAAGCTCTAAACAGAGTTTTTTTAACAAGATAAATTGAAAATCTTTTTTTTAATATAATTGACAAAACCTACGCTAAAATAAAATGACTGATTATTCTGTAACCTATTTGGTTTTATCGTATAAAAACTTACAAGTTTTACCGGATTTATCTCTATACAAAAATTTACAATCATTGTATTGTTCAAATAATCAATTAACTTCTCTAAATAATCTTCCCCCAACTTTACAAAAATTAGTTTGTTCAAATAATAGACTCGCATCTCTAAACAATCTTCCTCTCACTTTACAAGAATTACATTGTCAAGACAATAAACTGACTTCTCTTGACAATCTTCCTCCGAATTTACAAAAATTAAATTGTTCTAATAATCGAATCACTTCTCTTGATCATCTTCCTCCGAATTTGCAAGAATTAGGGTGTTCAAATAATTATTTGACTTCTCTCGACGACCTTCCTCCCAATTTACAACAATTACATTGTGATAACAATCAACTCACAAGGCTCGGCTTTCGAGGGAGTGATAACGACCGATTAGAGTCCGCCTTTGGGACTTCTCTTCCCAAAACTTTACAAAGATTATATTGTCATCATAATCAACTCACTTCTCTGGATCATCTTCCTCCCAATCTACAAACATTATGGTGTCAATACAATCAACTAACGTCTCTCGAACATCTTCCATCCACGTTAAAAACATTAGATTGTTATAATAATCAACTCACAAGGATCGGCGTTCGATTAGAGTCCGCCTTTGGAATCTCTCTCGAACATCTTCCATCCACATTACAAGAATTACATTGTCAAAATAACCAACTGACTTCTTTAAACAATCTTCCTCCCAATTTACAAGAATTATGTTGTCGAGACAATCAACTAACTTCTCTCGAAAATCTTCCTCTCAATTTACTATTTGTAAATTGTTCAAACAATCCGCTCACTTCTCTCGAAAATCTTCCTCCCACTTTACAAACATTATATTGTGAAAAGAATCATTTGACTTCTCTTGACAATCTTCCGCATACTTTACAAGAATTATATTGTTCAAACAATGAACTCACAAGGCTTGAAAATCTTCCTCGTAATTTACAAATATTATATTGTTATCATAATCAACTAACTTCTCTAACCAATCTTCCTCCAAATTTACAAATATTATGTTGTTCAAATAATAAATTGACTTCCCTCGATATTTTACCTGTTACTTTACATAGGCTCGAATGTACTGAAAATCCAATTTATACATCATATGGATTTCAACTTTCGGAAAAAACAGTTGAACAATACAATGAAAAATTCATGTATGTCCCATTTGTATTCCGTAGGGATAAATAAAACATCAGGGACAAATAAAACATCTTGTCTGATGTTAATGAACACATTTGACCTCGGTCTTTTTAACAATTTATCTACATTTCAATTTGATATGTTTTCTATACAAATAACCCTTTTTTTCATAATTATTTTCATTAGTTTAGTAACAATAGTCGGTATATCCTATCAATTTCCGTTTTGGAGTTCGCAACCAATGTTTCACACATACGATATATGTCGTTATTTTGTCTATCTACCTCAACGTATTAAAAAAACAAATAAACCCAACAAACCCAATAAAAATCGATGGATAAGTCCGAATATGATAACTACCGTTTCTATATACGATATCGATACATCTTCCGACTATCAAACACACTTATTTCATATTATAAAACAATATTATTTAACAACTATTCAGACATTTAATACGATGGTGTATGAAGATATTCGCACCTATTTATCCGGATTGTCCTATATTTCTTTTTTATCAATAGACAAAGGTTGTTTAGCAACACAGCCAATACATATGTTATTAACTAAAAATGAAAACGCATCGGCGCTCATGTCTGGACAAAAAATTCGAGAGACAGTTCAACATGCAGTTTTTTTCGCAGTTTCCCCCCATACTCCCAAAAAACATATTTATGGACTTATTCAGGAACACTTATTTTCATTGGAACGACGACAGATAGTAGAAAAAGGACAGATAGTAGAAAAAGGAGAAAAAGATATTGTTTTATTTTCATCCTGTGTGCCAATACAAGGATTGGTTCCGTGTATATCAACGATTTCAAATGTATATGATTTTTCAAAAATACCACATAGTCCAATCTCTCTTCCTTATTCTCTTTTACAAATGCCCATAGGTCACATATCCACTCTTGTTACACAAATAGAACAATATACGCCCTCAGAAAAAACATGGTCGTGTAGTTTTTATCCGTCAAATGTGGATTTATTTTCTTTCATTCAACGGCGATTGTTGTATATATATTATTGTCAGAGAGATGGAAAAATTTGTGAATATTATTTTTTTAAAGTAGACAAGGTGGAAGACCATATGGGAAAAGAACGAATTCATTGGACCGGCACTCTTACAATTACACCTATATCAGAGCAAATACGTGCGCAAAGTGCAATTCTGGCATTGCGTGAAATACAAAAAGAACAACCGCAAATTCAATATGTATATACATCAGAAATAATATACGGACAACCATTATTGGCAATTGTGCCTCACTATTATTATTTATATAATTATATTTGTCCCTACGGAACACAAATGGGGCATATATTAATTTAGAGATTCGATTATTTTCTTTCTTTAATGAAAATGGAAGAACATATAAAAGCGGTTCGCGTGAAAAAAAATGATATTCTGTATACCTATTCGGACCCCATACAAGCACAACGTAGAGCACACGCATATCTGGGGAAACATGCGACTATTTATAAATCAACAAAAAACGACAAAAAATATATGATATGTGACAATGGTGGTCACTGGGTTCATTTTGGACAACTTGGGTATGAAGACTTTCTCAAACATAAAAATCCAATTCGCCAAAAGAATTATTTGCGCAGGTCCGCTTCTATTTTGGGAGATTGGAAAGACAACAAATACTCTCCCAACAATTTAAGTCGTAATATTTTATGGTAGATTTTGTGTTGTTTGTGTTGTGTTTGTTGTTTCATTCGTATCCCAATCATGAACCGATTTACATAAGCCGAATGTTTTACGATGCCATGGTGAATTTCCGTATTTCGCAATTCCAGCCATATGAACTTTTGTTCCATATCCCATATTGGTTTGTAACTGATATTTATCTATTAATGCCGGATACATTTCACACAAATGTAAAATATAATCATCTCTCGCAACTTTGGCAAGAATAGATGCCGCAGCAATAGCCATATATTTGCCGTCTCCTTGTGGAATCGTTATATGAGGCACATATCGAATATGTTCGGAGTTATTTATCGGCATCATATATGGACTAAAATCGGTTCCGTCAATAAGAAGAAATGCCGTTTCTTCCGTTAATGACATTTGTTCCATAATATTCGAGATACATTTTGACATTCCTTTCATAACTGCCTCTCGAATATTTATTCGGTCTATTTCATCGGACTCAATAAATTCAACCGTCCACGCAACCGCATTTTGTTTAATAATCTCCGCAACTTTATGAATTTTATCTGTTTTATTGGGTGTTTTATTGGTTGTTTTTGTGAATTTTTTACTGTCTTTAATATCTGCGGTCCAAAGAGGTGAATCTTGGGAAGAAGTCGGAAGAACGACCGCTGCAACATAAAGACGACCAAACATAGGTCCTCTGCCGGATTCATCTACGCCAATTTCGGTTAACATAGAATTCTCTGTATTGTAATATCGTTCAAGTCGTGTAACAATCTTTTCTTTCTTTTCTTCTGGATTGTTCATATTATGGTTATTGTTATATTGTATGTTATTTGTTTTTCATTTTTATTTCAATAAAGTCAGCAAATGTTTCCAGATATATTATACTGTTTTTTTTATAAAATAAAAGAAAAGATATAAAAATAAAATAAAAAAGAAATCATTATGGATATTTATATACGCACTCCTCAAAAAGCCGACCAATTCGCCTCTATTTTTCAAAATAAAGATGTCGCAGATGTAGTTAATATTTTTTTCAATAAAAAACAAATGTTTATTCAGTCCATGGATAAATCCAGTGTTATTCTCTCTGAAGTCTATTTGCAGAGCACGTGGTTCGACCAGTATGATATGATGGATGAATCTGTTACAATTGGTATAAGTTCTAAAATTCTGCACATGGTATTAAAAACAAGAGAAAAAAATCAAACTATTCAATTGCATTATTCTTCAGAAGAATCCGATAAACTATTTTTGTATTTTCATAGTGAGCAGAAAAACGAATATGACAAGAATTTTGAACTCCCGTTAATTGATTTGACGTCGGATATTTTGGAAATTCCTCCATGCAATTATACGGCAGAAGTTACCTATTCGTCGGACCGTTTTTTTGGAATTGTATCACAGTTAAAATCCATGGGAGATACAGTGGATATTCGATGTAGTGAAGAAAAAATCATATTTTCATCGCAAAGTTTGGAAAAGGGTAAAATGTCCATTGAAATGTTAATTGATGAAGTAGAGTCCTTTGCAATTGAAGAGGGAGAAACTATTCACATTTCATTTTCTCTTCGTTATATGGAAATGATTTGCAGTTATCATAAAATCGCAAAAGAAGTTGAACTAAAATTTATTAGCGGAAAACCCATTTGCGTTACATATTTTTTCGAAGAGGATGAAGAAGGAGAAGGTGAAGAAGAAGGAGAAAGTGAAAAAGAAAGCAAAGTAAGAGCAAGAATATTGTTTTATTTGTCGCCAAAAATGGATGATGATGAGGAAGATTAAGAACCGAACCAAATAGGTTAGGATATTCCTAACCTATTTAAAAGAATCCATCAATTTTACTTGGCAGAAGACTTATTCTATAACGAACATAAAGACAATGGACAAACATATGTAACATGGTAGAGCAAGTAACATTCGAACAATCAGCCCTTTCAACTCGTAACATTGGAATCGTAAAGTGGTTTAATTCTTCTTCTGGATTTGGATTTATTACGGTATTATCCGGAGATTCTGAATTTGTTGGAAAGGATATTTTTGTTCATTATAGCAATTTACGGACAAAAGAATCGCAATATAAATATTTAGTTATGGGCGAATATGTAGATTTTGCGGTAACAAAAGCTCATAATGAAAAGTATGAGTATTTTGCCGAGGACATCAGTGGTATTTTGGGAGGAAATATTATGTGTGAGACTCGACGTATTGCAAACGAAGATAAAAAGGAATATGACGAACGTAGCGAGCAAGTGAGACCACAAGGGCAACAAGACCGACAACAAGGACAACAAGACCGACCACAAGGACAACAAGACCGACAACAAGACCGACAACAAGACCGACAACAAGGACAACAAGACCGTCCACGTCCTCAACGACCATATCAAGGTCGGTCACAACAAGACCGTCCACAAGGACAACATGACCGTCCACAAGGACAACGAGACCGTCCACAAGACCGACAACAACGCCCCCCAAGACAACCACAACAAGACCGACCACAACAACCTCCAAAAAGTAAAAAAACCAAACCAGTTGTTGATGCCGATGGATTTATGACTGTATAGAAAAACATAACAAGCAAAAAAAGTAAAGTAAAAATATAAATATGTGTTATTATAAATACATATTTAATGAATACTATTTTATTAGATTTACAATCACTACATAACAAACATAATACATTAATGCAGTTGCATAATGATTTTTTTAAGGAATTTCAAGAACTTGAAAAACTCGTGCAAAAATTGGCAAAACAAGAACAAAAAAAGGAGAAAAAAAAATCTGGGTTTGCGCGAAATCAACTGGTGAGCACGGATTTATGTGATTTTTTAAATATTTCACATGATACATTAATTTCACGTGCCGAAACTACGATTCGGTTGAATACATATATTAAACAAAATAATTTGCAAAATCCACAGGCGAAACGAGAAATTATAATGGATGATAAATTATGTAAATTATTAGGAAGTGATGCAGAAGGTCAAATCATTACGTATTTCACAATACAAAAATACATGACGAAACATTTTTTATAATGAGTTCGAAAATGAAAGTTTTCTGGGTATTTTGACGATAGGTTCCGGCGCCGTATGAAATTCGGGAGATTCCGAACGGATATGTGGCGTGTGATATACAGAAGATGGCGAGTGTTCTACATGATAATGACGTTGTGAACTGTATGGCGTTAATGGTTTTTTATTTGTTTTTCGCGCCTTTTTGTATTTCGGATGATTTACTAAATAACGATTTACATAGGCTTGCGCATTCATTCGTTTTCCTGAAGGGGGTTTTGGTTTTGGATCACAATTTCCAGTAACTTTATTTTTACGAGTTCCATTTTTGCAACGGGTCTTTACAGAGTGTTTTTCACAATTTCCAGTGGTCTTATTTTTACGAGTTCCATTTGCACAACGAGCCATTATTATATATTAACGCATTATAAAAATTATCTAAATGCCATAATCATTATATTTGCAATTCTTCCGTGTTTATGTTTTTTCCAAAAATGTATTTTATTTCGCATAAATGCCTTTTCGTGAACGTGATACATATTCTCAAATCCTTTTTTGAATTTAATATCTGTATATTCAATGCAATCTGGACTGTCTGTAAAATATCTATTGCACCACGCAATACATCCGTCTCCAATACCCGAAATATTCTCTTTTAATTTATATATATTTTCAACAGTTACCTCTCCTCCCAATTCAAATGCAACATATTCGCATATATGCGCATATATAGTTCGTTTTTTTGGCTGAATACGCACATCGTTTGCTATGTCATACATATTACATAATATACAATTCATATCATTTGATGCTAATAAAGGATATATAATGTCCCACTGAGCAAGAGCAAATGTAAATCTTACTCCGGAACAACAAACATAAAAGAGAACGGCTTCAAACAACGAATGTACGTTCTCGTATGGAAATTGCTCTCTTGGACTAAGTGGAATGTAGGTGCAAATTTTGAATTCGGGGTTTAATTGGATGAATTCGTCAATTACGCGCCCCCATTCGGGATTTGTATTGTAAATAAATTCCATTCTATTCATTTTTTTATAGTATAAATTTTATTTTTTAAAATTTTCAATTTTACTGGGGGGGGCACTAACATGATAAATCCATCATATTTTGCAAAATTTCAGTCGGATAATCCATTTCTCTTAAAATATGAATACCTCCTTCTATCTCTGAAATTCCCTCCGATAAATGATATTTTTCCATATGATAATTTTTTATGTTATGACTGGCGTGAAAATCAGGTATTTTGACATCTTTTTCGATTCCATCTTTTTCGATTCCATCTTTTTCGATAGAATCTTTTTCGATTCCATCTTTTTCGCTGACATCACTAAAATATTTACATACATCAACATTATGAGTTGTCAATAAAAAAGTAACATTTTCATGTCGGTCAAGATATTTTAAAAGAGAAATAGATGATTTTACTGCGTCATTATGATTTGTTCCTGAATACAATTCGTCAAAAATACAAAAATGGCGTTTGTTTTCTTTTTCTTGTTTGTTTTCTTTTTCTATGTCAGTTTCATCTTTAATAATATCTAATATTTCTTTACACCGGCGAGATTCGGCTTGAAATAAACTATCTCTTCCCGATGTATCAGGAATATTTAAATACGAATGAATGTGTGTATACGGAATGATAGAACATGCATCATAAAATCCAACACCAAATTGTTGTGAAAATATAATATTCAACATGGTTGTTTTTAATGTGGTTGTTTTACCAGAAGCATTTACTCCACTTAAAATAATATTTTTAGAGAGAGATACCGTATTTTTTACATTTTCGTGTAATTGAATTGGATACGACTGATTCTTTATAATACATGGTTTTGTTTTTTTGTTTCGAACGATTTTATTTTTGTTTTGTTTGGGTTGTTCTGGCGGGTCGATGAAAATGGCGCATTGTAGAGTCCCCGATAACAATTGACGATGAATCCCCAGAATATTGTCCAAATAACCTTCAAATCCAAACGAGAATCGAAAACTTGCATCCAAGTCATTATCTTTATAAAACATATAATACATTTGCATTAGCTTACCCATAAAAGGTGTATGTGTAATTCCAAATATGGCTTTTGTATCAAGTAGCCATGCATTCTTTGTATACCAACACATCAATCGTTCTCTGTGTATTTGTATATCTTTTAAAAAAGGCGCATAGGCGGATTTGGACGAAAAACGCAATAAAAACGCATCCATGTGTTGTGTATTCGTATGTACATACGAAAGCATTTGATGCATATCTGTGTGCATTTGCTGTAAATTCGCGGTCATTCGCCAGCATTCTGCCATATTTTGATACATGGACAATCCGTAGAAGCCGAGATAACATAGTACATAAATAATACTTTGTGCGTCTGGGCGAACATTACATATTTTTCCTATAAAATGGTTTTTCGCTATTACACTTAAAATATCTATATATGTGTGTATCGTAATAGGAATGCGTTTTATTTTCAACAGAAAAAAAGGAATGCAAAGAAGAAATAGGGGAAGAAGAAGAGAGATTAACGGACTTGCGTATTTTAATGTTGCGAGTGTTTGCAGAAACGACGATGAACGATTGAGAGAAGCCAACACATCCCATTCCAAATATTGATATTTATTGATAAAATCGGCATCACATTTTCTTGCCCAAATTTCTTTTATTCCGTTAATATGGAGGTTTGGCACATGTTCATCCTTGGACAAGTCCAATAAAATGTCTTGCGTTTGCTGTAAAAAACTCGTATCGGAGGTAAATGTAGATTTCCATGAATGGGTCATTTGACGACCAAATTCGTGGGTCGGATGCATCAAATGTGCATACATGGATTTATTTTCTTTTTCTTTTGTTGATTCTTTTTGTTCTGTCGTTTCTTGGTCGATATTTCTACTTACATCCAATTCCAAATCTTCCGCAATGGTAGGTGAGAGAGGATGAACTTGTTTTTCTAAATAAGAAATCGGAAGATTAAAATAACCTGAAAACAATGGTGGTTCTTCCATATATGATACATGTGTGTATTTTTACATTTTATTTAACGTAACTAAAATGTAACACTAAAATATAATGCAAACGAAAAAAAATACAGTAATAAAAAATAAAAAAAATAAAACCGTAAAAGGTGTGCCCAAAAAAACGATAACAAATACGATAAAATCCGACATTGTTAAAATATTTATGGAAACATTAAATTTAGTCAAACTGTATCATTGGAAAACTCGTGTATTTTCACAACATAAAGCAACCGATGATTTGTATGAACGTTTGAACGAAAATATTGATAAATTTGTTGAAATATTATTGGGTAAAGATGCATCAAGAATTCAAATGACGCATAAAACATTACAATTTCATGATTGTAAAAATGATACAGATTTTAAACAACGATTGACCGAATTTCGACAATTATTAATCCATATGAACCGTAGTTTCGACCCATCCGATAACAGCGATTTATTAAATGTGCGAGATGAAATATTGGGAGATGTAAACCAATTTTTATATTTAATGACATTTGACCGGTTATAATGGAGACGTTAGTAATACAATTTCGGTAACGCCTGTTGCTACACATACTTGACTAATTGCAATTCCTGCCCCAACTGGACCACCGACAATAAACCCTGAAATTCCTGCAACTGTCACAATAACTGTTTTACCGATTATATATCCAAGTAGTGCCATATTTTATTTGTTTGTTTATTCGTATTTATTGTTTATATCTTTTTCAATTTTTTTTGCGCGCGTTAAATAAAATCAAATAAATTATAAAGAAATAATAATACATTAAATGGCATTTTTTAATTACGTAGAAAGTTCGCTTTGGCTAACTTTAGGAATAACGTTTATTTTAATTTTATTCCTAATTTATCATTACAAAAATAGGATACAATTATTAGAACAAAAAACCGATACATTTTTATCAATGATTAGTCGAACTATCGATGAAATTCAGCTTGTAAAGCGTCGAATAAATCAATGTATTGACCAAGTTCAACATACTCCTGTTGTAAAGAAAGAGGAAGAAGAAACAGAAGCTGAAGCTGAAGCTGAAGATATAAACACATATTTTTTAGACGAACAAGATGATGATGATGACGGCGAACAAGAAGACGATGAACAAGAAGACGATGATGGCGATGAATCTATTACCCTTGAAGAATTTATACCAGAAGAAGAAGATAAGCCAACTCTTGTATTACAAGAAGAATTTGTGTCTGAAATAGAAGAAGTTTTATTACAACAAGAATCTGTTCTACAACAAGAATCTGTTCTACAACAAGAATCTGTTCTACAACAAGAATCTGTTCTACAAGAAGAATCTGTTCTACAAGACGAACCTATTTTACAAGAAGAATCTGTTCTACAAGACGAACCTATTTTACAAGAAGAATCTATTTTACAAGAAGAATCTATTTTACAAGACGAACTTATTACACAAGATGAACCTATTCTACAAGACGAACCTATTCTACAAGAAAAAATAGACTATAGTAAATTAAGTTTATCAGAGTTAAAAAAAATCGCAATTGAAAAAAAAATTCAATTTAATGTAAAAACAAAACATAATGAATTAGTGCGTATATTAGAAAAATCATAAGAAGTAACAAATTTCATATAACATATTTATCTACCTATAAATAAATATGAATCCATCGAATTTTAGAGGATATTCTGACAATAATTTATATGACGGTTACCCCCCTCTTATGTCCGACGGCAGAACTATTATTGCCTCCTATCAGCCAACATCGGATATAAATAAAACCATTATTGAAAAAAATGGAATCCAGTCCAATTGGCAGTATCGCGCATATTTAACACATAATGCCGACGATTTACGAAAACAAATGTTTATTGAAAGCGCAAATGATACTGGATATATAGGACATACCTATGCACCTATACATAAAGCCCCCGATTCAGATCTAAAGAAATTATATCTAACGCGCGAAGAATTATACACAAAAATGGACCCAACACAACCACCTATTAAAAAGAGCGGTCATACCTTGATGGAACCATTTTCTACATATAATCGTTAGGTTTAGCGATACTTGATTATCTTTATATAAAGTAAGTATCATATGTCATCACAATTACCCGGATTTACGTATATTGGATGTTATAATGACGTTCCTAGTCGTACTCTTCCAAATCAGCATCAAAATATAAGTAATTCAGCTATTCAAAATGCACATGCCGGAAAAATGAGCCAAGCGTTGATTGAATGTTGGAAACAAACCGATTCAAATGATACGGTCATTGGTCTTCAAGATGGAGGTCAATGTTTTAGCGGAACGGGGCAACAATATTCCAAATATGGAAGTGGAAAATGCCCCGGTGGAACACACTCTCCAACGAAAAATCCATTGGGGGGGGCGTGGTATCAACAAATATATGCGTTGGCAGAAGGATTTCATACAAACAAATCACAAAAACAAATAGAAGAACACCAAGAACAAAAAAAACAAATAGAACCCATGTCTTCTTCAACGGGTGTGGCGGAAGCGATTTCTACAACTACCGAAACCGCCACATTGCAAAAAAAAATGGATAAAATGAAAGACAATTTAAATGCGTGTTACGAAAAAAATGGCGTATTGTTGAAAAGCAACATGAATTTACAGCAAGAAGTCATTGATATTTGTAATAATTACGTTTCATTGCAAAATAGTTATCAGTCATTGAACAATCAACTTATACAGGCAAATATGGCACAAAGTTCATTACATGCCGACAACGCCTTATTATCATCGGAAGTGCAAAATGAAGCCGGTATAGTTAGTCAAATTTCAAATAGCATAAATACATGTTTTCTAACGGGAACATGTAGTGAAAGTTTTAATACGTCGTATTATTATGACAAAACAGAAGGTATGGCAACACCACAAACATCCACATATACGACATCATTGGCATCTGGAGTTATTAACGACTACCAGAATAATATACAGAATTTACAGGGAATATTAAACAACGAAAACACACGTCTTCAACAAAAACAACAAACGGTAAACAACGCCATTCAAACGCAGGAACGGGTGATTCAATTTAATGAAAGTTACAATAAAAAATACGGAGAATATGTGTATATGGTAAAGGTAGTTGTTATAGGACTTATTCTTATATTTTGTTCGAATTTACTTCACTCCTTCGTGCCTTTTTTTCCGTCGGCGTTTTTTACGGTATTGATTGTTTTTATTGTTAGTATTATAATTGGCATGACATGGTGGAATATGAGTTTGCGGAGCAATATGGATTTTACACAATATAATTTGAATCCTCCCGCAATACAATCGTCCGCTACCGCAACAACGGCTACAAACACTGCATCGGAATTAGCGGGAAATTTATTAGGCGGATTTAATGGATGTGTGGGGTCAAATTGTTGCTCGACGGGAACCGAGTGGGATAGTGGAAATGCCGTATGCATTCCCATGCCGACCATATAATTTATACTGTTTTAGACTTTTTTGTTTTATTTATCTTTCTTTTTCTCTTTAACACGGAAGAAGTTGTACGTTTTTTTCGTGAGACAGTATTTTTTCGTTTACGTGTCATTCGTTTTATTTTTTTATGGAGTTGTTTTATGACACCTCCTTTCATCGTATATAACAAAGGTTCTATAAAAATATCTTCTTTCCATATTCCATTTTCAACAGTTCCATCAGAATATGTCATATTTCCAATACCATCTTTTTGATTATTTTTCCACTCACCAATATATTTCTTTTTACTGTATACATAATATTCCATTTTACCATATCCATTTATTTCATCATTTTCCCAATTTCCATCATATTCTTGATATACATCATTCGTATTACCAACATCATAATATTTCATTATACCGTGTCCGGTTCTATCACCATTTTCCCAATTTCCATCATATTCTTGATATACATCATTCGTATTACCAACATCATAATATTTCATTATACCGTGTCCGGTTCTATCACCATTTTCCCAATTTCCTTCATATTCTTCATATGGTAAATCATCGTCCTCATAATAATCCATTTTACCATATCCATTTATTTCATCATTTTCCCACTCTCCTTGATAGATTTTTCTTCCATCTTCAAAATTATATGTACCTTCTCCATTTTTTTTATCATCTTGCCATTCTCCTTGATAGGTTTCTCCATTTTTGTATGTCATTGCACCTTCTCCATTTTTTTTATCATCTTGCCATTCTCCTTGATAGGTTTCTCCATTTTTGTATGTCATTGCACCTTCTCCATTTTTTTTATCATCTTGCCATTCTCCTTGATAGGTTTCTCCATTTTTGTATGTCATTGTACCTTCTCCATTTCTTTTGCCATCTTTTAACTCTCCTTCATATATACCAACTGAATATTTTTTGGTTTCACCTCCTTTCATTATATTATATAAATACATAAAATAATGCAAAGTAAAAAATTGAAATAATATTTATTGTTAAATACATAAAATACCAACAAATGTTTTACGAAATTGGCGAAATGATATCCAAAAATAAAATTATTGATATTTATTTAAAAATATATATTAACAAAAGTCGAAACAATACAAATATCGTAACTACAACAAATCCCGCGCCAAATCTTATTTCCGCTATGGCTCTTTATAAACGCACCCAAATAAAATACGATTTATATAGAGAATTTATGCGAAATACATTTATCGATGACCGCACAAAACAAGAATTTATGGAAGTGTTTTATAAAATGCAACGAACCAGTCGTCTTCTTACCCGATGTATAATGAATAAAATCCATAAAACACGACTTGTGCATAATACAACGGATTTATACCAAGAACCCATTTATAAAACATCTCCCCATGTATTGGCTTTACATGAAGGAAAATTCACGTATTTATTTACACACAAAGAACTTATTCATCTTATGTTAACGGCACTCACCTATATTGACGGACCGTTGGCGATAAAAAATCCATACAATAACAAACCATTTACCAAATCGGCTCTATATAATATATATTTCGCACTTTCCGACCATTTTCGGACTACATTACCTATATTGCTTCATTTGTTCTTTCTGTGTGAAATGAATAGCGCCAAATTTGCACACACATACAAACACGAAATATTTGAATATGTATTGTATTGTAGATTACTTCACCCACCAACACACATAATTCATCAAATGTTGGAATTTTATAACAACCGTATTCGGATCGACCATATGAATATTCGAGAGCCAATTCGGGAAGATGGTATTTATAAAGAAGATGGTAGCAGTAAATATGAAATACGTATAGACCCCGATTTTCCCGAAGATGTATTGATGGATGCTTTTAAACCGGCTTTACGGGCATTTTATGTATATAGACATGAAACATCGACAAATAATAGACGTACTCTGAAACAAAAATTTATGTTACATTTAGTTCAGTTTTCGATAAAAAACCAAACGTTTGGACGAAAATTATACTATACAAACACCGAAGAGGCATTGTTTCAAACAAAATATATAAATGTGGTGCAACGAAATAAATTAGAAATACAGAATCGGCGATTCTTATATACACATTTGCCGAATAATACCGATGAATATGATAGTGATGAATATGATGAATAAAGAATTCTTTCTTCTTTCTTCTTTCTTCTTTCTTTCTACACATAATAAAAGATGCAAATTATTCCATCGGTTTTTTTCTCAAAAAATGCACAAACTCGGTGGTTAAAAGTTCTTATTCTTATATCTCTTTTTCTCTTGATTTTAGTCATTTACAATCGTATGTATGGCAAACAACAAACCGAGGGATTCGACCAGAACAAACGATTTCTTTTAAAACGCAACGACGATATTTATGATGATTTTTATGTTCAAGTATACGATGATATTCATCCGTCGGCAACACGCATAGAGCGCGAATTAAATGCCATTATTCAAGCAACCCAACCCTCTCCCAATGCCAGCACATTTTTAGATGTTGGGTGTAGCACGGGGGCAATTATAGATTATTTGTCTGGACACGGATACCGCGCCTATGGAATTGATAAGTCGAATGCCATGGTCGAACATGTGAAACACAATTTGCCGACGTTAAAAGAAGCGGTTCAACAGGGCGACGCAACTACTGATTCTTTATTGTATGACCGTGGGTCGTTTACCCATATTTTGTGTTTAGACAAAACCATTTATCAAATGAAAGATAAAATCGCATTTTTCAAGAATTGTCATCATTGGTTAAAAAATGGCGGGTATTTGGTCTTGCACGTGGTGAATAATCCCCGATTTAATTTAACGATTCCCTCTCAAAATACATTCAATCCATTTCATTTTGGAACTATGCTTTCATCGCTCATGAGTCCAACACCAAACAAACCATCCAATACACAAGCCATGCCAAAAATCCTTGATAATGGAGTGATGTATCAATCCAAATATGATACGCCTTCTTCTTCGTCCTCAGATAAACATATGGTATTTACCGAAACATTTACAGATAAATCCACTGCAAATATACGCCAAAATGAACAAACGTTATATATGGAAGAAATGTCCGATATCATTAATGATGCGTTGTTTTGTGGGTTTTTCGTTCATGGAAAATGGGGGTTGAAGGATGGAAGTAAAGTAGAGATAGATTCAGTTACAGAGGATGCCAATGAAAATCATTTTTTATATATTTTGGAGAAAACGATGTAGAAGATTGAACCTCTCTAATAAAAAGTTATTTGTATCGCTCCCTCCACGGTCCGACGATTATTTTATACAAGGTAGTTGCGAAACACTTTCAATAAATTCACCGTCTTTCCAGTAACCTTCCTCAATTGTTTTTCCATATCCATGTTTTTTATCGTTTTTCCACTCACCTTCATAGGCAGAACCATTTGCATATGTAATTCGACCGTGACCATGTTTTTCATTCTCTTTCCATTCACCTTCATAGATATCTCCATTGACATATGTACATGTTCCTTGACCGTTCACATCATCGTTTTTGAATTCTCCTTTATAGATATCGCCTTCGGCAAATGTAAATGTTCCTTGACCATGTTTTTCATTCTCTTTCCATTCACCTTCATAGATATCTCCATATACAAATGTAAATATTCCTTGACCATTCATTTGACCATTTTTGAATTCTCCTTCATAAATTGCTCCATCTGTATATCTAAATATTCCTTGACCATGTCTTTTATTGTCTTTCCACTCTCCTTCATAGATATCTCCATCTACAAATGTCATTTTACCTTGACCATGTCTATTATTCTCTTTCCACTCTCCTTCATAAATTGCTCCATCTGCATATGTAAATATTTCTAATAAATTCATTGTAGTTAATAATACAAAATATAAAGAACAATAATCAATTTTATCTTGGAAAAAGAGAAGATTTACTCGTTTCTTGAAGTAAAAGAAAATATAGAACACATACATAATATGTTTTTATATATCGGTATTTTCGTTGTTCTCTTTTTATTTTATCTTCATTTTATGGACCAATTTAAAAAGGGTGACCAATATGAAATCTATGAAATAGATTACGCCGGAAACACGCATCTCCAAGAAATATGTCAATTAAAACAGCCCATTTTATTTGATTTTGCACCAACTATTTCAACGTTTCATTACTTGAATACACTGTCTTTAGAAGATTTATCCGCAAAAGTGGGGCAACAAGATGTATTTGTAAATGTGCGTGATACAAATGATACACCCAGTGATGATTCGATACCTCTTTCCTTTTCAAGTGCATTGGCACTTATGGATACAGATTCGACGGGACATTATATTAGCGAAGGAAACAAAGAATTCGTTCAGGCGACTGTGTTGGAGGAATATTTTGATTCGTTTCATGAATATATCAAACCGAATTACACATGTCATACTATATATGATGTCTGTTTTGGTAGTAAGGGAGCGAGCACGATAATGCGACATCATACAGATTCGCGTAAATTTATCTATGTTCCTATGAAGGGAGGTCGCATTACGGTACAAATGACGCCTTTTAAAAGTTCAAAATATATGCATCCAATATACGATTATGAAAAATATGAATTTCGCAGCGACTATAAAGGGAAAGATAATAAAAATGAGAATATCCAAATGTTAGAATATGATGTAACGGGAGGAATGATGCTGTATATTCCCCCCTATTGGTGGTATTCTATTCAAATAGAAGAACCGGGGTCATATTATGGTGTAATTACATATTGCACCGCAATGAATATTTTGGCAAATTCAATATCCTTGGTCAGATATTTTTATCGTCAATACGAACAAAGCGGACAAACAAAAATTGTCCGAACTCTCGCATTAAAAAAGAATGACATGCAAACCGAAACACAAACACAAGAAAAAGAAACTATATCTTTGCCAAAATCCATTGACTAAACTTCGTATTCATAAACTTCGTATTCATAAACTTCGTATTCATAAATTCTCTCCACCATATGATGCAATGTTTCCACCATCATTTCATCATCGTAATTCACATATTCGCGATATCCGAGTAAAAAGGATTCTTTTAATGCGTGGTCGGTTGGTAATAAAGACATACTGATAAGTGCGCCAAATAAAAAGGAGGCTATTTTTTTCGAACTTGTAAATTCATAGTTATCCGTGGTTTGTTCATCTATTTTTCGTTTTGCTATAAACCCAATTTTGTATTCAATACACGAAACTTTATCAAAATCAATACACGCAATCACATTTTTCGTAGAAAGTTTTCCCAACAACAATTCACAGTCATATCCGTCAAATAATAACTGGAAATGAAAGAATGAAAACAATTTTCCTATTTCACACACAAATTCTTCTTTGGACATTTTGAATATTTTGAGCGGCAATACATTCAATCCCAAAAAATGCCCCACGTTTGGCAAATATTGATTCATATCTGGGTCGCTTATATTTACCTGTATAAGTGGCGCATCAGCTAAAGGTGAAACCGGAGCTAATGGAGCTAATGGAGCTAATGGAGCTAAAGGTGAAATTCTCTCCATTTCATATTGACATGTATCCGGCGTAGACGAAAATGTATATGCTTTTGGCACAATAACTCGTATATGTGTTTTTGATAATTCCGATTCAATATATTTTTGAACTAAATATTCGTATTGAACCGTATCACAAGTTGTATTAATTTCATCTAAAATACGAGGGCATAATGTATGTCCTTTTTGTTTTATATTTTTGAATTCTTTGATGACTTTATTTTCGTCCATGACTCGAATTGTTCCGTGAGTTCCTTCTCCAATAATTTTGTTCTGTTCTTTTTCTTTGTCTTTTATTTCTTTTTCTTTGTCTTTTATTTCTTTTTCTTTGTCTTTTTCTTTTGTTTCTTTGTCTTTTATTTCTTTGCCTCCTCCATGTTGTTTCATCATCTTTCTACTTTTACTTTTATTACTCCCTCTACTTTTTTTAAATTTTTCAATTTTTTTACCTCTTCTTTTTTTCGTTATATTCATATACATATATTGTATGCATTTATTTTAATCACGAGTTCCCGAATAATCCGCCGAATTCATAAGTTCCATTTTTCCGAGAGATTTCTTTAAATTAATCTCCTTTTCCGACAATCCCATAAACATATAGTTGGCATTTTCATCTATAATTTCATGCTTTTTTATTTGTTTATACACTTGGTCGATTTGGTCCACCACAGTTTGCATTAATTCTCGGTCGGTAATAAAAGCAGGTGATACAAAATCCACGGTTTCTGTAATTAATTCCACCGCAAAATAAAGCAAATACCGCCGTTTTTTCGGTGTTCCTGTGGTATATTTAATACAAAATAAATCGTGAAGTGCCAAAAGTGTTTTCTGTATAAATTCGGGTTTGTGTTTCTCCTCTCCATAATACAGAATTGCCTCCCATAAAATCCATATTATATCGCATTTGTGTTTATTTTCTACCGATAATTCAGTGCGTTTTTCGGCAAAACATTTATCTCCACGCGTTTTACAAATAACATCAAACTCAATTAACCATTCAATCCAATAACACGCATTTAACATATTATTGTTTTTTAAATCGTAGGAAAATTCATTGATAGCCAATGTTAATTCGAGAGGGTCTTCTTTTTTCATAATGGGGCGAGCATAATCAAGAGAATCCGCTTTAATTCGTGTATGATTGGTCATATCAAATTCCTCGCGCTGGATTTTCACTTGTTCAAAACTATTCTTTTTTGCCGATGTCGACATGATACACACAATTTCGGCGAACATATTTCGAATCATACGATTGTTACGAAGTTCAAGTTCTGTGGCGAAATGTCCCTGTATCATGATATCGCGAAATTGAGAGAAACGTTTCTGTAAATAAATAACGATTTTTGGATTTGCTATATGAATATGTTTTCCGATAAATAAAAGAAGTGTCTCCCAGATTTCCATAAACTGACCGCTACAAATAAGTTCGGCGCACCAGTGACATGCGGGTTCAACCTTTTCTTGTGACATGGATTTTATAAGAGCGTCTTTCACTTCAATCTTTTTATAATTTGAAAACGTCATTGTTTTGAATTCGCTTATTTGGCGAGGGTCGTAAATAGGAAAATGTAAAATAGGAGGGATTGATTCTTCCATATATATATATAATTCTTTCATTATTACTGGTTTATGTCCATTCATATTTAGAGAGAGAAGAACAAAGACAAGGAAAAAAGACAAAGAAAAAAGACAAAGACAAAGAAAAAGACAAAGAAAAAAGGAAAAAAAAGAAAAAGACAAAGAAAAAGAAAAAGAAAAAGACAAAGAAAAAGAAAAAGAAAAAGACAAAGAAAAAAATATGGTATAATTATATAATGGATCTTCGCATTTTAGGATTTAAAAATCGCAATTGGGCAATAAAAAAGAAAGAAAGTCGTAAAAAAAATATCGCAAAACAACATCGCCAAAAAACCCAAAAAAATCTTCAACAAAAACGTAAGAATGATGTATCTCTTATGTCACAAATTCGTCAGAATCGCAAAACATTTAAACAGATACCTTTTTCTCGACAACCGCGTCCATTGAATGAAATCGAAATAAAATTATTGGAAAGACGTAAACATATTGAGCCACTTGCTTCCGCTTCTGCTTCTGCTTCTGCTTCCTCCTCCTTTTCGTCCATTGATATTCCAAAACCACCAAAAAAACATTTAAAAAATAAACAAATGCAGATGGCGGCGATTCCAACACAACCTAAAGTAGAACAAAACAAGGGATTTAATGTAGGCATGTTAAAAAAGGTTAAGGTAAAGGCGAATCCTGTTTCCCCGTCCTCTTCCTCCTCGTGGAAATAGAAGCTGTGTATTAATTTTCTGTTTTTAATATATAATGGTTATTAAAAAAACATTGAAAAACCGAACTTATAAAGCAAATCGTATTCATGGGAAAATAAAACCAAAAAATGCAAATAAAACAAAGAGAGTTGTTATGCGTAAAAAAATACGGTCCGTAAAAATGGATATTTCTCCTCCCTCTTCTCCGTTTGATGAAAATGCATTTAACATAAATGATATTCGTGAAAAGGCGAAAAAGCGGGAAAGTCAGCCATATGAAAATAAAAAAAAGAGTTCGACCGAATCTATAAATTTAGATGAAATTCGAGAAAAGGCGAAAAAGAGAGAGGGTCATCCATATTCGTATAAACCTGCGCAAAAACCACAAAAACCTGAACCTGAACCTGAACCAAAACCCGAACCAAAACCCGACCCAAAACCCGAACCAAAACCCGAACCAAAACCAAAACAAAGTGGGTGTGTATCATCAAATATTAATAATGTTTCAAATGAATTAAAAAAAAAGATTGATACTATTTTTAAAGATATGCAGGAACATCCGGCGAATAATAATAAAGAGTTTTTTACAAAAAAATTTACAAGTATGTATAAACAAATGACATTAAAATTACATCCAGATAAAAACCCAGATTGCCAAACAGATGCGAATACAAAGTTTCAGGAACTGGGCGATAAAATTGAGAAGATAAAAAAACTTATTGATGAGTCTTTCACTAAAATCGACAAAAATGCTGTTTATGATATCATTCAGTAGAGGACAACATTTACAAAAGTGTTATTTCAGTAGAGGACAACATTCTTTTTCCAATCGTTTGATTTCGTTGTATTTTTCAATTGTTTGTATAGAAAGTTCAAATCCATATAGTTCTTTACATGTTGTATAAATCGGATTCTTTTCACAATCTAAGTATTCATCATAGACGTATTCGGGGTTGGAACTATTCATTTGGTTTATTTGATTCATTTGATTATTGTAAAAAAATATGAATTATATTATCAATTTTAATTAACAGGCAGTTTTATTTTAATAGAGGACAGCATTCTTTTTCCATACGTTTAATTTCATTGTATTGGTTCATTGTTTTTGTCGAAAGTTCAAATCCATATAGTGTATAAATTGGATTGTTATTACAACACAAATCTTCTAACAAAGGAAGATAATCAAGAGAAGTAAGTTGATTATTGGAACAATATAATACATCTAACAAAATAGGTAAAATATCAAGAGACGTGAGTTGATTATTGTCACAATATAATTCTCGTAATCCGGAAGGAAAAGAAGTTCCAAAAAGACTTACAATTTGATTGTCATTACATTCTAAGTATTGTAAAGTGGGAGGAAGATTATCCAGCGAAGTCAGTTGATTAAATGAACACCATAATTCTTGTAAATTGGGAGGAAGAATGTCCAGAGAAGTCAATTGATTATTTCCACAATATAATTTTTGTAAATTGGGAGGAAGATTTTCGAGAGAAGTAAAATGATTATGTTCACAATTTAATCCTTGTAGATTCAGAGGAAGATTGTCAAGAGAAGTGAGTTGATTGTTTGAACAATTTAATCCTTGTAGATTCAGAGGAAGATTGTCAAGAGAAGTGAGTTGATTATTTAAACAAAGTAATGTTTGTAAATTTGGAGGAAGATTGTCCAGAGAAGTGAGTTGATTCTCATAACAATATAATTTTTGTAAATTTGGAGGAAGATTGTCCAGAGAAGTGAGTTGATTCTCATAACAATATAATTTTTGTAAAGTAAGAGGAAGATTATCGAGACTTGTGAGATGATTGTTATGACAATATAACTGTTGTAGATTGGGAGGAAGATTGGTTAGAGAAGTCAGTGTATTGTTTGAACAAGTTAATATTTGTAGATTGGGAGGAAGATTGTCAAGAGACGTTAGTTTATTATTGTAACAATTTAATATTTGTAGATTGGGAGGAAGATTGGTTAGAGAAGTTAGTTTATTATTGTAACAATTTAATGTTTGTAAATTGGTGGGAAGATTTTCGAGAGAAGTCAATTGATTCTGGTCACAATATAATGTTTGTAAATTTGTATAGAGAGATAAATCCGGTAAAACTGTTAGATTTTGACAAGATAAATTCAATTCTGTTACGGTATAGTCTGTCATTTATTATTTGTTTGATTAAAAAATAAATAATATATGTATCAATTTTCTTCTGTCGTTTCATTTAAGTAGCGGACAACATTCTTTTTCCAATCGTTTGATTTCATTGTATTTTTCAATTGTTTTTTCAGAAAGTTCAAATCCATATAGTTCCTTGCATGTTGTATCAATTGGATTGTTTTCACAACGTAATATTTGTAAAGTAAGAGGTAAAATATCAAGGGAAGTAATTTGATTGTCGCGACACCATAATTCTTGTAAATTGGGAGGAAGATTGTCAAGAGAAGTAATTTGATTGTTGCGACACCATAATGTTTGTAAATTGGGAGGAAGATTGTTTAGAGAAGTGCCAAAGGCGGACTCAGCTCCGCCGAGCCTTGCAAGTTGATTCTCTTCACACCATAATGTTTGTAAATTGGGAGGAAGATTGTTTAGAGAAGTGCCAAAGGCGGACTCAGCTCCGCCGAGCCTTGCGGGTTGATTCTCTTCACACCATAATGTTTGTAAATTGGGAGGAAGATTGTTTAGAGAAGTGCCAAAGGCGGACTCAGCTCCGCCGAGCCTTGCGGGTTGATTCTCTTCACACCATAATGTTTGTAAATTGGGAGGAAGATTGTCGAGAGAAGTTAGTTGATTATTACTACAATATAATTTTTGTAGATTGGGAGGAAGATTGTCGAGAGAAGTTAGTAGAATCTTTGAACAATCTAATGTTTGTAAATTGGGAGGAAGATTGTCGAGAGAAGTTAGTGGATTCTTTGAACAATACAACATGCGTAGATTCGGAGGAAGATTATTCAGAGAAGTCAAATTATTATTTGCACAATCTAATTCTTGTAGATTCGGAGGAAGATTGTCAAGAGAAGTTAGTTGATTATCAATACAATTTACTATTTGTAGATTGGTAGGAAGATTGTCAATAGAAGTCAGTAGATTAGTTTCACAATATAATTTTTGTAGATTGGGAGGAAGATTGTCCAGAGAAGTCAATTTATTATTTCTACAATATAAGTATTGTAAATTGGAAGGAAGATTATCAAGAGAAGTTAATTTATTTTCACGACAAATTAATATTTGTAGATTGGGAGGAAGATTGGTTAGAGAAGTAAAATTATTATTTGCACAATTTAATTTTTGTAAAGTAAGAGGAAGATTGTTGAGAGAAATTAGTTGATTATGGTCACAATATAATGTTTGTAAATTTGTATAGAGAAATAAATCCGGTAAAACTGTTAATTGTTGTCCCGATAAATTTAATTCTGTTACGGTATAGTCTGTCATTTTATTCGTTTATTACAAAAATATATTATTTATTGTTTATGTCATTTAATTTTCCAAGATAAAATTGATTTATTTTTTCTTGTAAAAACAAATACAAACAAAACAAATACAATCAAATAAAATGTACGAATTATTCTACACAAATCAAAACATTGTCGTATATGTAATACTTGTCTCCCTATTCTTTCTCGTGAAAGAACAAGACCGATTAAAACAAAAATTCGATGAATATGAAAAAAAAATTGCAAAAATAGAAGAAACGTTATTGACGGTAAAAGGCGCCGTCAAAGAATTATGTGAGTTCGCCGGAGAACAGACGATTCAAATACGCGAGATTTCAACATGCATGACATCTTTTATGGATGATATGGATACAGATATTATTGAATTGGAAAAAATGATTGAACAAATTCCCGTTAAAAAAACTCTGAAAAACAAGGGAAAGAAAATGGATTAATTAATGCATGATAAACAAATCGAAAAAAATTGAAAAACTTTTTTTAATTACATAAATCAAACAAACAAAACAAACAATCAAATAATCATGTCGTATATTTTCATAACCTTTACTGTTGGAATTGTCAGTTTTATTCTTATTACGGAAATCGTAAGAATAAAACAAAAAATCATGGACTTTATTGATAAAGTGCAAAAGTTGTATGAATCCAATGATGAAATAGTAGATTCTATACACAAAATAAACGGGTCTATCAAAGAAATAGATCGAGTTATAGAGGAGGATTTTACCAATGTCGAAAAACACAATACCGAAATAACGGATAAAATAGATGCATTAATTGAAAAAGAAGACATACAATTTGCCAATGTTGAAAAACACAATACAGCAATAACGGATAAAGTGAATACATTAATTGACAAAGAAAAAAAAATAACGGACAAGGTGAACACATTAATTGACAAAGAAGAAGAAATAACGAATCAAGTAAATGAATTAATTGAAAAAGAAGAAGAAATCACGAATCAAGTAGAAGAAATAACAAATCAAATATATACATTAATTGAAAAAGAAGAAGAAAGAAGAGAAAAAGAAAAAATAAAGTTTCAAATTAAAAAGGTCGCAAAACGTGTTCAAGATTACTGTGAATTCTTTACAACGTGCGAACTGTGGTCAAAAAATAGAATAGAAAATAACCCAATTGGCGCAAGACAAGATATTATTCAATCAATTCATTATAGAATGCAAATTTTATCAAACCGTCCAGAACGTCCAGAACATCCAACATCAAATATTATAGCTTTTCCAGTATTAGAGCATTTTACAATAAATCCAGAAGGACCAGCATATTTAATTATACAAAAATACATATCAAAAAATAATTATCATATATTTTATTTAAATGTGACTAAATCAAGTGAAATAATAACATCATATCAACAAATGTCACTAGTTTTAAAAAATGAATGTGAAATAAATATGCAAAATTTTCAAGAAACCGAAGATGAATATGAACTACGTATATTACAGTGGTTAGAGTTAAGAGCAAATAACTTATATCAAAAATATAAATATTATATATTGTGTTCAGAATTTAAACAATAAGTGTTTAATAAAATAGTTTTCGTAAATCAAAATCCCTTATTTGAAAAATTGAAAATCTTTTTTTAATACAAAATCAATCAAATAATCATGTCGTATATTTTCATAACCTTTACTGTTGGAATTGTTAGTTTTATTCTTATTACTGAACTCGTAAGAATAAAACAAAAAATCATGGACTTTATTGATAAAGTGCAAAAGTTGTATGAATCCAATGACGAAATAGTAGATTCTATACACAAAATAAACGGGTCCATCAAAGAAATAGATCGAGTTATAGAGGATGATTTTACCAATGTCGAAAAACACAATACAGAAATAACGAATCAATTGAATGAATTAACGAATCAAGTGGATGAATTAATTGAAAAAGAAGAAGACATCACGAATCAAGTGGATAAATTAATTGAAAAAGAAGAAAAAATAATGAATCAAGTGGATGAATTAACTGAAAAAGAAAAAGAAATAACGAATCAAGTGGATGCATTCACTGAAAAAGAAAAAGAAATAACGAATCAAGTGAATGAATTAATTAAAAAAGAAGAAGAAATCGCTAATCAAGTGAATGCATTAATTGAAAAAGAAAAAATACAGTTTCAAATTAAAAAGGTCGCAAAACGGGTTCGAGATTACTGCGAATTCTTTAAAACCTGCGACATGTGGTCAAAAAATACGGTAATCGAACGTTCTGTAGATTTAATTAACACGAGAAAACAATTGTTTGATGAAATGACGCAAATAAAAATCTTAAGAAATTGTTTTGATGAACGTAAGGGTCCTATTAACAATCGTATAATATATCCAGAATTAGAAACAGGCGATATATGGTATGAAACCGAATCTATTGTAACAAAATATATTCAGCCGAGTGATTATTATCTATTACATATACAAATACAAAATACAGACAGATTACATAAAATGAATATCTATGGTTCTCCGTATGATGAACATACTCGTTTTAAAGCTATATCACATAAAGCAATGTATGCAGGAACCAAAATGGAAAATGCATGTGACATAAATATGCGAAATTTTCAAGAAACCGATGATGAATATGAACTGCGTGTATTGAAGTGGTTAGAATGGAGAGGAGATAACTTATATCAAAAATACAAATATTATATGTTGTTTATAAATCCATAAAAATAAATCCATAAAATTAAAAAACCGCACATATAATATAATATGTCCGTTATTGTTTACATAATTTTGGGAATCATTATTTTAGTGCTATTGTATTTGGTGTATCAATACTATTTTTCTACTACAACCACCATATCATCCGTATGGTTAAACAGTGCAACTCCTCTTCCCGCCATAACAACTATCTCATCTCCCCAATCCTCCAATTTTTCTTACGGAGTTTGGATTTATGTGAATACGTGGTCGCAATCTCCCAAAAATATTTTCACCGCATCTGCTTCCTCTCTTCCGTATGGGTTTCCCGACCTTTCATTGGATTTAGGCACAACAAGTCCTACCTTGACTTTTTCAATAAATAGTGGTGCATCGGCGTGTAATCCTGCCACCTCCGCCACTGCATCGGTCGTTCCAAATGTAATTACCATTACAAATAATTTTCCCATTCAGACATGGACATATGTTATCGTCAGTGTGAATAATAATATTTGTGACTGTTATTTGAATGGAGGATTGGTAATATCGCAACAAATCCAAGGAATTCCGTCGGTAACCTGCTCTTCAAACCCATGGAAAATACAGTTTGGGTCGGGGTCCGATATATATTTATCTCTTTTCCAACGACTCACGGTTGCGACTGACCCCGCAACTGCTATAAAAATGTATGGAAACAAACCGACCACTGCCTCCAGCACAAATGTGTCATATGGACTACAAGCTGTTTTGACGGAAAATAAGGTTGCGCAAACACCCATAACTATTTTTTAGTGTAGAAAGTAGAAAGAAAATTGATAAATTAAAAACGGAATAAAACATATAAATTAAACAAACAAACAATAAAATGAATTCGATAACGATACCATTCACCATGAACGGACAATTCACGTCAATTCGAGTTGATGTAGCCAATATTCGCGAAATTAGTATGAAAAAACGATTGTTTTGTATTAAGGACCGTGCATTTCCATATGAAGTAATACTGACACATAAAGTCAATACTATAATAAACTCATATAATAAAAATACATATATGCGATACAAAACAAAGGAAGAATGCCAACGAACCTGCGATAAGGTTTCACAGGCGATAACCAACAACCGTAAATAATAAAATAAACATTTGTTATTACTTACATAAAAAATGAACCAACAAAAAATAAACCAACCAAAAACCCTCTGTTTAAATATGATTGTTAAAAATGAATCCAAAATTATTACGAGACTTCTTGATTCCGTTGTGCATATATTGGATTTTTTTTGTATTATAGATACCGGAAGTAGTGACGGAACTGAACAAATCATTCGCGACTATTTTGAACAAATAAACCGAACGAGACCCTCTCCGATTCGAGGAGTTATTCTACATGAACCATTCCGTGATTTTGGATACAATCGCTCTCACGCGCTCCGCGCGTGTCGCGACCTGCCTGCCGATTATATTTTATTACTGGATGCCGACATGCGTATAGAAATTGACCCTCGCATGTCCCCCCAACAATTTAAATCCATTCTTACCGATGACCTCTATTTTTTATTTCAAGGAAATGAAGGCATGTACTATAAAAATATTCGTATTGTCCGTAATAATATTGATATTTTTTACTGGGGAGTTACCCACGAATTTGTGAAAGTGGGGGACGGAACCAATTATAAAGGACAAGTATTCGATAAATCCATTATATTCATTCGCGATATTGGCGACGGAGGAGCCAAACACGATAAATTTGAACGAGATATTCGACTTCTTAAAAAAGGATTGGACGAACTGCCGGACAACGACCGATATTTGTTTTATTTGGCGAATAGTTACCGCGACATAGGTCAATATGAAAATGCAATTGAAATGTATAAAAGACGAATTCGGATAGGAGGTTGGTTTGAAGAAACGTGGCAATGTTATTACTGGATTGGACGTGTATATCGTCATATCGCAGAACAAACGGCACAAGACAAGGATTTAACTCCACAACAGACCAAAGATATTTGTGAAGATATTATGGGGAAAGCCGTGACGGCGTGGTTAGACGCATATCAAATATATCCGTCTCGTATTGAAAATTTATATGAAATTGTCCGATATTATCGCATGTCGTTAAAGAACGATTTGGCGTTGCGGTTTTATCAGATAGCGGATCAAGAGAGAGCAAAGACCATGGGTTCAGGGAAAGTCATGGATTATTTATTTTGGGAGAAGGAGGTATATGACTGGAAATTGGATTTTGAATATACCGTTTTTGCAGGATACCGGAGTGCACCGGAATACAATTCGGTGAATATGTGTATGAAAGTTATGGCGAGTTCGTTGATTGATGACGGACACATACAGTGTATTTTACGAAACTATAAATTCTATGCTCCACAAATAACACAACAACAACAACAAACACAAACAAATCAAGTCCAACAAATGAACTATATGAAAACGCTTTTTCATGTAAAAATACCGGATGAGTTTGTTTCAAGCACTCCCTCCTTTTGTCGCCTGCCGAACGGAAATGTTGTGTCGATTGTGCGATATGTAAATTACCGTATTTCGGATACGGGACAATATATGAATAGAGAGACCATTTCAACCATCAATGTCATGTCCATTATAGATACAAGAAGAAACAAATGGATAAAAACAAAGGAATGGATTATGCCGTATAATACCTCTCTCGATAACGTATATGTCGGACTGGAAGATGTGAGACCTTTTTCTTCTACTTCTTATTCAAATGAAATTATATACAATGCAAATCGTGGATTGTCTGCAAATGATATTGGCATTGAACACGGTAAAATAAATTTGATAACGGGTGAAAATATGGGTGCTACTATTTTACGCGAACAAGCAATAGAAAAGAATTGGGTTTTGTTGGAAGATGCGAAAGGACATATTTGTCACGTGTATGGCTGGTATCCGTTAAAAATAGGAATTGTTATTGAGAACGAACGACCACAAGAAAAAGAAGAACAACAAAAACCCCAACAACAACAACAAAAACAACCCCAAAAACAATCGAATTTAATTGTGACGCATGAACACATGACACCCTATTTTTTTAAACATATACGAGGCTCATCCAACGGAATATGTATTGAAACAAAACAACCCCCGCACCCCCCGCAACAACTACAACAACTACCAACAAAAGAAATATGGTTTCTGTGCCATTGTGTGAGTTATGAGGACCGACGATATTACTATCATATTTGGATTGTCTTGGACCAAGAAACCCTCACATTAAAAAAATACAGTCCCTTTTTTACCTTTGAAAAAGGTATTGTCGAATACGCCATGGGACTCATGTATTGGAAAGAAACAAATGAATTGATTGTTGGATATAGTTTGTATGACAGAGAGACAAAATATACGAGTATTTCCGTAGAAGATGTGGAAAAAACACTTATTCTTTATAAATAGAATGTATAATGTATCATAAAAATGATAAAACATTAAATGAAATGATTACCGTAGCAATAGAAAATAATTGTATAGTAATTGTAAAAGTTGGCTCTGGAAAATGGTATATTACACCTTTTAACATTTCAAACGCCGATTTTTATATTATCAAAAATTTTAGAACGAACATATGTATGTAGTGAGACGTGACATGCGATATAGAAGTCAATTGAATAAAAAAAATTGAAAATTTTTTTTTAAGTCATACTTTTAAATTAAAACACTAAATCATATGCGATATGACAAACTTCTTTTATAGTAATAATATATTGGCGATTGAAATTAGAAAACAATTTCATTTATTTTCAGTATTTGCAAAACATCATGTACCTCAAGTAAATCCGTTTATTCAAGAACAAGAAGTAGTAAATCCACTTACACGAGAAAAAGAAAAACTTATCAATTTAACTAAATGTTCAAACAATTTTATTACAGAAAAATTTATTAATGGTAAATTATCAAAATATACAATTATGAAAATAATCGGACACAAATTACAATTAGAAAATGGGGGAAAACGTTGGAAAATTGGAGAATTTACAACAAAATACTTGGATATAATTGGAAATATTAATCCATGGACAACAAAACCCTTTTGTGAAAAACATGATAAACATGCAAGTATTCGTAGTTTAATATATGAAATGTCGCCATCATCTGCCCAACACTGGTTTAAATATGGAAAACGTCAAAAAGAAAATAGATGTAAATGGTCATTTCTGAACTTGGAATTAATGTTCAAAAATGCCAATAATAATTGGGAAAAATCATCTGGGGGTAGTAATGGGAAATGGTATTTTAAAATACAGATTACTGAAGCTGACTGTGTAGGATTATTACCAACAATATCACAACTAAATTACGCACAAATCGGTAGAAAAATAGGAAAACGTCAAAATTCGAAATAAATAAATATACAATAAATAAAATAAATTACATAATATTCTTACTTGTTTTTCGTATATTTTTTTGCTGTTTATTTTTTTGTGTTATTCTTGAATTTAAAGAAGATATTTTTCCTTTTGAATATATAAATAAATGTTCTTTTTTATTAGACCTATTGGTTTTATCTAATGTTCTTCTTTTTTGTTTTGACCAAATACTCGTAAAATCATTTGGGGCGGTTTCTTCTGAAATAAATACAAAGTTATTTTTACTCCATTTACGCATTGTGTCCCAAAATTTATTATGGTCAAAATTTTCAACTGATGAATATGATTCAGTTCCTTTATATGGAGGGTCACAATATATTAACATATTATTTGGATGAAAATTATTGTATGATTTATTTTCAAAAATAACTTCTTGTTTTTGAATTTGAGGTTTTATTTTTTCTATTCCATTTTTAAATTCTTGCAAAAAATTTCGTCCAGAAGCTCCTGCCCATTTTTGAGAATATCCTGCAAAATATTTTCCGCCATATGATAAAAAAAAACCTGCAATAGCTCGAATTGGATTTGGTTTATCTATATCACTAATTTTTAATTTGTTATATTCGGTTTCTGTTATTTTATTTGGAATTTTTAATGTGTTTCGTTGTATTTGTTTCCACATTTCAATTAAATCGGGTTGAATATCTGACGCAATACATTTTTTATATCCACTATTTGTCATATGTTTAAATACTCCAAGAGAACCACAAAATGGTTCTAAATATCCATTTACTTTATCTGAAGAATATTTTGAAATCATAAATTCAGCTATCTTTTTACCAATCTTATGTTTTCCACCTAAATATTTCATTATGCGATTGATTATAATATAGTAATAGACTAACTATGTGATATTAGTTATTACGAATAATAGTTTGCAGGTCTCTCCAAAATACAATTGGGGCAGATAATCCATATTTACCTACAAACCAATTTACATCATGTGTTTTTAATGCTTTATTTTTATTTTTTGTTATATTTGTTTCAGAATTAGTTGTTGTAATAAGTGCTATTTTGTGTGTTACCGTATTTAGTATAGCACCTTTTCGCCATATTTCTCCATTTGGCTCTGTTCGTTGATAAACTAATAATAATTTACAGTTATTATATAATTTATTTCCATTTAAAGTATTGGGAATAAATTTATTAATAGAATCATTACATATAATATGATAATCATCGTTATCACCAAGTTGTGATGTATCTAAATTCAGTATATCTTCAATAGATTCATTATATTGTAAAATACGAGAATTTCCATTTTTGTATTGATATGTATGCATATATTCATCAGATTCTGTTGAGGATAATACTAACTTTTTATTTTTTAAATAACATCGTTTTTGAATACTTATTTCCTCCTCAATTCGGTCAATAGTGTTTCCTTGCAAATTCATTTTTATTGTTGATGTTTTATTGTTGATGTAATACAAATAAAAAATGTTCAATTTTATTTCTTATTTGGTGTTTTTCTTATCGTTGTTTTGTTTGGCAACTTCAGATAACAATTCCATTCGTGCGTTCATTTCCGCAGACACCAATTCTTCTATATTCGAAATAGGTTCATCTCGTTCTACGCTAAATATTATTTCATCTTGTTTTGGCACAATATACGGATTATTATACGAATAATCGGTTTCTTTTTTTATTGGTTCGTTTTTTATTGGTTCGTTTTTTATTTGGTCAGTTTCTTTTTGGTCATTTTTTATGGGTTCATTTATGGGTTCGTTTGTTTGTGACAATAAAATACACGACAAGACCTGTTTATTTACAAAAACAAGGTCCTCATAGGTGGTAACCGTCGGATATTTTTCGTGAAATTGCTGTATAATTTGACGGAATGTATCCGTCATATCATCCTTGCTATGTATTGCGCGATGAATAATTTTCCATAGCAATTCTTGATTTTCACAGTGAATAAATAGAGACATATTTTATACTACATATAAATTATCTTTTATCTTTACGTTTTCGTAATGTTTTTCTACCTCCCTGTTTTTTCCAAAATAAAAATTTATCCCACCAATTTGATTTTATCGGTTGAGTTTGGGGAGCAGTTATGGGTGCTGGTGCTGGTGCTGGTGCTGGCGCTGGCGCCGGTATAGGTTCCGGCGCTGGCATAGATTCTCCGTCTCCTCCTTTACGAATTCGTTTTACTCTTTTTTGAGTTCCTTTTCCTCTTCCTCGTCGTATTTTATCCATATTATATTCTATACTCTGATAAAAATAAGAAAGATAGATAAGTAAGAAAGATAGATAAATAAGAAAGATAGATAAATAAGACAAAGAAGAAAGAAAAAAATGAATATGATTACATGACTAAATAAACGCAAAGGCAAAAATGACCACACTAACCCGCTTACTTTATCTAAAATCTGAAGTTGAAATATCGTTTATCTGGGCTCTATCGTTCGATAATTCTAAAGAGGCAATCTTTTGGGCAATGGAATTGTTCTATTCTGGATTTGTGGAAGATATTCTTACAAACATAACAAAATACTGTTGTGGGTGTTCTGATGAAGATGGAACATATACATTTATTGCTTTTGCAAATAAAAACAATAAAAAACGATTGGACAACTATGTCGCCAAAGAATGGAAACCTTTGTCAGCCGATACGCTTACACCTGCTGTATTGTATTCCTTTATTTATAATTTAATGACATACACGAATTCAAAAACGATTGTTTCGGAACGTTTGTTGTTTAATGATACACATGTGCGTGAATATATAATTGAAGATGTGCCTTTAACGTGGGACAAACTGTGGACATATAGAAAATATAGCGTAAATGACGAAATATATACATGGTTCGAAAATACACACAAGCCGACATTACAAGAAAAAGAATATATTATGAGCCATTGGTTGTATTATGCATCATTTTCGCCGGTGTGGTTACATAAAATAATTGATTTTAAAAATGCAAATAAAAATGTAAATACAAATAAAAATGTAAATAATGCACTTACGGAAACAATTACTACCGAAACAATTACTGAAACAAAAGGAAAAGAGCAAAAAAAGAAAGTAACCTTCAATAAAAAAACACAACAACAACCAATAAAAACAGAAACAAAAATACAACAACCAATAAAACAACCAATAAAAACAGAAACAATTACTATATATGCAAATGATGATACACATGAAATTTATATTCGAGGAAATACGGATGACATGATAGAACAATTTTATCAAATGTACGCTCCCAATTATTCTCCGGAAGAACGATTGCAAAAAATAATTTAATATTACCGACTCGCATTTTCACAAATACTTTTTATTTAATGAATGGTATTTGTGAAACACTTTCTATAAATACGCCTTTTTTCCAGTAACCTTCCTCAATTGTTTTTCCATATCCATCCTTTTGACCCTCTTTCCACTCGCCTTCATAGGCAGAACCGTTCGCATATGTCATTCGACCGTGACCGTGTATAATATTTTCTTTCCACTCTCCTTCATAGATGTTGCCATTAACATATGTCAGTGTTCCTTGACCGTGTTTTTTACCATCTTTCCACTCTCCTTTATAAATATTTTTATTGTATTTCCACTCTCCTTTATAAATATCTCCACTCACATATGTATATGTGCCTTGACCATGTGTTTTATCGTCTTTCCACTCTCCTTCATAGATATTTCCACTTACAAATGTCAATGTCCCTTGACCGTGTCTTTTATCGTCTTTCCACTCTCCTTCATAGATATCTCCACTCACATATGTATATGTGCCTTGACCATGTGTTTTATCGTCTTTCCACTCTCCTTCATATATGTCTCCATTTGAATAGGTCATTTTACCTTGACCACATATATTATCGTCTATCCAATCTCCTTCATATATTTTTCCATTTGTAAATATGATAGTGACTTTACCATTTATTTTATTGTATGTTAACTCTCCTTTATCGCTTGTTCCATCTGAATATATTGTGATACTTTGCTTATTTCCATTTTCTTTTTCATTTTCCTTTTTAATTTCGAGATTCATTGTTACTTTTAATGTTGTTTCTGGTTATTAAAAAAAGATTTTCAATTTATTTGAAAACTTCATTTGAGTGGTTCAATATATTAATTTTTTATTTAATGAAAGGTATTTGTGAAACACTTTCTATAAATACGCCTTTTTTAAACTCTCCTTCATAGATTTCACCATTGGTAAATGTAAATATTCCTTGACCGTGTCTGTTATTATCTTTAAACTCTCCTTCATAGATGTTGCCATTTGCATATGTCATTCGACCGTGACCATCTTTTTTATCCTCTTTAAACTCTCCTTCATAGATGTTGCCATTTGCATATGTCATTCGACTGTGACCATCTTTTTTATCCTCTTTCCACTCTCCTTCATATTCATATATGTTGGAATTTGAAAATATAAATCTACCGTAACCGTGTCTTTTATTCTCTTTCCACTCTCCTTCATAAATTGCTCCATCTGCATATGTAAATGTTCCTTGACCATGTTTTTTATTGTCTATCCACTCTCCTTCATAAATTGCTCCATCTGCATATGTAAATATTCCTTGACCATGTCTTTTATCGTTTTTCTGCTCTCCTTCATATTCTCCATTTGAATATATCGCGATATATTGCCAATTTCCCTTTTCATTTTTAATTTCGAGATTCATTGTTTGCTTTTAGTTTGTGTCGTGGTTATTAAAAAAAGATTTTCTGAAAACTTCATTTGAGTGGTTCAATATATTAGATAAAGTTATATTATATATTTTTACAGATACAATGACAGAATTTATTTCAATGGAAAAGGAAAAGGAAAAGGAAAAGGAAAAAGAAAATAATACAACACTATCCAATAAAAATATTATTTTAGATATGGATGATACACTAATACATTGTTTTAACCAATATAATATGAATGAAGTCACTCCGCGACCCTATTTAAGGGAATTTTTTGAATATATTTTTCAGCGATTTCAAAATGTAAGCATATGGACATATGCCACAAAAGATTGGTTTGACTACGTATATACAAATGTATTACAACATGTTATGCCCGAAAATGCGTCCTTTGATTTTGTGTGGGTGCGACATAATTGTCGACTTATTTGGCGACCGACAAAACAACCGCGTATTGCCAATAATACACATTCTATTTTAGGTGCAAATGGACATGTATTTACTTTTTCCATGCCAATACATAAACAGCCATCTCACAATACAATACATCCATTAATTATTCATAAACCTCTCGAATATGTCTATAAAGCATATCCGGATACATATACTATTCATAATACCCGAATTGTAGATGATACCGTAGAAACATATCAAGAAAATGTGGCAAATGCAATTCCAATCATGCCCTTTATTTATCGTCACGATAGAGAATTGTTACGATTAATTCAGATGTTTAGAAGCGAAGAAAATTGATTAAAAAATAACTACAAAAACAAAAACAGCGAAAAAAACACAAAAACAAAATGTCTGATTATGATGTATTCTATTTGAATTTATCGGGACAAAACTTAACTGTTTTACCGGATTTATCTCTCTACCCAAATTTAAAAAGATTATATTGTTCAAATAATAAGCTAACATCTCTCGAAAATCTTCCTCCCAAGTTACAAGAATTATATTGTTCAAATAATAAGCTAACATCTCTCGAAAATCTTCCTCCCAAGTTACAAGAATTACGTTGTGACGATAATCAAATTACTTCTCTTGACCATCTTCCTCCCAATCTACAAACATTATATTGCGCATATAATCAACTGATTTCTCTGGATAATCTTCCTTACAATCTACACAAATTATATTGCACACATAATCAACTGATTTCTCTGGATAATCTTCCTCCCAATTTACAAGACTTATGTTGTTGGAATAATCAACTCACATCTCTTGATATTTTACATCTTACTTTACAAGAATTATATTGTGAAAATAATCCAATTTATGCAACATGCAAGAAACTATATGGATTTAAACTTTCTGAAAAAACAATTGAACAATACAATGAAATCATACGATTGGAAAAAGAATGTTGTCCACTACTGAAATAAGTTATTAATTCGAAAAAGATTAATGAATTATTTGGTAATAGATAAATGTAAATTATTATCTATCATAAACAATTCTTAATGAACCGTTTCCGGTTGAATTAATTCTTGAAATGTTATTTATTTTTGGATATTAAATCGATACAACACTTCGCTGGTTTTGCAATATGGATGTTTTGACATCTTTTGCATCCACCAATGCCGACATGATATATTTTGCCAATGCACACTGACATGTGTAAATCTCGGCTTTTGACATAACCGCAAACCACTGATAATGAATACGGGATAATAGTGCATCATCATCCACATACACCCCGTAATTGTCGTCGGACAAATCGACATATTCTTCTTCCATTAATCGGTCCAGAAGAACCGCCTCTTGCCGTCGATTTGTTTTCACGCCATTTTTTGTTCCATCGACCAATATGACCTTTTTATCGTTACATAAATTCTGTAAAAAAAGCGGAATCATTCCCACAAACTCGGCTTCGCCGGACACATGTCCATTTGATAGAGTAAGTCCCGACACGTATTCAATACATGTTTTTATAGCGGGACTGTTTTTTTTTGAGCCAAACATAGTTATATCGGGGAGAAATCGGGAATGTTTTGGGTCGACGATACGATTTTCACTTGTATTTATTTGTTCAAACACAAAAGGAACGGGGAGGCGGTCTGCGTCCAATTCTTGCGACGAATTATGAAATAAAGGAGCTAAATTTTTACGACATACAAACGAATTGGGGACAACCATACCTCCATAATAATACACCAATTTTAACAGTCCCAATTGACGGATGCGGTGACGAAGCGGTTCGGCGATGGTTGAGAGCCGAACGTCCCAATCCGGCAATAGTTTTTCAAATGTATCGTCGTCAATCAAACAAATATTAAAATCTTTGGAACAGTGGTCGACAATTGTTTTAATAGTCAGGTGGATAAATGGTTGATTCAGATCGGTGGTATTTCGAGACTGGAAACTCTGCCACATACGCGCATTTATTTCGTATTTTGTATGAATCCATAATTTTGGACGATTCAATCCGTATAATGGCGAATCGTTTAAAAGGTATTCCTGAATAAGCTTGTATTCATCATTTGTTTCTAAATATTCCTTTCGATAATAGTCTTTCACATACACGATACCTGATAACAATAAAAAAGCAATACATATATAAAAAATACGATTTCCAGTCATTTATTATAGTAATTTATTTTTATTCAAATGCTCGGACCCAATTCAATCAACCCAATTCAATCAAATACACAATTCTCTAACTCGCATAAATTGTTCTACCACATCATCGGTTACATTTTTTCGTAAAAGCGCGTGTTGTTCAATCATTTCTAATAAGGTATGAATTAATATATCTTTTACTTCACTTGACAACATAGCTCCAGAGGCATAATCTTTTTCAATTTGAGATAGTTGGTCATCACTTTCAAGAAAGAATCTAAGATATTCATACGGCACATCCACCGATAAATCTGCTCCTAATTTTCGCTGTAATTCAATCGTTTGTTGTCCTCCACTAAATGCGTGTTTATTAATTTTTGTCATAATTTGTTTTTTTGTATCGGTAAGATAAATAGCGCTGTTTGCAATACTTGCACTCATTTTCCCACCCAATCCTTGTAACGGAGGAAAGAATGAACAATGAATTAGGGCGGGTTTATTGTAGCCAAGTCGTGGAGCAACATCTCGAGTCAGACGAAAATACGCATCTTGGTCAATTGCGCATGGAATAAGACATGACATAGTCTTTCCTTTGAATGGTATTGTAAAAGTAGATGAAAATGCGGGAGATGCCTGCACCGCAGGAAATGCCGATTTTCCGATATTATCGGTTGCCGTAAACCCAAAAATAGATTTTACTTGATTATAGGTAGTTAATTTTTGTATTTTTAGTATGGTTGGATACATATATTGAATATAGTTTGTATCTGTAAATATAAATGTCTTTTCTGCATTAAATCCACATGCAATAATATCTTTTGCATTTTCAAACGCAAATCTATTACATTCTTCCAAAGTTACATTTTGATTAAAAACAAATTTTTCATCGTCGGTCAGTTGAATTACAACAGGACAATCAAATATGTCTTGAAGATATTTGGTAAAATAGAACGGAATTGTATGTCCAATATGTAATGCATCGGATGACGGTCCTCTTCCCGTATATAAATAAAATTTTTCTCCATTTTCATACATGGTAAGTATTTTATCCAAATCTCTGTGTGAAAAGAATATATTTCTACGCAAAAATCTATGCGCCGGTTTTCCAGTAATACGTTCAAATCGAGCAATTAATTCATTATCTATTTTTGAACTGCCGAATTGGATAATGAGTTTTTCGTAATCAATTATAGTATCACTTTTAACCGTAAAAGGATTTACTATTTGTTTTGTTTCGTTCGCTTTTTCTTTTTCTGTTTCGTTCATTTCTGTTTCGTTCATTTCTTTTGTTATACAAATATAAAAAAAGATTTTCAATTTCTTTTATATTTTATCTTGTTATATAGTAATGTTTCAAAAAACTGTTCCAAATGAATATTTGTTTCAATTTTTAGATAAAATATGTATGTTAACCATAGACGGTTATGAATTTAACATGTCCGCCTATAAAAAAATGATATTTAATAAATACCATGTAGAATTTTGCCAGTATCTTCATAATTATTATGATGACGATAATGTGCATTATATAGAACGACCGATGACATATAATGCCTTTGTAACGGTGTTACGGCAAATTTGCAAACATAATAAGATTTTATACGTAAAAAAACGCACATTCAGCAATTCTTTTTATAATATTGACTATTTTATTGTAACTGAATGAAGAATATTATATGTGTTTTTTTTGAATGAATAGTCCTTATCCCTTTGTATGAATGCAATAATATCCTTCAATGGAGTATTATTAATAGAATCATCATATGATGTAGTGGAATTGTTATATAGCATTTCTATATCATTATTTAAGTATGCTATTCCGTCAATTGTCGCAATAACAGAATGGGCTACTTGTATATATTTATCTTGAATTTTATCACGAATATATGGACTATGAATTGTCTTATTATTATTATACACTGACATCCATGAACGAATCATAAGAGTATCATTATTCACAATGGATGTGCAAATATTGTCATCATCGAAGAATTCAGTATTGTGCGAGTTGTAATACACAAATTCGATAAATATATTTGTAGCATATTCAGAAATGGATGTTTTACGTTTTTCCTCACCAAAGAAACAGTGAATTTGTTCAATTGTAAATATTTGAGATGTATAATCAGATTTGTTTGTGTTATGTACATAACATACAAGAGCACTATCGTAGGGAATGTCTTTCATGGTTGTTTTATAAAAAAATTATTTGTTTAAAAAAATATCAATTTTACTTAGAATTATAAAACACCAATTATGCAAGTAAGATAACAACAAACCACTTCTCTGGACAATCTTTCTTCCTCCCAATTTACAAATATGCACATCTAATGTTATTTTTCTCTAATGTTATTTTTCCATTTTCCTTCATATATTTCACCATTGGTTAATGTAAGTCTACCTCGACCATGTATTTTATTATCTTTCCACTCTCCTTCATATATATCGCCATTTGAATAGGTCATTTTACCTTGACCATGTATTTTATTGTCTTTCCACTCTCCTTCTCCTTCATAGATGTTGCCCATAGATGTTGCCATTTGTAAATATAACACATGCTTTATCATTTGTTTTATTGTATGTTAACTCTCCTTCATAACTTTTTCCGTCTGCATATATTGTTATACTTTGACCATACTCTCCTTCCTTTTCCTTTTCAGGTAAAATGGTTATGTTTTGAAATGATTTTAATCCGAATAAATTGAAGGATATACATATAATTGAAAAGAACGTGGAAAATGATAAAATAATTAATTCGATATTCATTAATTCGATATTCATTGTTTGCTTTTAGTTTGTTTCTGGTTATTAAAAAAAGATTTTCAATTTTTTTAGTTTATTCGTCTTCAACATAGTGACCCCCCCTTGGCAAATAAATCACTATACTATATCAATGTCAAAAAAAGGGCAAAACGTCGGTATAGGAGAATCCATGTTACGAATGTCTGACTATGTACATCAAAATATTTCTGCGTTAAGCACCAGTAAAATGTTCGCTGGAATTATGATTATAGTTTTGAATATTTCCTCCAAATTTGTCACAATGAAACTCTCACCATCCATGGAAAGTTATTTAAAATATACATTTAGCCGTAATGTTATGGTATTTTGTATTGCATTTGTCGGTTGTCGAGATATTTATATCGCTTTGGTAATTACACTTTTATTCACACTTTGTATGGATTATTTGTTTAATGAAGAAAGTGCTTTTAGTATTTTGCCCAAGAGTTTTACAGACCATCATATAAAAATGACAGAAACCATGTCGCAACAACCCATGAATCAAACGCCTCCTTCTCCTCAACAAATTAAAGATGCGATTGCCACGTTACAACAACTGCAAAAATCGGGAGAAACAAAAAATACGCCCAGTTAAAACATATCTATATATGATAACTAACGATGAATATTCATATTTATCCGATAAATATGTATTTGCTATTAAACTCGGACAATTCAAATAAAGGGGTTTTATTTCAAAAGTCATTTCTCCCGTCAATCGCATTTTCATCGGATTACACTCCATCCAAGCATCCTTTTTTTACAGAAGAGGTTCTTTTTTCCGATACATTGTTTTACGGTAAAGGCACGGTTGTCGAACAATATCAACAACGGGTTCGTTTCTTTTTTGACAGAGCATTTATGCAATCTATTTTGAACCAGAAAAGAACTGATAAAGACAAAGACAACAACAACAACAACAACAACAACAACAACAACAAAAACAATAACAAAGACAACAACAAAACCAAATATGGAAGTCAAAATATGGTTGTAATGATGAGTTATTTATTTCCTCAAATGTTCCCCTCTCTACACACAACATCTCTCGCCTACCTTTTTCCCAGTTCCGATATACTTGCTCCTACAAATAAAGGTTTGGTACATGGTCCCGACTCTGTTATTTTACAGACATGTTGGTTGAATGATGTGATAAATCATCCTCTATATCGCGCATTTATAGAATCGGTGAAAAATTATTATTTATGGGCGACGGCACCGAACAATCCTATTTCAAGAGAATATACAAAAAAGCAGGAGAAATTTATGGAAGAAATGAAGATCATTTGGAACGAAAAACAAGAAGGAATACGTAAACAATTGAACGCCCAACATGTTCCATCCACAAATCAGACGGCGGGAATTATTCAATTAAACACCGATATACAGTTTATAACGGATATTTTAAATCTTTCTTCTTCATCAACATCCGACGTAATGAAACAAATTATCAGTTTAGATGAAATTAAATCTCCCTCTCTACAAATTATTTTACAGGTATTTAAAAAAGCGCGAACTCTTGCGGCTCAATTGCAAGACGTAACGATTCAACAAAATTCGTTGGAACAAGGACAAATCAATATTGCGTCTACGTTATGGACAAAATACAAACCATATACAAATGTTATTGCCCATATTAAACAAATAATGGAACCGGTTCGTATATCATCAAATAATAAGTTACAAGAACTTATTGATATATATGCATTAGGCGATGACAAAGAAGGAAATATGGTTCAATTTGTGGGGCATATATTTGCGAATTATTTGGGAGATGTTCGAATGGTAGAACGATTCAAAGAAAGAGAGAGAGAAAAAGAAAAAGAACAACCACAACAACAACAACAACAACAACAATACATGGATACTGGAATTACACGAATTGAAGGAGGAGAAGGAGAAGGAGAAGCGGAAGCAAGTGAAGTATATATTCTTGTAAATATAGCGAAAATATCACCTACAACCAATATAAAATGCGCCTATCGAAATGAATCTCTCGGAAAAAAATGGGAATTGGGTTCGGTAAATACATATGATTTATTGAAAAATAGAATTTCCAGCACATTCGCCATAGAAAATACAAATGAGCCCACAAATCAACCCACGAATCAACCCACATCACAACAAAATCAACCCACATCACAACAAAAAATGGGAGGTTATCGAAAAAAAACATTACGAAGAACAAGAACAAATAGAAACAGAACAAATAGAAACAGAACAAATAGAAACAAACACAAAAAATAGAAACATAACAAATAGAAGAAGAATATAGATTTATGCATCCATTCCGACCAATCGTCTTCCCACAAAAGTTAGATTAGGGGATGGAATATCCGTTATTTCTATTTCTTTTGACATATGATGCGGGCGTTCAGGAAATATTTTGGCGCGAATTGCATTATGGGACATACTCTGTTTTTCTTGGAAAACGCGTAGCCTCTGTTGCAAGTGTTCTTCCGAACATTGATTTCGAGGTAAATAGCATAAATACAATACATAACGAATGTTCGGTCGTATTCTCTCTATCCGTGGCTGACCTCCACAATGAATTAACCTGCTATCCCAAAGAACCAGAGACCCTCTCGGACAAACAATTCGTTGAGGACGACATCCTTTGTCTCGATAAAATTGCAATTGCGGTTCCGTCTGAATCCACCAATCTCTCGGGTCTTTTACATTAAATGTATCTGAAAATTCTTGATGATATATGTGGCTTTTTCTATAAAATACAAGAGTCGCATCGCCCTCATTTACATCATTTGCCGTAATCCAACTTTGAACACATTCAAAATGAGGGTGGGTATAACTTTGGTCGGTGTGATACCAACTTTTTTTCTCCTTTTTGTGTTTATTCTCCCAACCAAATCCCGTTTTTTCTGGAGGAAGACTAAGCGACATTCCGTCCATACTAACCAACAGGTCTTCCACGGGACATCCCCATAATGTGGAAAATACATGTAAAATCTTTTCATTTTGTCGAATGTCCCATGCTACTTGTGCCTGCCCTACGTGATAGTTTTGAATTTGCATGCCGTGCAATGGCTGTAATTTGGAATATTGTCGCCACGTTCGAGATATATTTCGTTGTAAAGGCAGTGCCCACGTTTGCGTAATATGTTCAAAGAAATCCCAAAATCCATTACGCATGTGCTCTTGTTCAATATCATCTAATAAAGACGGGATAATGGCAACACCGTTAATTCGGAGAGATTCTTGTAAGTTATCAATGGTTGTTACATATTCATCATAGACGTATTCGGGGTTGGAACTGTTCATTTGATTCATTTGATTCATTTGATTATTGTAAAAAAATATGAATTATATTATCAATTTTATCTTGGATTGTTTTATCTTTGATTAACCGGCAGTTTATTTCATTAGCGGACGACATTCTTTTTCCATACGTTTAATTTCATTGTATTGGTTCATTGTTTTTGTCGAAAGTTCAAATCCATATAGTGTATAAATTGGATTGTTATTACAACACAAATCTTCTAACAAAGGAAGATAATCAAGAGAAGTAAGTTGATTATTGGCACAATATAATACATCTAACAAAATAGGTAAAATATCAAGAGACGTGAGTTGATTATTGTCACAATATAATTCTCGTAAACAGGAAGGAAAAGAAGTTCCAAAAAGACTTACAATTTGATTGTCATTACAATCTAAGTATTCCAGATATTGAGGAAGATTGTCCAGCGAAGTCAGGCGATTATTCGAACAATATAATTGGTGTAGATTGGGAGGAAGGTGGTCGAGCCTTGCAAGTTGATTGTTTGAACACCATAATCTTTTTAAATTGGGAGGAAGATTTTCGAGCCTTGCAAGTTGATTGTTTGAACACCATAATTCTCGTAAAGTGGGAGGAAGATTATCGAGACTTGTGAGTTGATTATTGCAACAATCTAATTCTCGTAGATTGGGAGGAAGGTGTTCAATAAAAGTGCTAAAGGCGGACTCTAATCGGTCGTTATCACTCCCTCGAAAGCCGAGCCTTGTGAGTTGATTGTTTGCACACCATAATGTTTGTAAAGTGAGAGGGAGATTGTCCAGCGACGTGAGTTGATTGTTGCAACAATCTACTACTTGTAAATTTGTGTATAAAGATAAATCCGGTAAAACAGTCAAGTTTTGTCGCGATAAATTCAATTCGGTTACGGTATAGTCTGTCATTGTATTCGTTTGTTTGGTTTGTTTGTTATTTGCTAAAAAATATTATTTCAATTTTTTCGGTTTGGACAACAAATCTAAAAACGAATAATTATTTTAATATCGGACAACATTCTTTTTCTAATCGTTTTATTTCATTGTATTGTTCAATTGTTTTTTCAGAAAGTGTAAATCCATATAGTTCCTTGCATGTTGTATAAATTGGATTCTTTTTACAATTGAACATTTGTAAAGTAAGAGGTAAAATATCAAGAGAAGTGCCAAAGGCGGACTCTAATCGGTCGTTATCACTCCCTCGAAAGCCGAGCCTTGTGAGTTGATTAGCGTGACAATGTAATATTTGTAAAGTGGGAGGAAGATTTTCAAGAGAAATCAGTTTATTTGTGAAAATAATCAACTCACTTCTCTGGACAATCTTCCTCCAAATTTACAAACATTACAGTGTGAAAATATATAATTCTCGTAAAGTGGAAGGAAGATTGTCAAGCCTTGTGAGTTGATTGTTTGAACAATATAATGTTTGTAGATTCGGAGGAAGATTGTCAAGCCTTGTGAGTTTATTATTATGACAATCTAATCTTTGTAGATTTGTGTATAAAGATAAATCCGGTAAAACTTGTAAGTTTTGTCCCGATAAAATTAACTCTGTTACGGTATAATCTATAGTCATTTATTATTTGTTTGTTTGATAAAAAATACATAATATATGTATCAATTTTCTTCGATTGTTTTATTTCAGTAGTGGACAACATTCTTTTTCCATTCGTTTGATTTCATTGTATTGTTCAATTGTTTTTACAATAGAAAGTTCAAATCCATATAGTTCCTTACATGTTGTATAAATTGGATTGTTGTTAAACAATAATCTTTTTAACGTGGAAGGAAGATTATTTAGAGAAGTAAGCTGATTGTTTTGACAACATAATTCTTGTAAATTTGGAGGAAGATTGTCAAGAGAAGTGAGTTGATTGTTTGAACACCATAATGTTTGTAGATTGGGAGGAAGATTGTCCAGAGTTGTCAGTTGATTATGAGAACACAATAATGTTTGTAAATTGGGAGGAAGATTGTCAAGAGAAGTACCAAAGGCGGACTCTGTTTTCGTCAGTCGTTGCACTCCCTCCTCAACCAGAGTCCATTGGTCGTTATCACTCCCTCGAAAATCCGCTCCGCCGATCCTTGTGAGTTGATTATCCCAACAATATAATTCTTGTAAAGTGGGAGGAAGATTGTCAAGAGAAGTCAATTGATTATTGAAACAACATAATATTTGTAGATTTGTGTACAAAGATAAATCCGGTAAAACTTGTAAGTTTTGTTCCGATAAATCCAATTTGGTTACAGTATAATCAGTCATTTTATTAGTTTATTATATTTGTGTTAAAATCAATTTTATCTGGTTGTTGAGGTATTAGTGGTGGTTGTTGTTGAGGTTGTTGTTGAGGTATTGTGGTGGTTGTTGTTGAGGTATTGGTGGTGGTTGTTGTTGAGGTATTGGTGGTGGTTGTTGTTGAGGTATTGGTGGTGGTTGTTGTTGAGGTATTGGTGGTGGTTGTTGTTGAGGTTGTGATGATTGGTTCGTGGATGCTTTATAAATAATAAATCCACATACTGTCATTAATCCTATTAAAAAGAACGTAAATATGGGTTTTAAATTTCCCCCTCCCGAATAACTGGACGAGCTCCATAATTGAATAAAATACATAAAAAATACCATAAAATACGAAATCCAAATGATGTTCCCAATCACCAATTTATTTATCATTTGAAATATTTTTTTAATTCCAGTTATGAATCCGTGGTCATTGGCATCATCCATGTCGTGGGTAGATTCGTATTCTTTATCTTTATCAATAATAAAAATTAAATCCCATACTTTACCAAATCCTTCATATATTCCAATTCCGAAAAAAGAAAAAAATAAAAATACGGCAACTATCGCATAAAATGCCACTTTCAAAAGCAATAAAGGCACTATCAAAAATATTGAAAACCATACCACTTTTGCCACCAAACTAAATATGGCTGTCGGTGGGTCTCTCGCCAAACTACCACATACCCATTTTAACCATAAAATCACGATAATGGCGGATATTATATTTGTGAAAGCACCGCTATTTACGGTTCCCTCCACGCCCCCCACAAAAAGAAAAATAATAATAAAAAGAAGAACTATCGAAAGAATTCCGTGAAACGGAAAAAATACAATATCGCCAAATAAATTGGATTTTACGGGATTGATGTTAAACACGATTTGAATCAGATAGTCGAGAGGATAAAACATAATAAACCAATTGTCGTTGGACGAATCATCCAAATCAATTCCGAACCAACCTTTGGCTTTATTTACAATACTAAATGGCTCAACTTTCGTATATTTGTAAAAAAGAAGATAATACCAATTATAATAGGACCACACACATACCGGAAGAATTAAAATCGTAATAAAAAAAGAATGCAGGTAGGCGCAATATGCATTGTGTTCGGCGTTCGACAATCCGGGGTCAAATCCGTCTACAATTACATCGCAAAATTTATCTATTCCGAGAGAAAGACCGGAAGCACTGGTTTGAAACATATTCGCAAAGGATGTTTTTATAGTATTCCACGTAATTGTTACATTGCCGGAATTACCCTCAAAATTTTCTTGGTTGTCAGGTGAGATATTGTCTAATGGTTCTTGTTCTTGTTCGTGTATTTCATATTCGGGTTGTTCGTTAAACAATCTACTATAGGTAGGTTCAGGCACGGGAAGTTGAGAATCGGCTACACGAGATTCGGTTCCGGGTCTAGGAATGGTCGTTAATGGCGGAGTTACAAATGACGGATTTGTTGTAATAGAGGGATGATGGTTATATGTTCGTTTTTGTTTTGGATTTTTATTTTTCCATGTTGTATTCATTTATATTTGCATATAAATTATTTGCAAATATAAATTATCTTGGAACTATACAGTTCGAGTAATGGCGCGTAATGCGTTTAAAATAATGGTATCCATTGGACTTGGATTTCGGTGAATTATTTCAGCTCTACAAACGGGACACGTATTATGTCTTTCCATATGTCGATGAATTTCGGATTGTTTAAAATAATGTTCGCATCGTAATTTACATACCATTTCCCCCTCTACAAAATCTTCATGTGAAATAGGGCAAATTAATTCCGGCATAGTATTGTAAAATGGAACTACAATTGTATTATCTATAATTTCTTGTGGAGTTAGTCCCGTATCCGATTGTATTATTTCCGAATCAAATACAATATTGTGTGTAGAAGCTAAAGCAGAAGCAGAAGCTTGTTCTTGTTCTTCTGCAAAAATTTGCTGAGATAATGACATATACTGCATAATGGTAGATTCACTATACTCCTGTTCAATTAATAGAGCAATGGTTTTATTCACATCATACATAATATTTTGTTGGTCAAGTCGTTGATTTAATTGTCTAAATCTTGTAAATGTAGGCGGGAGTGCAGTCATTGTATGAATTGTATCTTTGTTTTTATTATGTTTTTTGTATTAGACAGACCGTACTGTTTCATTAACTGACCATTCCATTAACTGACCATTCCATTAACCGACTGTTCCATTAATCGACTGTTCCATTAACCGACAGCCCCAAGATGTTTTCGAACATTTAAGTGATGCAACAATAAGAAAAAATTCACTAAAACAATGCATATTAAAAGAACATTATAAATACACAATAGCCAAATATAAATATATATTTCGTTGTACATGACGGTTCCAATTGGATACAATATATTTTTTTGAATATCTTCATCTTTAATAAAATCTGATAAATTCATCCATACACTCGCATGCGCTAATTATGTCTATCTGATAACGCATCTACATATAATGAGTAAAATATATGATATTTGCGATGTGCGATTGGACGATATTGTGTTCCATAAACCTATTTCAATAAATGGCTCTTCCATTATACGAATTACCCAACAAAAAAATGACCCTCTATACATCCAATTTCCGACATGTAAAACCCGCGCGGGAATCGTAAAAACAGGAAAGAAATATTATTGCGACCTTCTCTTTAATAATTTCGATGATGAATTTATCGACTGGATTCAGCAGTTTGAACAGCATTGTTATCGTTCTTTATTTAAAAACAAAGAGTGGTTCACCTCTCTGGAGGAAATGACAGTGGATATAACGATGGATGATATTGAGAATTTTTTTTCGCCGTCTTTAAAAATAGTTAAATCTGGTAAAACCTATGTTCTTCGAGCAAATATTCCGGAGGATTTAGGAATTTTCGACGAATCCGAAATGAAACGGTCATTTGAGGATGTGGCAGACGAAGATATTATTACCATTATGGAGTTTCAGGGAATCAAGTGTTCCGCCAAAAATTTTCAGATTGAAATGACGATTCGGCAAATTCTTTTAACTAAAACCAAACACACGCCTTTATTTGATACATGTCGTATAAAAACGCAAAAACAAGTAGAAAAAAAAGAATCAAACCAATCAGAAGAAATACAATCAGAAGAAAAAAAGGAATCACGATTAGAAGAAAATCAAGTGCCTGATACAAACAAAATCGACGACGACAATACAAACAAAATCGACGACGACAATACAAACAAAATCGACGACAATACAAACAAAAACAAAATAGTTGATGATAAACTTTATGAAGTTTTAGACGAAATTACTACGTCTTTCGACGATAAAGAGGAATCAATTGTTTTAAAACCGAGAAATGATATTTATTATAAAATGTATCGAGACGCAAGAACAAAAGCGAAAATAGCAAAACAAATAGCACTTACGGCATATATAGAGGCAAAACGGATAAAAAATGAATATATGCTGACAGAATTAGATGATAGTGATAATGACAGTGATGTAGAATAAATTGTTATGTTGTCCTGAATTTTATATAGACAACTTATATACAGATTATGTTCAAAGATTTAACATCAGGTTTTAAGAAATTTTTTACGGGTCAGCGAGTTTTAGTATTTATCGCATTACTTATTTTAGCATATGCTATTTATTCGTATATTGGTGAAAAATCATTTACCTTAGATAAAATGGAGACAGGAACAGGTTCAATTCCGGTTCAAAGTGGCGGAAATGCACCGGTGCAACAGCCAAGTGAATTATATGCCCAGTCGCAAAACGTAATCCAGTCTGGCGCAAATTCGCCATATACTCCGTTAAAAACAGTATCAAACCCATCCGACCTTTTACCGCAAGACCAGAATAGTAAATGGGGAACATTGAATCCTACATTAAACCCCAATGATGTTATTATTCCGGATTTATTGGAAGCGGGGTATCATATTGGTTTAGATACTATTGGGCAGACGTTGCGAAATGCAAATCAGCAGGAACGTTCGGACCCTATTATCCCGAAACAAAATGCATGGGGAATTTATATGTCAACCATTGAACCAGATTTAGGTAGAACTCCGTTGGAATTGGGACAGGGGTGTAAGTAAATAATACCGTTATATAATAAGAATGTTTGCAGTAACAAAATATATAAATGTTCCGTTATTTGTTATAAGTTTTGCAGTAGGCATTTTTTGCGTATACATGTATAGTTCAGATATGCGTAAAATATATATATATCCAACTCCAGAAAATGTGGATATTTTGCAGTATAGGGATAAAACGGGCACATGTTTTAAATATGAACAAACCGAAACATCATGTCCGTCGGATGAGTCGAAGATAACCTCTATTCCAATGCAAGGATAACCAACAATAACAAAATAACTACAAAACAAAATAACTACAAAAAACAAAATAAATTTGTCTCTCTCGATAATAGAGAAACAAATGAATATACGACGTTTATTAACAACTCCTTTAGGTCGAAGTTTAATTTCGATTCTTCTTGGAATTGGGTTAGCGTGTTTGTTTCAAAAAGCATGTAGTGACCGAAGCTGTATTGATTTTAGTGGTCCGGTTATTTCCGACATTCATGAAAAAATATACAAACAAGACGAAAAATGTTACAAATATAAATCCGTAGTTACAAAATGTAATGACAATAAGAAAATTATCGATGTATCTGACCCCATTCCGGTAGATTAGAGGTTGCGAGTCATATTATTTATTTTAACATCGGACAACATTCTTTTTCCAAACGTTTGATTTCATTGTATTGTTCAATTGTTTTTGTAGAAAGTTTAAATCCATATAGTTCCTTGCATGTTTCATAAATTGGATTTTCGATACAATATAATATTTGTAGATTGGGAGGAATATTGTCCAGAGAAATAAGTTGATTATTGTGACAATATAATATTTGTAGATTGGGAGGAAGATTGTCCAGAGAAATAAGTTGATTATTGTGACAATATAATATTTGTAGATTGGGAGGAAGATTGTCCAGAGAAATAAGTTGATTGTTGTAACAATATAATTCTCGCAAATTGAGCGGAAGATTGTTTAGAGACGTACCAAAGGCGGACTCTGTTTTCGTCAGTCGTTGCGCTCCCTCCTCAACCAGAGTCCATCGGTCGTTATCACTCCCTCGAAAATCCGCTCCGCCGAGCCTTGTGATTTGATTACATTGACATTGTAATTCTTGTAGATTCGGAGGAAGATTTTCGAGAGACATTAATTTATTATTTTCACAATCTAATTTTTGTATAGTGGGAGGAAGATTGTTAAGAGAAGTCAGTAGATTATTATGACAATATAATATTTGTAAAGTTGAAGGAAGATTGTTTAGAGATGTGAGTTTATTATTTCCACAATATAATTCTTGTAAATTGGGAGGAAGATGGTCAAGAGAAGTTAGTTGATTACTTTGACATTGTAATTCTTGTAAAGTGGGAGGAAGATTGTTTAGTGAAGTCAATTTATTATTTTTACATTGTAATGACCGTAGATTTGTGTATAGAGATAAATTCGGTAAAACAGTTAAGTTTTGTCCTGATAAATCCAGTAGGGTTACGGTATAATCAGTCATTTTATTCGTGTTTTGTTTAAAAATAATATCAATTTTATACACAATGAACGATGTTCTCTTTGCCGATTCCTTTTTATTCAATTCTCGGACTTATATTAAATAAAATTTACTTTGGTGTTGATGCATTCTTGTCCGAGTGGTCTAAGGTGCCGGGCTTAAGTCTCGGTGTTATTAAAACGCGTGGGTTCGAACCCCACAGAATGTATTTTTACCTAAGCTGTTCTTCATTTGGCAATAAAATTGAAAATCTTTTTTTAGTTTATTTTTGTAAACTAAACAAACGAATAAAATGACCGATTATACTGTAAACGAATTGAATTTGTCGAATCTGAATTTGACAGTTTTACCGGATTTATCTTTATACACAAATCTACGAATATTACATTGTAATAATAATCAACTCACAAGTCTCGACATTCTTCCTCCCGATTTACGAGAATTATATTGTTACCATAATCTACTGACTTCTCTTGACAATCTTCCGCTCAATTTGCGAGAATTATATTGTGGAGGTAATCAAATCACAAGGCTCGGCGGAGCGGATTTTCGAGGGAGTGATAACGACCGATGGACTCTGGTTGAGGAGGGAGCGCAACGACTGACGAAAACAGAGTCCGCCTTTGGTACGTCTCTAAACAATCTTCCTTATACTTTACAAACATTACATTGTCGAAATAACCAACTGACGTCACTCGATAATCTTCCTCCTACTTTACAAGAATTAAATTGCGAACAGAATTATTTGGCTTCTCTTGACAATCTTCCTCCAACTTTACAAACATTAAATGACAAACCACACACAGGCGGAGGGTGTAAATTTACCAAAAACGAAATGATTGAAAATGAAAGGAAACAAGTTGAAAATTTGGAAAAAGAATGTTGTCCTCTACTGAAATAAAAGGAACTATGCAAGGCTCGGTGCCGTGTGATTACAAACGGATGTATCTCCCAATTTACCACATCGACATGTTTTTGGGAGGTTGCACATGGGTTCTTTAAAAAATCGTAGAAATTGTGCAATTCCTCCCACATTATCAATATTAATATGGTTCATATATTGTTTATTCATACAAATCGGGTCTCTTGTAATAATATCGAAATCCAATACACAAAGAGTGCATGTTTTATTACTGATAATAGATGTAATATGAAATACCCAATTGTTTGAAAATACGTGACCGTCTAATTGAATATCTGTTTTTTCAACCGAAATACGATACTCGTTCTGATTACCTGCGAGCACGTTCATGATAGTTTCCTGATCACTAAATGACCCGTATTTTTTTGACATCATACGCACCAACATATCTTCCATAAATGCAATAGCGGAACTTGTCGATTTTAAAGCGTAAAACCCCGAACAAATTCCGAATCCTATTTTTCGGCTACATTCGGAAGGAAATGCTTTGTTGCCACCGATTTCAGTAGAAAAAAGTATATCATATGGTAAGTGGATTAATGAAGATATATCTTTTTCAATAATAATATCCATATCACAATGCGCAATTGGAATCATATGTTTTTTTATTAGTTGTAAATTATGTTGAAGACGTAATGGGTCCCACCACGCATAGGATGTAGGAGAAAATGGCACACGTGATGAAGATTCTTTATATATCGATATATGTGATGTTGGACATGTATTTCGTACACGAGAAGCCCATATTGGTTCAATTTGTGTATATTTTCCAAAACAAATGGTTGAAATAATATAAGACATTATTTGTATTGTTATTAAGTGTTGTTTATATATAAATAATGGATAATAAACATATATTTGAATATATTGCGGGAGTTCTCGGATTGTACCATTTTTTAAAACCATTAGAACCCAAAGAAGAACAACCGGAAGAACAAGAAGAAGAACAAAAAGAACCAGAAGAAGAAGAAGAAGAAGAACCAGAAGAACAAAAAGAACAAAAAGAACAATCGGAAGAAGAAGAACAATCGGAAGAAGAAGAACAATCGGAAGAAGAAGAACAATCGGAAGAAGAAGAACCAGAAGAATCAGAAGAAGAAGAAGAAAAAGAACAAAAAAAAGAACCAGAATTAAAAATAAAAACACAAAAACCTCTACAAAATAACGAAATACCACCAAAACCTCCTATTTTGTTTCCAACCGTGCAAGTATCACTGGACCGTCAAGAAAATACATATCGTCCATTTATGGCAACCAAAGATATACCATCTATTACAGTTCATAATACAATCGAACATACGCCATATCCAAATATAGATAGCACGTTAGCAAGTATAAAGGATGACCCATTTAAAAAAGACCCGCGTTATAAACACACAACCATAAACACAAATATAAATGAAGGACAACAAGGCAAAGAACAAAACAAAGAACAAACAAATATGTATATTCAGATGGATGCATTACAACAAAAACATACATATAAAACTCCGTTTCAAAATACAAAAGAACTTTCTTTATCATCGCAGCCATCAGTAAATGTAATTACAAATATTCAAGATGAAAATAAAACATCCGTCGATGGAATTATTGCGAGTGTTCATGATGACCCATACATAAATAAAAAACGTATTACTATATAAATAAAAAAATATATTTATTGTAATGAACTCGGTTACAATAGATAATAAAAAATATGATTTTAATCCGAATAAATTGAAGGATATACATATAATTGAAAAGAACATGGAAAATGATATATTTTCAAAATATTCGGCAACTGCCGTGTATGAAGGAGAATTAATTGTGTGTAATGATATAACCTCTCTGCCTACCTATGACAATAAAATATATCGAGAGACATACGAAGAATATATGGAGGAAATGAAAAAGACCGCCGAAGAACAAGAAACCGAAGAACAAGAAACCAAAGAAAGAAAGGATACATGGATTTATAATATTATCGATAAAATCGCCGAACAAGACCAAATATTATTTTCGAATGATGATATTATTATTATTCCTACCTATTTATGGAATAAAGAAACGGGAAATATTAAAAATTTACATATATTAGGAATACCAACCGACAAATCATTACGAACTATTCGGTCATTAACCGGCAAAGACGTTCCATTATTAAAACATATACGAGAGGAAGGACTTCGTGTATGCAAAAATGTATTTGACGTGGATGAGACATATATTAAAATGTATTTTCATTATTTACCATCAACTTTTCACTTACATGTGCATTTTGAACATGTAAATTCACAATATTCAAAATCCTCTATTGAATACGCATATGAACTGGATTCGGTTATTTTTAATTTGGAATTATGTTCGGACTATTATCAAAAAGTAGTTCTTAACAAAAGGTCCAAAGTATAACTATAGCAAGGTAGATAATAAAAACCCCGTATATTCTTCCAATCCAGTATGATTTAATCGTATCGATATATCTGCCCAAATATCACCTCCCATATTTTTCCATCGATTGCAAAACAGCCAATCCTCTGATAAATAATGACCCTCCTCTACACCACAGTCAAACAACGCATACGCATATTCATTTTCCGCTTCCGTTAAAAATCCAACATCGTCTCTGTATTTTGTTGATGGAAATGCCTTATACATGGTTTCCAATACGTGTCGTTGAATCATCATAAAACCAGTAGCCAAATGTTTTACTTGTGTTACATTATTTTCAATCGTTAGTTTGGGACCCAATAAATTTAAATTATAATTCACTAATTGATGCCGGATGTACTCTTCGTCACTAATAATATGATTCAGTTCTCCTCCACGTTTTTTCGTCAACATGGACGAAACTGGATTTATTAACAGTTTATTCCAATTATAATGTTTCAACGGATATATTCCGCCGATAATAGGTTTGTCATCCGCCATTAGTTTTAATACATCCATTGGATTCCATGTAATATCACTATCAATAAACATAATATGTGTTGAGCTCGTATTCGACATAGCTTTCGCAATTAAATTGTTTCGTGCGCGACTTACGAGACTATCATTTTTACAAAATTCAATAGAAAAAGGCACTTCATATTTGCGCATTATATCTACGGTTTGTATAAGAGAATGCACATAGGATACCAAACATGTTCCCCCGTAACATGGAGTTAAAAGAACAATGCTCGGTCGGTTCTTTTGAATATATTGACGTATTTTATCGTCGGTTTGTAGTTTTTGAGATGTCTGTGGTTTTTGAGATGTCTGTGTTTTTCGATATAATAAAGAATCTTCAATACTGTGTTCGGACATTTATATGTTGCATATTATTTTTTTATGCCATTTTACTGACAAAGTTACTGACAAAGTTACTGACAAAGATAATAATATGTCAATAAATAATATAATGGAGTTTATCAAAAAATGTATAAGTAAAATTGGTTTATCTGGATTGTCGACCATAGAACTGTCCGTTTTAGCCATTTTTGCCCTTTTTATCGTATTGCCATTTCATATTTCACAAAATATTGCCTTTTACATTGATTCGCCTTTTTCTGTAGTAGCAATGTTTGCTGTAACTGTTTATCTTTTTTTCAATACACACCCCATTTTAGGAGTATTATTTATTATTGTATCCTATGAACTATTGCGTCGTTCCGCTCAAGAAACCGACCGCGTTCCAATAATAGAGTATGTTCCATCACAAAACGTAAAAGATGCAGAAATGATAATGATGAATCCTCCCAAAATGGTTACACTCGAAGAAGAAATGGTCGCATTACGTTCTCCGGTAGATATATCGCGCCCTGTATTTTACGAACCTTCAACATTTAAACCCGTGTATGACAAGGTTGTTGGAGCATCTTCCATCTAATTGCTTTTTTAACCATCTCTCTTTATTTCACTACTCGTTCGTTTTTTTACCTCGTTGTTTTTTACCTCACACAGAAATAAAATTGAAACAAATTATGTATATAATTTATGCACATAATTAAATGGCATCCTCGAAACCCAATGGCTTATTTTTATATCAACAAAAACAATTAAATAGAAAAACTGTCGCCTCTCAAAAACAAACTATTGTTCCTCAAAAACAAACTATTGTTCCTCAAAAACAAACTTTCACATCTCAAAAACAAACTATTACACCGACCGTCCTAACCGATGAATACAAAACCCGTATTCAAGAAAACTCCTTTTTGGGAAAAAATGGATACGGAATTGCAACATCGGT